ATGCATCAAAGTTCATTCCGGGGTTTCCTGCATTGGAGCCGTTACCCTTAACAACAAAGTCGACATTGTTGGCTCCATCATTAATAGTAACTTCATGAGGAGCAGAGCCTTTTTTCTCAAGAGTAACTAATGCTAGATTACCTGCTTTAAAAACTATTTTATCATCAGTGAGACTAACGAGCGTGTCGGTATCTCCATTATGATAAATGTATTGATCAACACCAATGTCTCCAGCAACGTGCATTGTATAAGCCGGAGAATCTGTTGCAATGCCGACCCGGTTGTTGCCCGAGTCCACAAAAAGCATGTGGGTTTGACCGTCCGATTCAATACGGAAGTCCACGTCTTTACTATCTTCGTTAAAGGTGGCAGAGCCGGTGACTGCTAAGGATCCGGATATTTCGGCTCCGCTTCCATATCTTGATCCTGCCATTAGTTATCCTCCGTTGCCATTTTGTTTAATTCCTTTCTCTTCAAAATAAAAGAAGAAATAGGGGAAAGACTTTTGGCGTCGGTCGATCCAATGTAATTAGAGTAATCTCCCCAATTATCTATGGAATGATACCATGGGCAAAGTATTTTTTTTCGGCCCTCTAACTCTAAAAAACAAAACAGTTCATTTAATCTTATCTTTTGGACGCCCTTGCCTGTGGTTTTATATTTCTCTTTAAAGTTATCCCGAAGCATAAAAAAATCATCAGCATCAAAAGTAAATCCCATATAGTGACCATTCGTGATATCTTCTCCCCCAAAGGAGAGAAAAACTTTGTCATCATTAGAGATAACTTTTCGATGTTCTCTCAAAATGTCGGGGGGATAAACTCCCCACGGGAAGGACACGTAATACTTATCGGGCACCACCCAGCGACTAACTTTCTTGCTTACGAAGTAAGCCGAATTGGCTCCATGAAGAACACTCCAAGCGATAGAATCTCTTTTGAATCGATCCTTCGGGTGAATTGAAACATAAAATATGGGAATTTGTTTCTGAAAATCTTTAGGGTGTTTTTTATAACTGCTCGTGGCAAAAACCGGATCCAAAATATAATCTCCCACTCGGCTTTTCACCAAGGGCTGAGTATCTTCATTACACACCACCCATATAGTTTCACAGCCAGCATAAGCACATTCTAAGATACTTCGTTCCACTGCCAGATAATCTTTCCCAATGGGCATGAGGCAATCATTCCATGGAAAATTAAAATCCATGGGCTGACCGGCAATGGGAACTATTCCGGCCAAGTGGAAAGAGTTTTTATTATTTTCTCCCAGTTCCATCTATCATCTTAAAGAGTTTATATTGATAAGATTCTTTGTCAACCTTATTGTTCATAATAACCCCGAGAGCGTCCACATTATAAAATTCCACTCCCTCCACAGCAGGATATAAATGCATATCCCTTCTCCACATCTTCCGATAAGCTGATTCTAACTTAATGGGGCCGTATCTCCACTGCTCGGGATTAGAGGGGTCTTTCCCATTTTTTGGTCCCTGGATTCCACTCTTCTTCATCATCTCCTGTATTTTAAATTTGGCCATGGTGTCCGAAAAATCAAACGACATCATTTGGGACAACGTAAGATAAGAGATGGCTGCCAATGAGTTTGGTCGACCGGTGCTTGTAAGGGAGAGAAAGTGAATCTCGTTAATAAACTTGTCCGTCCCCTTAATATTCGGAACTGAATGGGGTCCACAAGATCTCACTCGGAACCAATCAACTACATAAAAATCTTCCAGACGTTGGATAGGGACCGGGAGGCCCTGTAAGTCTTCGTCCTCAAAAACAGTTAGTTTGTCATAAGTGAACGTAATAAGACCTGCCTTATAAGTAACCACCTTTAGCTCTTTGTTTTTTGTGTCGACTCGAAGACTTAATGTGTATTCATTGCTAATAACTAATCCAGCCCCCTGAAGAGAAAATACAATTCTAGTCCATATCTCCTGTTGGGTTTTATTAAAATCAAAGAGGCCCTCTAGTTTGTCGGTGTATTTGAGATTGTATCGAGAATCAAATACTTCAAATAATTCCGGCTTACGAGTTTTCTTAAAGATCATTGGGATTGAATTAAAAAAAGAATACATGACCGCTGAAAGGCTGGACCCGACTACGATCTCTTTATGGTGGGTGGGGGTCTTACTCATAACACCCTGGAACGTACTCTGATTCTTTCCACTCTCGTTCTACAATTTTTATTTCTCGGTGGAGTCTTCGTGATAATTTCATAACCCTCGAGGCATATCGATGACCCTTATGTTTTGCCCTTCCTGGGCGACAACGTGAGGGGCCGGCGTTATAAGAACATAAACTCCTTCGGTAATTTCGGCGGTATTTTTTAACGTAGTATGCCAGTATGGCTGTCCCTCGACGGATGCTGGTTTCGGGGTTGAACAGCTGTTTACAGGTCAACTTTTTTCCGAACCTTCCACGAAAACCTCCTGAATATTTGGGCAGCACCTGTGTTAAACCACAGGCGTTTGATCGACTACGGGCGCCTGGGGTCCAACGACTTTCAACATGGATGAGGGCGGTTAAAACAAGGGGATCTACAGACTCTTGTTCAGCCACATCCACTAGAAGTTCCATGTGTTCACACGCCATATCAGCATTGGGCATTCCCAACGAGACCACAGCGGCACATATAAGTTCTGGCAGTGTCATATTATCGGCTCGTTAATATCCCCAGCACATAATTTTCTAAAATCAGAAAGTTTGTTTCTTCATGAACTTCAATTTTATTGAGCATGTGGGTCTCGACGAGGGCCACATCTCCTCGGGAAACATTGACCGAACAGTCTGGGGAGATATCTCTTATTCTTACATATGAATGCTCCTCGACAATTGGCTTGTAATCGTCGGGAAGCAAGATAGATGGCTTATCTTCTTTCTCTGGTTTTTCTATTTTCTCCACCAACAAGTGGCGGTTCCGGGGACTAAATTTCATAATAACTCCTTTTTGATGTTTAGATATATTAGCTCTTTTATCGGCTTCTGTTAAGTTTTTTATCCACACTTTGAATAGCCACACTTGGTGCAGATCACACAGCCATCTTGATAAATGAGGCCATGGTCGGCGTCACAACTTGGGCATGCCTTGTCGGAGTGGGCTCGCTCTCCGTTCTTAATATAATTTTTGAGGATTCTTCCCACACACCGAGCAAAACTAAACATGTCACTGTCTTTATCTTTTTGAAGTTGTTCCACCAAGAAAGATGGTCTAGCTCCATGACGGAGGCCGAGAGAAATCATTCGAGTGAAGGCCGAATTGTTGGGGTTGTCGAAAACTTTAACAACATCTTTCACCACAACCTCGTCGCCGTTTTCTCCGAACGTAAGGTCATAACGATTTTCTTTGGTTTTAAAAGCTTGCTTTCTAAGCTTTCCCTGTGTGTATCTCTTGGGAATCTCGATCAGGTTGGATAATCCTCCCATAACTTCATACGGTTTATCTTCATAAATTCCCACAAGAATTGTCCACCTTTCTCCTTTAATGGTTGTGTGGTGGATATCACACTCCAAGTCTCCTGGACGGCCAGGGGCTCCATTTTGGGGAAATTTTTCGGTCGTGGTGCTTGTTTCATTTGACACTAACACACCTGATCGGGAGCCGTCCACATAAACCGTAATTCCTTTGAGGCCCCTCTTCCAGCCAAGTCTATAAAGATCTGACACCACCGAAGACGGAGTGCCTTTAGGAAGGTTAATAGTGGAGCTAATGGAGTGGTCAATGTTCTGCTGAATAGCTGCTTGAATTGCCACTCTTCGAGTCCAGTCAATCTGATCACTAGTGACGAAAAAGTCGGGGACCGTCGTGGCCCCCAGATGAGTATCTTTCCACTCTTGAACATTGTGATGGAAAACGTTATACTCTAGCCACTTATCCCCCAGGTCGTCCACAAAATCGGGTTCAACGTTCGTCTCATTGTGAGATAATTTTCTTCTTCTCTTATAACTGTTTCGGAAGACTGGCTCCAGGCCTGAACTAGTTTGAGACAAGATGGAAACACTTCCGGTTGGCGCGTTGGTGAGAATAGATATGTTTCTTCTTCCATACTCTTTGATCAGTTTTTTAATTGTTGTCGGCAATCTTTTGATGAAGGCGTTATTCTTTTCTTTTTCCCAGTCAAAAGCAAGGAAAGCTCCCCGTTCTTTGGCGAGGTTAACGCTCTCAGTATACGCTGAGTTTCGAAGGGTGGAGTAGATCTTATCGACCACCTGTTCGGCCTCTTCGCTGTCATATTTCGCCCCTAAGCAAGCAAGAGCGTCAGCCAGACCGTGAGTTCCAAGACCAGTCCTTCGACCGTTCCGACAGGCGTTTAAAAGGTTTGTCCACATCTCTTTCTCGCCTGGGGTGTCACAGACGTTTATAATGTTCTCCAGCTTCTCAACTTCAAGCTCCACCAAATCATCAGATAGTCTCATGGCGACACTAGCAATGTTTGTAAAGTGTTCAAAATCGAACTCGGCCTCTGGAGTGAACTTGTTTTTCACAAAGTTCTTCAAGTTAATCGATATCAGCCGGCAACTGTCATAAGCTGAAAGGGGGATCTCGCCACAAGGATTAGTGGTGATTGTCTTAAAACCAACATCAGCATAATTGTGTGCTGGGAGGTTGTTGATAATGTTGTCCCACATCATCAGTCCTGGTTCCGCCGTTTCTGTGGCCGACTCAACAATCTGACTCCAGAGTTCCTCGGCTTCGATTTCCTCCGTGTAAGTGGGCGAGTCAGCATCAACTGGAAACTGAAGGGTGAACTTTTCTTTTGCTTCCACCGCTTCCATAAAACTGTCGCTAATTTTTACCGATACATTGGCTCCGGTCACCTTGGCCAAGTCATGCTTCATGGTCACAAACTTCTGGATGTCGGGGTGTCGAACATCCATGGTGATCATTAAGGCTCCTCGACGTCCATTCTGCCCGATCATTCGACACACATAAGAATAAAAGTCAGCAAAGGACCAGGCCCCGGTGGTTGTTCCGGCTGAATTATTAACGAAAGCTCCCTCTGGCCGTAACTCTGAAATGTCCAGGCCGACGCCACACCGTCGTTTAAAGAGGTTGGCTAACTCTTTCCCGCTGTTCATAATGGAAGAGATATTATCTTGAGGGGAATCGACAACGACACAGTTCGACAAAGAAAGATTAACTTCGTTGTTTCCAATGCCCATCATCGGTGACCCCTGGGGGACAATGTATTTAAAGCCCTTGAGGACTTCGTATATGGATTCTTCCGAGAGTGCTCTAGGGCCGTCGAACTTCTGTTCTATTCGAGCGAATTCCGAAGCAAGACGGTGGTGCATATCATCGGGAGTGCTCTCCAGGAGCTTCCCCTTCTTGCTTTTAAGGGCGTATTTCGTAATCCAAACGTTTGCAGCGAGTTCGTCTCCTCCAAAATAATCTAGTGTTTCTTTTTCAATTTTCTTGTTGTCAGCCATTTTTTGCTCCTTTTGTTGTGTATTTTTTATATTTCTCCGATAACTCTTGTTTATAATCTTTTGCCGACATCGGCACACCAGCCTCGGGCATCTCATCTAGATGTCGATGGACATCGATGTGGACATTGCTGGTTCTCATCGTGATCGGATATACTATCCCATCAGGGCCATTTCGATTCTTGGCCACAAAAATTCTTCCCGAATCTGTTCGTTTGTCTTCGATGGTTCTGGAGATTGTGAAGATAAAGTCTGCCACAAAACATTTATTAAATGCCTCGGAAATCGATTCCATTGTTACAACTTCAGCGTTCAATCCAGACCTATTAGTTTGGGAGGCTGTCCACACGGGACACCCATACTCCTGGGCAATTGCTCGGAGATCCTCATAAATAGTCTCCAAGTCGTGTCGTTTCTCTTTGGTGGCGACGGATGGTTTGAGCAAATCACCGTAATCCACGATAATCATTGAAGGTTTTATATCTCTTTGATATAATTTTTCTAAATGAGTTCGAATTGTGTTGGGACTCGCTGATTTCGTGGGGTAGTCTTTGATGATCAATTTTCCCTCAATGTCTCGAATGTTTTCATAGACGTCCTCCTTGAACTTAGTGATCTCTGAAAGCGGAATTTTGGTGATACAACTGTCATACCGGGTGGCTATTGTTGTGCTCGCTAGCTCCAAGGTATAGTGTATCACAGTTCGGCCCTGAAGTAAAGCCTGGACTCCTAAATGAACCAGCGCCATTGATTTTCCTGAGCCGGTGGGGGCGATAACAACTCCCAACTCGCTTTTCCCCAGTCCTCCTCGACATATCTCATCAATATATTCCCAGCCAGTCGTAATGGGATTTCTAGTTTTTAGCTTAAATCTCTCCTCAAAGTCCTCGATGTAATCATAACCAAAATTATTGTCGGAGCCCAGCTTAAGAGCGTCGTTGACTATCTTTGAGATCTCATCAAAAGAAGCGTTCTGAATCAACTTGGCGCTTTTAATCATTGCCTCTTTGAGTTTTTGTTTTCGACAGAAGTCAAGAGCCGTGTGTTTAATGTAATCCTCATCGGCGGGGTTCTCGTCCGAACTCATCACCCGAACAAAGAAATCCCTGGTTGTCTTTTGTGTCGCCCCGTCTTCATCGTCAAGCTCTGCTCGGAGAATAGAGATCATAGCATCGCTGGATGGGTGTATCTTATATTGAACTTTGTATTCTAGAATCTTCTTGACAAAGACCCGAAGATGTCGAAGCTCCAGAAAATTAATGTCCAACACTTCCATGATCTGATCACAGAAAGTCCTGTCTTTAAGAATTAACTCACATAATTTCTCTTGGAAGTTTTTTCCAAATTTTGCAAAACTGGCGTTATTCAGTTCCATGTCTACCAGCACTGAATGTCGGTGTTCTCCCACCAACAACCATAAGGATCTTCATAAAGACACCATGTCTCTTCACACATCCAGCCTGAATAATCTAGATATTCCCAAACACAACAGGTGTCGGGATAACAGTAAGTAGGGCTGCCCTTAGACCAATACAGGTCCATCTCATTTCCACAAATTGGCTCGGGCGTTGGGGGTCCTGCTGAACCAGGAAAGGTGGTGTCCACTAAACATCCCCCCAATAAAAGCGCTGTAATCGTCAGCAAAGATCGTATCATATTAACTCCTTAAAATAGTACGCCTTCTGGGAGTTGAACCCAGGACTACTCGCTTATAAGACGAGCGCTCTTACCACTGAGCTAAAGGCGTGTTGTGTTTATATTAACAAAAAAATTATGAATTGTCAAGGTCTGATTTATTTTTTCTGACAAATATAAAATTCTTGCCCTTATGCTCGTTAGCCTTACATAGCGCTTCAATAAAAGAGTTCGGTGCTTCGACCTCCAAAATATCTTTCTGACCTTCTTCTTTGAAAACAAAGGTCGTCCCTCTAACTCTGGACCAGAAGTCAGAGTCATTGGGAATCTTCTCCAGGGTTGACCAGGGTCCACCGTATTCCACAGCATTTCCGTTGCCGTCGTAAGCATTAATATGCATTCGGTTAGTCTTCGCTCCTGGTTCTCCAAAAATAAAAGCGTCTTGCTCATAAAGTTCGGAAAGATCCTTTCCCAGTTCGAAGAGTTCTTTTCTCTCGCCCTCATCTGATTCGCCTCGTGGTTCGTCATAAACGATCACTGACTTTTCTATTACTCTAACGGGCTCTCCATCCTCGCCCTTCTCAACCCAAGACCCCTCCAGATCAGCGAAAGGATATCCGCTTGTCTTGATGGCTTGTTTCAGGTTTTTGTTTCTCTTGTTGTTTTGGTTTCTGGAATGTTCGTGCCTATCGCCAGAGATCACAACAAATGGAACCTTCATATCCTCGATTTTTTTGAGGATTCTACTGTAAGTGGTTTCATTAATTGTATCGATAGTTTTTCTCCAGGTGTTCATTATGTCTTTCATATCACTCATGTTCTTAAATAGTTAATTTCTCAGCAATTCTCAAATATTAAATGCTGAGAGATCTGCCACAGAGATGTCCAGTCAAACGCCCCGAAGCCATCCTCATTCATCATTTTAATGACCTCTGTTTTATTGAAGCCACAGTCAAACTGATAAAGGCTGTCTCGAACTGTTTTCTTCCCGTCGATGGGAATGCTCGGAGAATAAAGCTGCATTATTTTGTAATTGTCTCTAATAACATTCACGTTCTCTAAAATGCTGTGATAGATTTTTAATTTGGAGTCGGAGTTGTCTTTACAGAAGTCTACAATGTCATCCACAGTAATCCCCTCTTCGGTGGCCAAGAATGTCATTTTTTTAGCTAGTCCCTTGAGTCCAACGCCGGGGACACCTGGCAGATTATCACTTTTATCTCCAGCAATGGCTCGGGCCAAAGCGAAGTTGGCGGGGTGAATATCGTAACGCTCTAAAATTTTGTTCTTATTAAGGACTTCCTTCTGAACTGGCCTAAACAGGACTGTGGAATCATCACATAGCTGAATATAGTCTTTGTCACTGGAGACAATTATCTTCTGGTGCTCTTTCATGGTGGGGAGGCCCACAATATAAGCGATCACGTCGTCGGCCTCTATACCGGGGAGCATCACTTGTGCCACCGGGAGATGATTAAGATACTCCACCAATCTTGTCTGTTGCCAGATTTTATTCTCAAGCTCTTGATTCTCATTCAGCATCCCTTGGATGCCTCGGTTAAGGCGAAGAGGCTTCCTGCCGTCTTTATATCCCTTGTTCACGATTTTCTTCCGCTGTGAGCCGCCGGGGCCATCCCACACAACAACGACAGCATCTGGTCGGGTCTCTCTCATTAGTTTCTGTAAAATCTTAAGGAACCCTTTTGTTCCTCCGATGGGTTGTCCGTGGCTCGATAAGGACGGGTCGACGATATACGCTCTAAAGTACATGTTCAAGGCGTCGATAACCAAATATCTTTTTGTTTTCATTTTTCTCTTGTGTTTAAAATATGATCCCACATCGGGAACAAGATACACCAATTAGCATCTTGATTCTTTCCCATGTGGTGATCCCAGTGCCATCTTAAATGTTCTTTGCCCCACTGAGGGTGGGTGTGAGCATATCGATGGATGGTATAATATAATATAGCATAGCTCACAACGGTTGTCAAGAAAATAATATCCACATAAAGCAGGGGCAAGTGAAAGAGCACAAGAAGCGATAAAGCCAACAACTCTTTTTTATAAACGGTCGTGTCGTGGTTGTTATTCTTCCGACACTGACTGTGGTGATCACTCCAGTGGAATTTCCAAAAACTATTTTTACGTTTGCCCACCATGTGAAGAACATATTTGTGAATCGCCCATTCATAAAAATTAGCAGCGATCAACCCCAGCGCTATTTTTAAAACAATGATCACTTTAAGAACATGTGCCAGTCAGGGTGTCTCTCGCTGGAAGGGGTTAAACCATAATAAATATCATAACAAGGCTTCGAAGGCCTTGTGATAAGTCTCATCCCAATTTGGGACAAGAGTCGGTCATTCTTTTTATTGTTGCATCTATAACAAGCCGTAACACAATTTTCATATGATGATTGGCCGCCTTTAGAAACGGGGATCACATGGTCAATAGTGGTTTGGGCTTTTGCTGGCGATGATCCACAATATTGACAAGTGTAATGGTCTCTCTTTTTTACCATGGACTTTGAAAATATAATATTTTTACGAAAAAACCTGACGTGATTACGAAGGCGAAGGGTTGCTGGCAGTTGGATCGCTCCAGATACTGACCTTATTGCTTTTCCTTCCCACTCCGAAACCACGTCGACCTTTCCTTTGATAAGTAATTTAAGTGCTCGGTTCCATGTTACAAAATTGAGGGCTCGATAATCAGAATTTAAAAGAAGTATTTTCTGATTGTCAATCATATTATAATAAATATGATTACGCCTCCTCAATGTCATAAAATTCCGATGCATCTCCTTCACGTTTGTCGAACTTAAGGATAACCTCTTCGTCCATAATATTTAGAACTCGGCTCCTGAAAGTTTCATCAGCCATCTTGTCTTTCCACTTGGAAGGTTGAAATTTAACCTCTGTGCCGTCACCCATATCCATGGAATACCATGCTCCAGAAGACTTCAGATACTTGGAGGTTTTAATTGCCTCGAACCAACTCTCTTCATCCTGAACTCCAATGTCATCTCCCCAGAGAATTTTAAATGTACATTGGCGACCTTGGGTCCCGAAACGACTCTTTTTTAGAGTTGCCTTTACTTCGGACCCGACACGGAAACCTCGGTCATCAGTGATGAAAGAAGCTTTAGCTTTTCGGCCAGTAAGCCAAATACGAAGAGAGTAGGCATAAATCAAAGCCTTTCCCCCAGGTGTCATATATGGTTCGACCAGAGCCTGAGAAGGTGAGCGGGTAATGTTGGTCTTTAATTGATTTAGAACTAGAAAAGTCGATTGGCTATTGGCAATCGGGACTGTTAGTTTGCTCATGCCCTTTGCCAGAATACGAGCCTTTACTGCCATCGATGAAAGGGGATTAAAATCTCCCTGGACATCGCTAATGGCCGGTGTTAAAGCTAGACTGTCCCAAATGAACAACATCTGACTGTCGTTACTTCCAAGGAGATCCTCGATGGTCTCGAGAACAAACTCAACTGATTGAGCCTGGACATATAGAAGTCGTTCAACATCACAGCCCGCTCGTTCGAGGAACGTGGGATCAATGGCTGATTCTGAATCAAAGTATACTACATCAACGCCCATCTTTTGAGCATTAGCAGCGACCTGGGCGGCCATATAGCTTTTGCCCGAGGATTCAAGTCCTGCAATTTCAGCAATTTTCCCCACCGGTATCCCACCTAAGTGTCCTCGACAGATGATCGAATCTAACCATCGAGAACCTGTGGGAATCCACTCTTTAACCTGAGTTGGGTTGTCTTCCTTTAAATTATGAGCAACTGAAGTTCCTGCCTTCTTGTTGATCATCCCTCTCATATCTTCGATTGAGAGTCGCCCTGCCTTTTGCTTTTTTGTCATAACTTCCTCTATTCAGTATCAGTGGTGACTTCTTGAATCTCCACCAGTTCCACTTCAAAATTCAAGTCTTTTCCCGAAAGTGGATGGTTGTGGTCTAACAAAACTGTTTCGTCCTCAACCTCCGTAATCGTGGCTCGGACCATTTCTCCTGCTGGTGACGTCCCTTGGACTTCGGTTCCGACCTCAAACTCAAAGTCTTCGGGGAAAGCGGCCTTTGGCACGGGAATAACGGCTTCGGCTACGGGTTCTCCATAAGCCTCTGTGGCGGTAAGGACAAAGCTTTTTGTCTCACCAACCTCCATTCCCACAATCTTAGTTTGAAATCCAGGGAGCATTGCTTCTGTCCCCAATTCAAAGTCTAAAGTCTCTCCTCTCTCGTGAGAACTGTCAAAGACTGTTCCGTCTTCCAACGTTCCCTTATAATGAACCCTCACTGTATTTCCATTTATTGCTTTACTCATATTGTTTCTCCATTGTTAGTAAGTAAATTTGAGACACCTGATAACCCTGTGCCTCCCTGTGGGTGATGAATTTAGTTATCCATCAGGTCCTTGAAAGCAGATTCAACATCCGTTGTTCCACCCTTATCAGTATCGCCTGAGCCATACTTTTGAGTTTCAGTGGAACGGCTTTCTGCCGACTTATCCCCCGAAAGGAATTCGTCAAGAATCTGGGCGACTTGTTCTGGGGTCTTACGCTCAAAGAGAGCAGAGACGTCAGGAACACTTTCGAGCAGTTCTCGACAACGGTCTGGACCGTCTTCACACAGCGGTGAAGAACGCCGACGTGGTGTAATGGTTGTTTGAGGAAACTGAGCCCCGGCTGGCTTGCCGTACTTGATTACAAGATCGGTTCCAATCTCGGCATCTGTGATGTCTCCATACTCTGGATTCAGCACAAGATTAAGCAGTTCTTCATATGCCATCTTTCCATATCCCCACATACGAACTCCGAGATGCTCTTCACCACGAACGAGTACTGGTGAGAAAAAACGTTGGCGTGGAAGGAGGCTTTTGGCCATCTTTACACTCTCCTCGGTTCCTTCGTCAAACAGTTCACGAATGAAGTCTTGAAGAGCGTCCTCTTCACCGAAGTTCTTCTTTGGGCTCAAAAATGGAGGCGTGGTGCCCACATTATAATGAAACCAAAAATCTTGGAATGGATCGCCATCTTCAGTGGGAACAATACGAATGACCGTTTCCCCGTCCTTTGGCTTCCAAAATACTTGGGAGTTTTTATTTCCCCTACTTTGCAAGTTTGATAAACGTTGCTTAATTCTATCAATGTTAATACTCATGTAATTCTCCTTTTTTTTTAATTATAGTCAAAACGATTCCTATTCGCTTTGCTGAATGAATATATATGTACTATATCAAATATTATTTTGTTTGTCAAGAACTTTCTTCAGGAATTGAATCATTTGTTTTTTGACGCTGGATAAAGGGCGTTGAGGGCACCACGTAAACGTAATCATTTTCGTAATCTGTCGAAAAGACGCCGTAACTTGTCTTTGTTTCTTCTGTCAATGAAGCTTTCACCTGGTTTTTGATGTTGGAAAATAATTCACCGTCTTCCTCTAAACGGTTTTTATTGATAGCATAATAATACCTTAAATCCAGGGTTTTGTAAAGCGGAAAAAACAGCTTGTGATGAAGGCTTTCCATCTCACTTATCCCCAGAGTCGAGATTCGATGAGTCTTATAAGGATCTGAAAAGGTGTCGGTGACCGAATCGATGTGATTATAAACATTTAACATATGAAAGGTGGACACAATCAACTCGTTCAACTTATCATAATATCCAATTAGTGGAACGTTGCCGATGATTTTCTCGACGTTGGTGTTGTCAACGAGCCACAATCTTTTAAAAACTGCCGACCGGGCATACTCCTGTAAAATGTTAAAAACTGCCCACTCCTGTTTTTTCTTTCGCTCGGGCAAAAGATTCACATCTGGCCTAATATACATGACATTGATTTTAAGGCCCCTCAGGTGCTCTAAGACGGCCAGAGCGGCTCCTGATATATCTCCACCACCCCCAAGCACGAACAAGACCTCTCCGGGGCAATTCTTAAAGAAATTCGCTAGGTTAGGACACTGGGATTCATATCTCTCTGGTCCGTCTTGCCAATGCATGTCATAAATGCCATTCTTTTTAAGTCCTTTCAAGCCAACATCGATCTTATAAATCTTATATTGTTTATGTTCGCTGAATTTATCAGCGATACTACAGCCCGCTTGCCCTAAGCCAATAATGGTGTCCACTTTATTTACCCACCGTTTCCAAAATCACTCGTTTCCGGAAAGCTCCTTTCTTTCTTTTCTTTTTATTAACTTCTGTTTCCAATTGATCGAAGGTATATCCGAGTGCTGGAATTAAGGCTCCAAAAACTTCGGCAATATCGGCCAACTCTTCAAGACAAGGATCTTCCAAGAATTCGTTGACCTCTTCAAGCAATTTATCTTTCAGTTTCTTTCTGTATTCTTCGTCTGTGGCAATATGAGTCTTGAACTTCTTGCCCTCCTTTGTCATTATTAGAGGGATCTTGTCTCTCACTAGTTTATTATATACTTTCATATTTTTAATTCTTTAAGTTGTCCATAGTTTTTTCCTGCTGAGAGGTTGGTCTTAAAAACGCCTAAATCCGTCTCTGAGAAGGTCTTCTTGATCTCAGGAACAAGATGTTTGTCGTCCTCATGTAAGTCGATAATCAAACTGTCGTGAACACAAAAAGCAATATGTGACTTGCTGCTCTCCAATATTTTATTTACCTCAATCATTCTTCTCAAAAACAAGTCACTTGTCGTGCTCTGGATAATGTAATTGAGAGCATGGTGTTCGTCAGAAGGTATTATTTTACCATAAAACGTCTCCACTTGTTCACCATTCCAATACTTTTTTAACAACTTTTTCTTGTCGTAAAAGTTATCGGCGGCGCTTTTGGCTGTGGGGTTATAGAGCCAAGCAAAGATCGCTGTCTTCGCCTCGTTTCGTGTGGTGCCGGCCCCAAAGACGTTCTTTACATTCCAATCGTGAATGTCGTCTTCAGGTTGTTCCAGACCCGAAAGAGCGAGCAGCGTTCGGATCTCCGCCGAATTAAAGTCCAGTTCCAGAAACCAGTGATTGGTGGGTTCAACAATCTGTCGATATTCTTTGGGCATCGTCAAGACTGGAAAGCTGAACTTCTTTGTTGTCAACCTGCCTGTTTTGGTTCCGAAGATATTATAGTCAACATAAGGTCGCCCACTTCGTAATTTCTCGTGCCAATTCTTGTGTTGAAGTTGAAAGATTCTATTTCGGAAATTAGAAAAGTTAAGCTGAAGTGGCCTTACTTTGATGTCCGAGATAATCTCCTGAAGATTTATCAGGAAATCATAATTGACAGGTCTCTCATGAGTTTCAAAAACATGGGTGGTTATCTTATCTTTAATCTCACAGAAATCCTTGATGAAGTTTTCTGGAACCAGATCATAAAAACAGTTTTCATTGAGGTCAATACGGGCCTCCGTAATTGCTCGATAGAACGCCTTGAGCTTGTTAAACGCTGGCTCCCAGTCATCTCTCAGGTGATCTGGGCACATCTCTTCCAGCGTTTTCCCTCCACAATAGAGGCTGGCATATTCAATATCTAAATCTCTCAAGAAATTGGCGTAACCCCACGTTCGATGGAGTCCGTCGAGGCACTGCCTGTCATAACGAAGGTCGCCATCAACATACACACCGATACACTGGTCTTTAATGTCTAAAACTTGAAACTGCAACTCGAACCTTTAATAGCCCCCGCCAGAGCCTCCACCGCCTGAAGATCCTCCGCCTGAAGAAGGGGAGCCCGGAGTTGTGGTATTTTGGATGACTGTGACATTGGATGGGAAGAGTGCTGCTGCCGAAACCTTTTGTTGTTCTGCTTGACAGAAAGTGAAGTCCTGGCAATCGGCAGGATTGACTGCTTCGCTTTTGATTTTTTTGAAGTAATCATTAATATAAGTAAGGGTGGCTAAGTACCCTTTAACATCATAATACTTATTAATCGTCTTGTCAAGGTTTTTTTTGCGTCTCTCAGATAATTTTACACTATTCTCATAATAAAGTAAGTGAGAATATAATTTAACCCAGTTTTTCTCTGTAAACGTTGGGTGGGAATTAAAATAAGATTTAACTAAGGGGGCGCTGGGGGCCAGCGGCTTTGGAGGGTTGAGAGATGACGGGGAGGTTGGGAGGACCAGTGGCGGAACTCCGATCAATTTACGTTCATAAAAAGTTTTTTTATATTTATTCGATGATTTACACTTGACTGAATCCACAGCATAAGTGTCTTCGTTAACAAGCATGTTCCACATGGTCACTATATTAAGCTGAAGTTTTTCAATATCTGTTAAGTAACTTTTTTCATAATAGGGAGCGGGCCGAGTCATGATATACTCCTCCACATATTCACTAACAAGGCCCTTTTTCCAATCCTCATACTGGTCCATTGTTAGTTCTATTTTCTTAGTTACTTTCTTGGGGACCTCATTTCTCTTCCCAAACAGATTGGTGGCGGTGCCTGGGGCATACTTCAGGCCGTAGTTCTCGACTCCCATCGAATACCCGGCGTCATCATAAAATTGGCCGGTGGGGCTCATAAAATATTTTTGCATCGCTATTGATGAAACATTGGCAACAATTCGCCAAGGCATATGTTTCACTATATAAAAGCCATGACGGCGGGCAGCAATTTGGAAAAAATTAAATGTGGGATCATCGAGGCAGGCATACCTCTTTCCATCGTCATCAGCATCCACAGTGTAAAGGTCGATCATCAGTCCCGTGGAAAGAGGGTTGAAAAATCGAGATTTTATGTAACTGCTCCGAGTCAAAGGAAGGTCCCCACTATACTCCGTGGAGAAATCTTTTAGTCTCTCGACAAAATCTTCAATAGTTTTGACCTTGGGCAGGGCGTTGATGTCGATCAGGTAAGTGACAAAAAGTCTATAATATTGCTCTATGTGGGCACTAAAGGGGTTGGCCATGTTCAAATAAGCCGCCGTGGGACTCAATTTAGAATAAAGCCCATTTTTAGGTATTTTACCGGTGGCGCTGGCTTTTTGGACATAATTTCTTAGAGTCGTAAAGGCGTCCGAAACAAAGTTGAGAGTATAAAAAGATGTTTTACTCGGCACGTCCAAGATCTTAAGTTTATCTTCTAAGTTTTGACTAGAGATAAAAACTGAATTTTGGAACTCGTCCACTCTTCCATAAAAAGTTCGGTCGTGCCACATGTCAATGGCTTTGATGCCGGGACTAAAGGTCGAATTATATTCTTGCTTGGCATAATATTCCACATATGGATTAATAATCTTCATCTTATATAAATAGGATAATAGGATAAAACAAATTATTAATTGGGCTATTGATTTTTTACTATCTGCTCTAAACTGGTTCCAAAGCTATTCCAGAAACAAGTCGCTGATGTTTTCCAGCGTAAGCGGGAGCCTTCGGCTGCCATTGTATGATGGGCTTTTGTGACAAGGTAATAGCCGCCGATTCCCAAGAGCACGCTGGCGTGGGCCTTATCATATACTAGATCAGCTGTCACTTTTTGGCTCCTAGCTTTGGCGAAAAAGGCATTAAGATCTCCAAAGTGGGGATCAGAAATATAAATCATCTTTCCTGGTTTGATCATCATATTCCCAACCGTTGTAAAATCACAATTATAAACCTCGCTCAATTGGGTTACTCGATTCAAAAGGCCCTTTTCCGCTTTCGCTTCCATAAGATATGGCTGATCGGCTCGTTTAAACTTAATGTTTAAAACGGGGCTGCCCTCTTGTTTGAGATTAAGATAAATAATCCCTCTTTTCACATCCTTGGCCCTATTGTTGGCAAAAAGAGAATATTGATTTTTCTTAGTGAGCCCCAAATATAATATATCTTGGGTTCCTTTTAGTTTCCCCTCAGCGTATTGAGCATAAAAGGCATTACTCATCACCTCAGATGATCCGTGGTCCTGGAAGACTCCCAGTTTGCCACGGTGGTTGTTCGACAAACTTATGATCTCATAATGGGCCGAATAAGCTTCTTCAGGGGCTTGAACTCTGGAGGTCTTATTAAGTGGGTTAAGAACTAGCTCCACGTATACGTCTCGAATGAACGACCTTAGAGAATAGGTGTCCCTCTGGGGTTCAACCACTTTTTTATTCCAAAAAGAAACAAAGCTTCGTAAAGGAATGGGAAAGCGAGCTAAATTAAACATTTGTGTATTGTCATTGGGCCTCGTGAACTCATAGCTTCCCAAAACAATAAAGAACTTATCTTTCAAATATTCAGCGGTCGCGGAGGCGGGGTTTTTTCCAACATTAGCAAGTTCAAGACCCCCCTGCTCATCTCCTTTTACAGTCCACAAATTGAGTTTCATTGACAGGTTTAGTCGATCATATTCAGCCTTGGTGACGTTAATAGCCGTGTCAATAAGATCACCAAAATACACCCATCTTAGATCTATTTTCCCATTAGGGTCATTATCTTTAAGTTTGGGGCGAGCGACAGCAAATGGGGGAACCTCATCCTTGGCAGCCTTATTCTTGTTTCGTTTTTTCACCGAGTCTTCAACCGACCTATAATATGCGCCCAACTCCTTATTTAAACTATCCCCCAGTGTGCTTGTGGCACCCAAGGATTGGCCGGTTTCCAACGTTTTCATGAACTTGAGCGTCTCTGTTTGGCGAGTTTCTCTGGCCTTTCGAGCTTGTTCCGCTCTAGTTTTAAAGCCTCCCCCCGCTTCTTCATGCTGGACACTTCTTTTTTCCTTTTCAGTGTAACTCTTGGAAACAATCTTCTCATTATATTCTCGAATCACAGACATCGGAAGTGAGGCTCTATACACTTTTACCGGATAAGCAGCGTGGAAGTCTTTGTAATTAAACAACCGGTGAGGGTGTAACAAGTCTCGAATAATTCTGTTATAAGCGAAAACCCTTTGTTGATTATCGCTAAACCCTTTTTGTCTTTTCCACTGTTCTAAGGCAGCCCGTCGAACAAAATAGCGAGCCACCGCCTTCATTTCATCGGGGTGGATTCCGCTCCCCGCTTCCTGATAAGCGACATCAGAGTGCCAAGCAGCGTATTCCACGAAGCCATTGGGGCCTTTAAACCGGTTGTTTGCCTCGACCGAACCGCTCGAAGCATCTCCCCAGGTGAACGAAAGGCCACCTATGCTCTTTCCTAAAATGGCCAGGGATTCAGTGGGCCGACCAACCGCTATTCTTCCAAGCGGAGCTTCACTAAAAAAATCAGAGAATTGATAAGAATCGAGAATTCGAGCCTTTCCAGAGCCAAAGAGATTGTCGACGACTGCCCTGGCCTTCTCATAGTCCTTATAAGGGTCAGACTTCCTCAATGATTCAGCATCACCTTTACTCATTCCACTGATTAACACATCTGCTCCTTTAGAGGTTAGTGAGTTTTCAACTGATGCGTTGAACGTTAGCTCCATGTCAAAGCCTCCGGAAGGAACATCGAACTGGGGAGTTATAACATGGCGCTGTAAGTTTAAGAAGAAGGAAATTTTAGCTTTTTGGATCTCGGCAATCAATTTTCTCTTATAACGTGGTTTGTTTGTTACAGCCTCCCCCATGCTCTTAACTGCCTGATCAATCACATCGTTATCGGGATTGATGTATCCCACATCCACACGAACTCGAAAAAAATCACTATTATATGTTTTCTCACCTTCTTTTCCTGGGGTGTGATACTTCTTGGGCCTCTTTATGAGGTCTAAGAAGGAATATTTATAATTTTTGTTCTTGTGTTTGTGAGTGTATTGCTTAAAAAGCCCATCCACACTTGAAAAATATAATTTAAGTTTACAATCAATAAAGGTGTCGACTTCACCAGGATGGTTCCCTAAGTAATCAAAGTCAAACCCCTTAAGCCCCACGGCCAGTTGACCAGGGGCAACTCCTTGATACTGACTGTCGGTGACTCGATGAGATTTCATATTGTTGAAGGGGAGTTGGGCTAAAATAGGCTCCTCGCTGTTTTCGCTTTCATAAAGCACCTTATAAATCTTGACATATGGATTGAGGGAGGTGATGATTTCCTTCGGAAGCCTGTCCATCAAGTAGAAGTGCTCGTGACCTTTTTCTCTCCCTTGTAAATCAGCAAGAAACTTTATCTCCTGGTAAGGTTGTGTGTAAGCGTCTTGTATAAATTTACCCTTTGCCTTTCCTGGGGGCCTAATCAGGATATTCTGATATTGTTCAGGAAGTTGATTTCCTTTTAGGTTATCAAAATAAGAAAGGTTCCGAATCAGAAAACCTTGTTCATCAAATGAATCTAGTTCGTTTCGTTTTTTTGTTCCCATTGTATTACGTTAGTGCTAAAATTTCTTCTAATGGAAGAGGGACATATATCACCTCTCCATATTCATAATCTGATTCTAGTGGTTTTTGATTGAACCATGGAACAATCCACCAGTGCTCGGTGCTTCCATAATAGTCGAGTCCCAATTTATAAAACCTGTCTCCCATTGTCCAAATATGTTTGTGTAAAATAATATCTTGCAGGTCATCTGCCGAGGGATAATTAAAAGTGGGAGACGAATATTGTCTCACAAATTCTATATTTCTGTCCTTTAGATAATTTCTATAAAGATTAGCATTATTATTGAAAATGCTTTTTCCGTGAGTATCACTCATTCTTGTTCTATCCTATTCTGGCCCAAAATCTGCTTTCCCTCAGCATCTCTTACTGGAGGGGGAGAATCTAAAGAATTTCCCGCTGGTGATATACTCACCGGTGCTCCGGCCCGACCTTCCTGGGAAATATTGAACTGTTTGAGTACATCGGGCTGGGCGGCATTAGGAAGATGCTCGTGATCAAAGCCGCCGTCAGTCCACGAGGGGGAGACTTCATGAAGGGGGTAAAAACTAAATGAGAGGGTTATAAGTTTAGGATAACTAAATCCGTTTGGTAATACATAAAAGCCCTGATTAGTTTGAAACTGATAATTTACATTATCAATATACCCCTTTTGTCCCAAAGTCGTTATCGGGTGAGAGTTGAGACTATCGTCTCTCTCATCGAGATTTTTATAAGTGGAATCAACCACAAAATTGGCGAACTTCACTCTAAAAATTGGATCTCCCCCGGTTCTTACATATTTTTGTTTTATTCCTCCAGCCGTAGTGCTCTTTGTTCGAGGGTAAAGTAACTGAACAAAACTCTTCACTTCTTGAAGGTTTGCCATGGCATCTTCAATACTAAAGGATGGGATGTCCACTCCGATCTGAACGGTTCGTTCGATGCCCGTGACTTTTCGGAGAGGTTCATAATGGCCAACGAGTTGTTCCGCTTTCAGCTTGGTTGTATAACTTTCATTATAACTGTTTAAAAAAGCTCGGAACTTTACTTCATTGACTCCGCCGTAGCCTTTTTTATCAGGGATGTGAAGTCCTTTGATTCGAACATATAATCCATAACGATTTGCCAGAGCAGTGGCATAATCAGTATACCAGCTTGGAGTTACTTCACCGGGCAGACCTTTGGTTGTTGGCCTCACCAGCGAGCGGGCATAAAATTCTTTTCTGTCCTTACTCATTAACTAATTCCCTTTGTTCTCTTACTAATTATAAGCTCGTTCAAAAGTTATGCGGTATTAAAGGGTTGTAAGCTTGGATCGACAACATTAGATTTTGTCCATCTGCCCAATATCTCTCCATCGAGCATGATTTGGTTTCCACCCATTGAGGCTGCTATCTGAGAAAGCCCCTCTTTTAACTCGTTGCCAAATGAGGCCATGTCATCACGAGTGGCAAAATTGGAGGTGGCGTTAGATGTGTGAACTGTGGCGTCATCTGGAAGATTGAACAATCCAGGGCGGGAAACTTTCGCCATTTTCCCTCGGTGTTGTACTCCTTCGCCTCTGTGGAGGCTCATCGTGGCTCTTTTTCCCCCTTGGAATCCTGTTGGAGTTTCTTCGTCGTCGTCGCTAAAGGCGTTATATGCCAAAATCCCCCCACCGACCACGGCGGCGAGGCCGAGTCCCAAGAGACCCCCTTTCATCAACAGGGGAGCCCACTTAGCAAGGCCAGTGGCTGCAGCTGCTCCTCCTGCTCCGCCGCCGATCAACGCTTGTTCTCCTGCCACGAACATAAGTGCTTTTCCCAATTTCCACACCGCCAATGCAATTCCGGCAATTATGCCGATCCAGCCATCACCGGCTGAAAATATTTTTCCAAAGAACGAAACAAGTTTGCCCAGTCCAGTGACAGCCGGCTGTAAATCAATGGCCATTTGTTGGAACATCATTCTCATTTGCTCCATTACTGGCATTGCTCGCTCGGCCAATTCTCTCATTGTCTCTTGTTTTTCTGCATTCCTCTCCATCTCAGCGGTGTTCACCTCAATACTGTTATTAAAGAAGTTTGCCGCTTCAGCCACAGAACTGAATCCGGTGGAGTTCGCCAACGCTTGTTTCTCAAAACGCTTCATCTGATTAAAGTTCTTTCCAGATAAAGCCAGGGTCTTCTGAAGCATAATAAGCCTTTCGGACTCTGTGGCGTAAACCATCTCGACAGAGTTGAGATAACCTCCTCCCAAAATAGCGTTTAATTTGGCGGTGGAAGAGGCAGCCTTTTCAAAAGTGTCAAACCCTTTGGCAATATTAAAGAGGTTTTGCATACTTATTCCGGTCTGTTGGGCGGTCATTGCCATACCTTTAAAGACCTGTTCCGCTTTTTCTCCGTGAGCGAGCAGTGTTGGCATCAGGGCGTTGGCGTCAGCCAGGGCTCGATTGACGTTCATTTTCATCACACGAGCGAACTGAATTATACGCTCGGTGGCGGCAGCTGCCCTTTTAGGGCTCATTCCCAAACTTTTATTAAAAGCCTGGAAGACTTTTGTGGCTGCCCCCATGTCAATTCCCGCTTTACCCAAAGTGGCTGTCCACTTTATCAAGCTGCTTTGAGACTCTTCTGTCCCTGTCTGGAAAGCGGTGATCCCGTCCATTAAGACCGCTGAGGCTTCATATGCCGTCTCCATGCCGAGGCCCATTTGTCTCATGCTCTTAGAAGCGGCGTTGGTTACATCAGAGAGGTCTTTGGTGGCACCTGTTTGTTTTATGAAGCTTGATCTTAACTCATCGGCTTGGAAAGCCAATGTAACCCAGCTTTTAATTTGCTTTTCAAAGGAAAGGGCCAGCCAGCCCGCTTTGACTTCCGGAGTAAAAATTTCTTCGACGGCTCCGCCAACGTTGTCCCACCCCTTGACGATATTGGTAATTGCCCCTGTCCAAGTGCTATCAAACTTTTTACCGAAGCCAGCGGCCTTTGACAACATATCGACGCCACCCAACGTTAATTCCTTCTGCTTAACCAGTTCCTTGGTTATCTGTTGTTGCTTCTTAACTTCTTTGGCTGTTTCTTCTCGTTTAGTTTTGCCAAGGTTTTTCAGTCGGACGACTTCTTTACGTTGTCTCACGAGATCTTTGAGATATTCTTTTTGTTTTTTAGCGCCTTTGATGCCGAGTTCTTCGAGCCTCTCCATTTCTTTTCGGATCTTCTCCCTGTTTGAGAGTAGGTCCTGTTGGAATTCCGCCTCGCTTTTCAGCAGTTGTTGAAGAATTTCTTGATTTCGCCCAATTTCAAGCTGGGCCTTAGCTTGTTCCTTGGTCCACTTGCTTATATCCTCATTGGCGTCCACCAGGTTCCTGGCGCTTTCCGCCATGGCTTTCCAATGGTCAGCAATTTTTTTAAGGTTGTCGCCCGTGGTGCCTTTGCCTTGAAGTGCGTCTAGTAATTTCTGTAAATCTGGAGATAATGCCATTTAGCCCTCTCCTATTTAAAGGGCCACGGAATGCCCGTTAAACGTTCGAACTCTCTGGCGGCAGGGACAAGGCTTCGATATGATGAAGCGGCCTGGGAACTGCTCGCTCCGTGCTTCAAAAGGTCTTCCATGTGTCGCTTCTCCATGCCAAGTGCTCCGGACAGTGAAGCGATCTCCGCTGGGGAGCCCTTAACATTGAGAAACGGCTCGGCTCCCGCCATAAGTTGACTCAGAGCATAGCCCAATTGAGCACCCATTCGTGTAAGGGCGCTTTCATCAAGATTGCCTCTTCGATGAAGTCCTAAATCAATTGTGGGTTTTTGAATTTCGTTGTTATCTGACATTCAGAGATCCTCTTAATAATATAATTAGAAGGCACTAACTTTTATAAGCTTTTTCAATGGCTTCTTTTTCATCTTGTAGTTGTTTCACCAATCGTTCAGCAAACCAAGTTCGGATTTTGATCGGTAAATTGTAAGCCTCCGTAAAGCTCCAGCCACCATGGTATTTCATAAAGAAGAACTGTTCATAAACGTTCTCCATGTATTCACTATCTAGGCCAAAAAAACTCTGCCGTGAGCGGCAGATCAACCTCCTCTTCCGAGTTACAAGTCTCACAAGTGTAAGAGGTCTTAAGTTCAAGATCGGGAGTGACTGTATTATAAAGTTTTCTCAAGTATCGTCCATCAGGAATGGGCATATTAGTAATAAGTTCATTAATGTTCTCCAATCGTGGACTCCCATTAACTGTTCTAATGATCATTCGAAGCTGATCCGTGAACGCTGTCTCGGGAAGGTTTCTTTTCTTCTTAGACTCAACCAATTGGAGGATTCTCTTCTCGTCTGCTCCGGTCAGTAGACTGAATTCGACAGTCACCTTGGTGGTGGGCAACACGGTGGAGAATAAATCACCGGCCACATGCTCTACACCCTCACACACTTCTCCGGCCTTAAGCTGTTTTGCTTCTTGCAGATCAAAATTATGTTTTTCGTTGGTTCCACATATCGGACATGTGACCGTAACGTTGTAGTCACTCCCATAGCCAGTGATACGAGCTTCTGTCAAAATAGCGTTTTTGTCACCGACTAAAAGAGTATCAGGGTTGATACTCTTGTTTACAAGTATACTCTTAAGAAGTCTGTCCAAGGCTAACCCCTTTTTAATTAAAGAAGGCGATGTCATAATGTCCTCTTCCTTTGCCGTCATATATCGAATCTCGATAGTTGATTCGTTGTGTAAGGGATGATCGGCTGGATAATATCTTCCCTCCGAAGGAATCTCCACATGCTCTGTCGGGGTGACATAAGCAAAAGTGGCCCCCTCTGTGGTGCCTTGAGTGGCAGCGATGGGATCGTCTCCTGTGGGGACTGCCCCAAGGCGATCTTCGTTATTTCTGATTGACATGTATACCTCTTAAATGAATGTAGTTTTAAATAGTATAGCCCTGTAATTCTTAGCCTGGTTGAGAAACCAACTCGGCAAAGTCAAATCTCAGTGTCATTGTTATTTCAACCATGTCTGTGCTGGCATAATCAAGTTGTCCGAAGTTTACATCAAGAATCCAAGGATTAAAGAGTGCCCATTCTTCAACAACCTGATTAGGAACATCATCAAGTGTTCCAATCTGGCGGAGTTTTACTTTACCGCCCAACGCGTTGGTTGCTTCCGCCTTTGAGGGGGTAAACAAACCGGGACGAAGTGGCTCTCCAAGCAGCGTATTTGGAAGATCCCATCCTGACAAACGAAGCTTGTTGTAAAGCATCATTGAAGTGTCCGGGTCGATTGGATCCACGAGGGTGATTGCCATCGTATTCCAAGTAACCTGGCCAGGATAATAAAAGTTGTGACCAAAGAAGGTGTGCTGAGTCTCGGAAATAGTGAAACTTGGCTTCTGAACGGACTTAATAACGAAAGCATCAATCCCATCCAAGTTCAAGAGCCATCTATGTGCTCTTTTTGGTTCTAGTCTGGCGTCTGCCCAAAATTTCTGATTAGCCATTAGTTCTTAAACTCCTTTGTAATAAATAGTTGACCATTAAAATTAATCATCGAAAGCTGCTCCAGAATCTGTCACTGTGAAGTCAAGTGCCACAAACTCAATAGCTCTGGCTGGCTTCAAGAACACCTTGGCATACATGATGTTTCGATCAATAAGTTCTGGTGTTGTGGTTGTCTTGTCCAAGATAACTCGATAGTCTGTGAGACCTTGAGCAGCCTTGATTCCACTGAGCAGTGTTTCTACTCGGTTACTGAATCGGTCCCATGTTGCTTGGACATTTTGTTCGAAGAGAGTGGTGGCAGCGATTCTGGAAACCTGCTTCTTGATAAAAATCAACAATCTTCTTACATTCACCCTGTCAAGTGCCGATGGCGTGACCTGAAGGGTCTTTTGGCCGAAGACCACAATTCCCTCGGCAGGGAAAGAAGCAATCGGATTAATGTTTGCTTCATAAAGGTTGTCTCTGTCTTTGGAAGTAAGCTGAGCTTTGATTCCAACGACTGGGATTCCGGCAGCGCCTTCGGAAAGGCCACCACGAGTGAACCCGGCTGGAGCAAACCAGAGTGAAGACTGTCTTTCGCTGTTGGAAATTGTTCCGAGGGCGACAACCGATGGTGGAACATCCACAACCTGACTGTTGTTTGTGTCTCGGATCTGAACCCATGGGAAATAAGCGGCACCGTAACTACTATTAATATTACGAAGCTTGAGGTTCCTCACAGTCTCGCCAACATTGGGTCGACGAGTAGCAGCAGTAGCTGTGTTCTCGGTTCGAGGCACATAGTCGCCTTCAAGATCGATGACGGCGAGAGCATCTGCTCTTTCCTGACAAGTCTCAATCAGGTGATCAGTCAAATCTTTCTGAGTAAGACCAGGAATGGTCGCCAAGTTAAATTCGACGAACTCGGGATCCCTCAAGGTGTCAATTGCTCGCTTAATCGTCTGATAACGATAGTCGTTAGCTTGAGTTGGAGAAGCGACAAAAGCGTTATTACGGAATGGGTCTTTCTCGGTGATATCCAAACCATTGAATCCGCCATGGAAAAGCGTGGTAAATCGATCCCAACCACCAATGTGACCTTCAGCACTATCAAGAGTGGAACCAGTCAATACTGCCTCCCATCCATATACAGCAGTCAAAGACTTCTGATTAGCGGTGCTGTGAACACGGGATCCAGAAACATATTGAGAGTGATTCTTAAGTGATGGGCCTGATCCCGAAATGTCATCAAGAGTGAAAACATAAGGATGCTCCTGATAAATGTTGCTTGCGGGGTCGAGGTCGGCGCCTGGGACTCTAAGGAAATCAACAATGCTCTCATCATATGTGTTGTATGATGCTGCTCGACCAACACTAGCTCCCCAATAAGCATTCGTGGGCTCGGCCAATTGACCATCACTCGAACTAATTCGAAGAGGGACGGTGGGCATAAAGTAGGAGGCAGTCAAGTATCCGATGTTGGGAATTCCGGAGTCGAAGTCGCCTGTTCCCTGATTTCCGCCCACGTTAGCAACAACGAAGGTAGATGAACTAACGGATAGGAAGTTTGCATCATACATGGCGATATCGTTGTTCGCTGCTATCACAGCAGTGCTCTCCAAACGACCGTTAGAGCCGATATCTCCATCGCCTGTCCCGAGCGAATTAGAAACCGCTGTCAAAAGATTCCATCTTGGAGTTCCCAAGAATCCAAACGGCAAATAACGAGAATCTAGAGCGCCGTCGTCGAGATCTGAATTGACTTCGACTCGAACAAACTTGGAGGCATTTGGATAAGTTCCATACTCCAAGAGTCTTTCATCAGTATAATTCCAAGCCACATATTTGTCACCAATTTTTCGGGCAACATAGTTGGGAGAATTAGGGTTCAAGTCACACCCACTAAACTTCTCCACGTACATGGGGTTTTTGTCGCTATCACTCATACTTCTGAGGGCAACAGTAAATGTTCCATAGGTGTCAGAATCATTAGAAGGGGGGCGGATATCTTCAATACTTACTTTAAGATTGCTCTGAACCCACTCACCATGGTCCATAGAGTGAAGTCGGAAGAGCTTCTGAGCGCTGTCATAATTGAAGGCTGTTGCATCTCCCAAGTCCTGACCAATAATCCATGTTGTCTGAGGCTCTTTCTTCTCAAAAGCCTTATCATTCCAGTTCAAATCGGCCTGAGTGGCCAACCCGATAATAAAGGCATTATTGATATCAGATTGACTAGTCATATTGGTATTTAGGCTGTTAACGTTACCGGCGCCGAGGTTGTAATCTCCAATAGAGCCGGTTCTCAGCATAGCATCGAATGTTTCACCCAAGAAATAGTTTTTAGATGCGGCTGTCGAGGTGATATCACCGTTTAAGAGCGTCGGGTTTGTGCTAAGAACTTTTCGGATATACTTATCACTATTCCTGTTAAAGTTAAATTCGAAACGGCCCGCAGTGCCGGCGCCGTGCTGGCCAACAGTTCCAATAGCCACCACAAAGTTGCCAGCTGAGTTAGTTGGCATCACAACCGCCTGAGAAGCTGTGGCGGCAGACGTGAACACGGTCATGGCTCCACTGAGTGGGGTTCCATAAAGAGCGGGCGTCACCGTATTATTGGTATAAATGATGGCGCTCAAGACGGCTCCATGGTTGGGGCCGTTGTTGGCGTCGATGCCTACACCGCTGCCAGAGTTCATTGTGAAGACACCATAAGCGCCGCCATAGCCAGCATAGCCTGGATCTGTGCCCCCGCCGACACTTCCAAAATCAACAGGCGCTGTTTTGTTGGTTCCACCGTATCCGGCATAACCTTCGGAAGCGGCGTTGGGTCCTTGATCACCCAGAAGTCTGATTACTGTAAGTGGAGAATTGTTCCTTAACCAAGCTTGGGCAGCATAAGCAGCATAAGTTGGCCCAAGACGATCTGATCCCTCTCTCCAAATATCTTGGCCGTTTCCTCCAGGTTGTGGCTCACCAAAGATGGTGACAAACTCAGAAAACGAGTTTACTGTGACGGGACGGAGGGCTGGGCCTCTCAACGTTCTACCGACGACTACAGGGCCGATTGGTGTTCCCACTCCTTGATTTGAAAGGGCGGAGTTATCAATCTCCGAGAGAAAGATGCCTGGAGAGACAAATTTAAATTTTCTTGATGACATAGCGTGTATTCTCCTTTACAGAATAATTCTTAAATAAATAGTAAGAGTTAGAGCTAAAAGACCTTTTAGGATCGATAAAAGCCACGCTTGTCAATTTGGCTGGGGATGTCACCCATAATCACATGCTCACGAGGGAGTCTAACCTGGACGGCATTCTCTCTTACCACGATCTTGGGTTTCTCTTGGTTTACGTCATCTCCGATGAGATATCCAAGCACTTCAATCGCCACTGTGGTTTGATAACTTCTCTCGTCCTCGCCTAAACTAGCGACATTATTATTTTGTGAAAAGTCCTGTTGGATGAACGACTCATACACATGTCCATCTCGGCGGATTACAAAAGTATTAATTGCTCCTGTTCTCGACATAAAAGGTGTTACCATCTGATTCATCTGTTGTTGATATTGAGACGTGAGAACCACATTATAATTAATGGTCACATAAACCGGCATTGGAATAGAGATGCTTTGATAAACCACTTTATCATTTTTTCTGGGGAAGTTTATTTGATGGCTCCCTCCTCGGGCGTAACGATATGTGTCAGCGTTGGCAAAGTTTTTAGTCTTGTCTTGGTTGATTCTCCGAGCAATAACGATTGAGCCACCCTGGGCATCAAACATTTCCGGAATGTTTCCGTAAAAAATCCCTTTTCGATTGGGGTCTTTGATAACGGACGTCCTCTCCACTGTCATTACTGGGAGGACCAGAGCGTCTTTGTTGTTTCTGACGTCTCGGTTATTTTTAATTTGGAATGCTCTTTCTGCCGAGAGCCACAGCAGAGGAACCTTGGCAAAACCTTTGTTTGTTTCACAATGAATATTAAAGCTCTCGTCCATATATTTGAAGAACGCTTCATCGATAGTTTCCAAAGTCGAAGGAGTAATAATTCTCTCTTCAACAATGCTTGGGTCATCGACTCCAGTATGGTCTTTATCATTCGGCATTGAACAATCCCTCTCTTGAGTAAATACACTTGGCTGAGATTTCCATTCGGTGTTTATTTTGTCCGTAGATCTCGGTTGGTTCGTCCAGCGTCACGATCTCATAAAAGCTGTCGCCATATTGAACGAAGTCTCCGACACGAACATTAAGATCTTGATCCTCTGTAAGTCGGCGTTTATGAAAGTGAAGTGTGATGCTGGTGTATCGGTCAACGGCAACGTTATTCATAAATGTTGTTGCGTCCCCTTCCCAGTCAACCAGAACATAGACTCGAATTGGGGGCATAAAAGTTTTATGAATGGCCTCCCCATATACAGGGTGATAATTGGTGTATTCTTGGCTTATCGGAAAATAAAGCACCTGTTGGCCGATGACATCTTCAATTAGCTCATCATTAACTTGTTTAATGAGGTTCCTTTCTTTTTGCCCAACAAAAAGCGGGGGGGGCGGGGCAGCCGGTTGGGACCATTTATTTTTATCGTTCGACATTTATTTACCCCGTGAATACTGGAAGGGGCATTCTTTCTTGGACTTTTAAGACCGACTCTATCTTGGCGGCATCTTCGGCAACGAGCTTGGAATACGTTAAGTCTTCAAGTATTGTCTTCAATTCGTCCCTCAGTGCTGTTTGTTCTTCTTTGCCCTGGCTTACTAAGGCGTCTCCGTTCAAAGATAAATTATTCCCTGGGATTGGGATAGTTCCGAACTTGCTTCGGACGAGGCCGAGCATTTCTTTACACAGAGATAAGGTGAATCGACGAATCCATTGTTTGCCCATGGAGTTGATGTGCTCATAAATAAGATTCTTAAATGGAACGGTGTTAACATTATTAACTCCGCTCACGTTGTTGAGTCTATCAGCATCCTCTTCCCATGGTTGTTGTTCGTTGGCAATGACAAATTCCACCCACATTTTTTTAGGACCGGCAGAAGTCGCGTTTGGAAATATTCTTAATTTATTATTTTTTAATTCGAAAGAGTATTGAGAATTTCGTGTGTAAATGGCATCTTGAAAGGCCATATTTTGAAGTTTGTTTTGCCATACTGGAATAATTTGAAATTGTGAATCATCAGCCCACTGGCCGTAGTTCTGTAAATTTCCCACGGTGTTGAGACCTCCATAATATCCATAAAATCTCCACATGGCAGCAGGGGATTTATAAAACACTTTTCTAATCATCAGTCGATTATTGCCAACCTTATTATAATAAGCAAGGGCTGAATCATCTCCTGCCTTCTCGGATATAATGGCCTGAAGATCATAATCCTGAACTCCGCCTGTGGTATTGAATGAGGCTGAATAAACTGTTTCATATCCATTTAAATTGACATCATTAGACACCGCTTGGCCTGTTTTTCTTTCGTAAGAGAAAGTAATATTGGGGTACTTTTCAGCCACATTGTCTCCGCCATATGGATTATGACCGAGAGAGGAAGAAATTCCCCCATCCATATATTCACCTTTGCTGTCGAAACTTCCTGTCTCAGAGCCCAATAAATCAGATAAAGAATTTTTTGCCTGGTGGAGGTTCACAATATAAGAATATTCCAGAACTGCCTCTTCGTAAGCGGCATACACCTGGCCTTCTGTAATTTCGATGTCCAGAACATCGCCGCCAAGCTTCTTATAAACGTAAGCAACTTGGTCTTGAGCGCCTGTAATGAAAGAAACACTTCCTGTGTATATGCCGAAAACTACTCCGCTTTTTACCTCGGTTCCGCCGGCTCCCTGACCAACAAAGGTCCCGGAAGCGGGCAGCGTAATTGAGCTAGTGACACTGACAGGTGATAGGTTTGTTGTCGACATTCATTTGATCCTCGTGATATAAATAGTTTTGACAAAAAGAAACCCCCCTCTCCCGAAGGAAAGGGGGGCCATAATTAAGAAATTATTATTAAGAAATTAGAATTAGGCTTGTGTAATCGCGTTGTTAACCAGACCGGTAACATACCAGTTGGTACCGTTACACCAGAACTCTAATGTGTCGCCAATGGCGGGATTAGACGCGTGAAGTGTAAGGCTAGTTTTGTTAGCAATAGCCACATGAGCAACTGTTCCCTTGTTCGCACTATGAAAGTACGAACCCTGGATTACAGAAGCTCCACCGTTTATGATATGGACATGTGCCGATATCGCCATAATAGTAAAGCGAAGGCCGGCGCCCACTGCTGGTAACGTCACCGTTGCAACACCTGAACTTCCTTCGAGTGTGACAAGCGCTCCCGAATCCGACGCTGCCAATTCTTTTGTTTCGGCATCACCTACGGCAATGACTCTCTGAACTTGGGCAGCACCGCTGATTGTCATCTGCGGGTCCATCCCCTTTCTCAATAAATTAACTGATCTTTTAGACATAATAAAAAACCCTCCTTTTGTTTGTTTCTTTAAATGAATGCATTCACAACCTGTAAAAGGGTGTGTATTATAAATAGTGCTCCATGGCACGTTTACCAACAAAAAAAGCCCCTCAAGGACGAATCCAAGAGGGGCTTGCTCTTTGAGAAGCGTTAAATTATTGTTTAACCAACAAGGTTCTCAACAATAACAAGACCATACATATCAGGTCTAACCATCTTCTTAGCGTAGCGAGTCATTACACCCTTACGTGGGGTGAAGTCATCGATACCGAAAATAGTCGGTGTGACCTGGAGAGGTACATATGGAGCGTACACGTAGCCACTTTCAAGGAAAGAGCCTCCACGACGACCTACAAGAACCACATTACGTGGGAAGTAAGGGTCGACATATACGTCCCACTTCTTGGTGAGAGAACCAACCTTAACAGCGCCAACCGAGCCACGGTCGCCGTCGCCGGTTACGTCAGCACGGAAGCCAGAGGTAAACTCAAGGATGCTGGCAACCTCGGGGGAACAAACAATGAAGTTAGCTCCACCACGAAGTGTCTTACGGTGGATACGAGCGGAGCAATCATTAATTGTCTCACAGAGAGTCTCATACCACTCAGACACTGTACCGGTGAAGTCTGGAGTAACGGTTGTTGCTCCAATTTCAGCACCAGTCTCACGGTTAACAAATTTACCAGCATTTCTAGACCAGTAAAGAGTAGCGCCTGTGGCACCCATGATCAGATCTTCAAGAATCTCACGGTCAATCTCCAAAGCGATCTGCTCAGAGAGAATGCCAGTAAGCTCAACCTCGGCGTCGAGATTGTGATAAGCATTAAGATCCTGACCAAGTTCTGGGGTCCAGCGGGCCTTCAGCTTTTTGGTCATGGCTGTTACGGACACGGAATCGACTTTAAGGTCGATCTCTGGGATGTCGGATTGGTTTTCAAGACCCCAAGTGTCAGCACCAACAACAGCACCAATACCACGAGCATCAGCAACCTGGGTTACGTTGTCGAAGTTGTCTGTGATTGGGAAGTTCAAGCGTAGGGCACCATTATCCTCAAGCTCTTTTCGGAGATTATCCGTTACAGCAAGTGAACTGGCTTGCCAAACCATCTTCAATTTGAAGTTGGCATTGGTTGGATCTGCATCCGAGGTTGAACCAGAGTGAATCGAAGTCAATCGACGGACCAAAGTACCATTACCAGTTGAACCAGTGGCGGAAATTGCCACAAGGTCACGGAGGTTCAGTTGTGCCCAATTGGCAGAACCGGTCATAGACGCGACTACTACACCAGAGCCAGAGAGGTCTGGATCGAATCGGATGGCGAGGTCAAGGGCCTCGTCACCGAAAGAAGCGGTTCCGGCAATGACATCGCCGAGCGTAGCGGCTGCTGCGCCGACGTCGATAGCCTCGCCTGTGGATGCTGTTGGGGAAGCATAACCATTATTAAGGTTATACGGACCATCTTCAGCATTCTCCCCAGTGAGGGATACACCACCGGTCAATTGTTGACCAACAACGCCACCACCATAGATGGAACTATCAGTCTCTTCACCCAACTTAGCTGCTTGGAACGTAAAGTCAAGGAAGAAAATGAGTCCCGATGGGAGGCTCATTGGTTGTACACTAACAAGATCGTTAGCAATAAGGCCACCAAAGACACGGCGAACGAGAGGGAATGCTACAGAAGCAAATCCCTCAACATCACCAGCTGCCATTGTGGAAGCCTCACGAAGTAGCTCTTTTGCCTGGTTTTCCAGGAGGCGGGCCATACCATTTTTTTCGGAGTCGGTAACAATTCCTTCCAAAAGACCAGTACGTTCCCACTTGTCAAGCAGTGCAGCACCTTCCTTTTGTAAGTCTCTATTAACGATACCTTCGGTAAGTTTTTCTAAAACGGACATTTTGAATTCTCCTTATATTATCGTTTTTTATCAATACCTGCTAAGGCTTTCCAGCGATTAGACACTGTATCCTTAACAACTTTTTCCTCTCTTCGAGGAATAACTGCTGAAGGTCGACTTACCACTTCGCTCAGTGATTGTGGCCTAGACTTAACGTCTTGCCCCACTGAGCTTTGAAGAGTTTCATAAATGATTTTTGTCTCCTCAACAGTTGAAGTATTGGATAGAGACTCGACAATTGTATTTTTTTGTCGCTCATTCAGGGAGGTGCTACCCAAAACTTTGTTTGTATAGTAAAGCTGAGCATTGGTCAGGTTGACCTCTTGAAGCTTTACCTTTGCTTTTAACAACAAAGACTTAATCTCGTTATTTTCTTGAACAAGATTATTTCTTTGGTTTGTCAAATTTTCAATTTGCTCGGTTAACTCAAGCTCTTGCTTAGAGTCGACTTTAACGAGCGGTCGTTCGGAATTAGCCTGGTCAGCAAAGGACTCTTGGGCTTCTTCCTCCTCGTTTACACTGTCTTCAAGTTCTTCAACAGCCATACGAGCTTTAACTACATCTTCTATTTCTCTTTCCGTAGTGATGTTCGTTCCACCACCAGGGACACCAGAAGGGACGGGGTGAGTGTTAAAAGAGAGCTTTTCCAACAGATGGTCAATAAACTCATCTGGAATTTCAAAATCTTCACTAAGTCCAACTAATTCTTCCTCTTCTTCCTCTTCTTCGCCTTCCTCTGGCTGGATGTCAACCACAGCGTCTCTTGAAACTTTTTCTTTTTCTTGATCTGTTTCAAGCTCACGAGCAATGGCCATAAGATCGATTTCAATATCGTCTCCTTCATCAGGACATGGACACAAATCGTCACCATCCATATCAGCACGGGCGACGTCGGCAAATTCACCTTCGGGAGCGACGGCACCTTCGTCTGGGGCGACTTCACCTCCAAGGGGGAGAGCTTCCTCTTCGGGTTGCTCTAAAATTTGGTTCACAGCTTCTTTGACCTCCGAAGAATACTTCTCGATAATAGCCTGCTCAGCGTTTTGAAGAGCGGCTTCTCGAAGTGCTTCGGCGTCGATAATAGCTTGTTCTAGCATCTTTGACATGTCATGTACTCCATAAAGTGGTTGCAATCAAAGATAAATAGTTGGTATAACTAGAAAACGCCATTTGTTAAAAAGTACAGGTGCCGGCAAAGAGGGCATCATCCGGGTCGAAGGTATCCGCTAAAAAATAAACTCGATCAACACCAGCTATTTCAAAAACCTGCATTTTTATGGCATTATTCGCTGTGACCTTGACCTGTGTTCCCCTTACATCATAGAGCGGTCCCCACTTACCAAAAGACCTATTCGCCCCATAAACGGTGATATTAACGGCGTTGGCAGTCCCGGTAGCGTCGAGATAAACATGTAAAAATCTCTGGTTTCCTGTCGAATACGAGGGAAACTTATTTATAGCTCCCACCGGATGGGCAGAGGCTAGGGTTTGTACTTCGACCCCGAAAGAGCCGGAGACTTCAACTAAGTTAGTTGGCTGCCGTGTTCTCATTGTTCGTGGATGTGTAGATCCTTTATCGTATGCTGCTCCCATTTCTTAAAACTCCTAAGTGCTCAATTTCTATTATTAAATAGTATCTCTTTCTCGTTTTAGCTTATCCAAAACTTTTTTTCGTTGCTTGGCAACACGGGCTTTTTTAGCCGATGGCTTTTCAAACCTCATTCTCTCCCGGACATCCTGAAGGATTCCTTCTTTCTTGACCTTTCGTGTAAATCTTTTAAGTGCTCGTTCAATTGACTCGTTGTCACGAACCTTTACATCAATATTTATTGGTTTCATTTCTTACCTTCTAATAAAGCATTCCAGACTTTCTTGTTTCCCATAAGATTGGAGATGTCAATTCCGGCATCGCTTGGAGCGGTGTTAGCCAGGGGGCTGTGGGGGTTACTCGTTTGTGTCATTGGGGCAGTCCCTTCAAAAAGGTCGACTCCATTATAACTTGTTCCTCCGACAGCGGATATCATCTTTTGTCTGGTCTCGTTAATTTTTGACTTCCGTCTCTCAATTTCTTCTTGAGCAAGACGATTCCGTTCTTCTCTTGTCTCTTCTGTTTCTGTATTTTTGCTTTCCACCAGGGGTTGTTTGCTCAGCCCCTTTACGACTTCAGAAATAACATTCGAAAGAAGCCCTTCTTCTAAAAGGGCCTCTTGAATACATTCTTTAACGAGGGGCTTGATTAATTTTTTAAACTCACTTGATTTCATTTTAAACCTGCTATTTTTTTCCAGCGATCTTTTTGCTTAGATTCGGCAACAGCCTTCTTGGCGATATCTCGCTCGGGACCGGATAAGAACCCTCCAACCTTTTTCTTTCTCTTTGGAAGCTTTTTGGTTGGTTTCTTCTCTGCTTTGGCAATGGCCGCGGCGGCCCGTTCTTCGGGCGACATCTCAGAAGTAGATGTTCCACCAGATGAATCGGTTGAGGTGCCAGTCGACGTTTTTGTCTTTGTCTTCTTCATGGCTTGTTTCACCGCTTTCTTGGTCGCCGTTGTGGCTCCATGTTTCTGGAGCATCTTCAAGGCCACACCCAACTTATATCCCTTAACCCTGGTTCTTCCTCCAAGAGCTTCTTTAACCTCTTCGGCGGTCAAGGGTTGGATCTGTTTTGTTTGATCTGATTTTTCTTTTAGTTTGGTTAAGACCTTTTTTAACATTCCCCTCAATTTGTTTTTGTCGGTTCCTTCTGGGAGATCAGTCTCAACAGACTGATCAAATACATAATAAATCTCAGGGGCTCTTGTCTTTCCGCTTTTAAGTGGATTTTTCATCTGACGACGAATTCGTTTATTGATCTGAGAGACACTCTTTCTTATTCTATTATACTTGCCCTCAAACTCATCTGAATATCGTCGCTCCTGCTCGTCCAGTTCCTCGTCCTCATTAAGATTTTGAAAAGCTGAATACTCGTCGTCGATATCGTGGCCCCAGCTTTCAAAAATGTCTGCCATATCTCTGTCGTCGGTGGGCGCTGCAGCTTCCGGCTCGGAAGGTTCCCCCTCCTGTGCCTTTTCGTCGGCTCGGTCTTCCACTGCCTCTAGTCGGTCGTCACCCATTACTATTTGATTTTGTACAGCCTGGGCTACTTGTCGAAGTTCTTCTTGCTTTTGCTTGCTCCCTTGATATGAGCGAGATAAAGTTTTGGGAAGAGGATGAACCTTGAGATCACCATCGTTATCCAGCTTTACCACATAATAAACCGGGACGACACCTTCACTTACAGGCGGTGTTGGCGGGGTTGGTGGCGTTGGCGGGGTAATTGGGTCAACAATCGTCTTTTCCTCTTTAGGAACAGGGACATCTTTAAGAGCCTTGGCCAAAACGTCAAGCTCTTTTGCTCGGGATTTCCACCTGCCCTTCGCTCTCAAGAGGGCCACAGCCGCTCCAGAGGCAACAAGGCCGATTCCTAAAGCTCCCACCAGGGGATTGGCCCCCATGCCGACTGCTTTTGCTGCTGCTCCACCGGCTGCTCCGGCGGCTCCCCTCATTGCCAGACCCGTAACAAGAGCCTTGGCAACTTTACCAACAATTACAGTTTTCTGACCAGAGTCCAGGGCCATAAGGTCGCTAATTCCCTTACGCCCAGTCCCCATGCCTTGTGAAGCGGGGAGCGAACCATCAGGACCAGGAGCGACCATTCCCTTGCCCTGAACCACTTCAGCGGCCTGAGCATATTCAGGATTGCTGTTAATGAACTCTGAGAATTTAGGGTCTAGCTTGCCGCTAACATTCCAGGCAGCGGTGGTCCCACCTTCGTTAGCCTGCCAGTCATAAACGGCCTTAAACCATTGTTCGGAAGCTTCGCCTAAACGTGCTTGACTTCCATATTGGGCCATGAAATCTTCTGGGCTCACGTTGGCCTGCTTGGCAAGAATTTCAACATTGCCGGCTAAGTCCTGATAATTACCTGAACCGCCATACTCCTTGGCTGCCGCGGCAAAGTTATTTAAGGTTCCTCGGGGGGAAGCTGTCATCTCAAAACGAGTGTCAACTAGTTGTTCAATCCCTTTTCCTGTTTTTGGATCAATTGAGACAGTCGGCTTGCCAGTTTTTGGATCAAGAGCCGTGATCTTTCCTGTTTTAGGATCTACCTCTCCGCCATTGGCCCCGCCAGATATATCTGAGGAAGTGGCGGCGCCTGTAACGTAAGCGCCTATTCCTGCTGATCCAATTAATCCAAGAATCAGCGGCAAACGATTGCTCCGGAGACCTTTCATGGTTTCCGAGTCGCCATATTTAGAACTAAGATACCCACCAGGTGTTGATGCTTCGTCTTCTGGAGCGGCGGCTATAGCTGCCATTTCTTTTGGGGAAAGCTCAAAAAGCCATTCAAGTTCGCCATCATCATAAATTTGAGTATTTTCCGTAAAATGTTTATAAACGTCAGCCAGGTCATAATCTAACAATTTATTAACATACATCCTCAAGACACCAATAAGCTCATTAGCAATTACTGGCGATAGGGCGCCTTTTTGTTGTTGTTCTTGTCCTGGCTTATAAAGTTTGGTGGCTCCCACGAGGGAATCATAAGTTTGAGCAAGTGCTGCCACGCCATTTCGAAATTGCCACTTATCTTTCATATTGGGGAATTCCGGGAATTCCTTGTTGATCTCGTCAAACAACGATTTGATCGCCTCATTTGAAGCCTTTTCTAGAGCAGCACCAAACTCTTCTTTAGCACCCTGGACTCGCTTAGATCGGCCACTAAAAACTTTGCCCTTCTTCTCAAGCGACCCAGCTTTAGATAACCAATGTTTGACCCCATCCCAGAAACCATGTTTCACCTCTGTGCCTCCAGCGGGAGGGGTGGGGGCGGATTCAGCCCCTTCCTCTCCTTGAGTGAACTTGTAAACAGGCTCGGCGCCTGGAAGGCCGGGGGTGGCTGTTCTCTTCTGGCCCTTTGTTTTTCTTCTCAAGTCTTGGCCGGCTCTGGCTTGGGGAACCACTTCGTTGAGCAAGTCGCTCAAACGCTGGGCTTCGGCAATTAGGCCGTTAACTTGGTGTCTAACAAATGCTTCTTTAACCAGTTGATCAACGTGCTTTTCATCTAAAAATGCCACTTATTCTTTCTCTCGTAAAATTTCGTTGAGGGCTCGGTTGATTCGATCTGCCTTTGTAAACACGGCATCCAAATTAACGTTCTTGCCCTCTGTCATCATAAACGCTCCCTGGGTGGAAGGCTCTGAAACAAAGTCAAAACAAATAAGTTGGAAGTCGTCTTCGACGATGGTCTTTCCTTGTGACTCATGAACGGACCCCAGTCCACGAGAGGAGATGCCGAGCTTCACGCCGGCTTCCACTAGAGACTTGAGGACTTGACCAGAGGGGGTGTTGAGCACTTGAACTTTTCCCATTACGTCGTCTCCATCCCACCAGACCTCGGTCACCATATGAGAAGCATTCTTAAGATTAACAACAGAGTCTTCTGGGTGGTCCAGTTCGCCCAGTGCTCTTCTTTCCTGGACGATCTTCGTGTAATTCTTTAGTTCTCTTTCAAGAACTGTTCGAGGGTAAACTCGACCGTTGCCATTTTGGACTTCGGCTCTCTGCATAATTCCCGTGAGGAAGACAGCTTTGTTCTCTCGAACCATTCTTTTTTCGTCTTCCGTAAGAAGGTCTTGGCAAACACCACCTTCACAAAGTTCATAATACTCTCTTAATAAATACTTGCTCATTTTGATCCTTAAATACGGGCGTTACCCGCTCGTTTATGCTGCCCTTGCAACAGCGTCTAACTGGTTGGAGCATCCACTTCTGTGTATATGTTTCTGAATTCATCGGACTCTCCTTATGTCTTTTTGGCCAAACGGTCGACGCCAGTAAGGCCAATATTTTTGTCGATCTTGGGGATTAAGGGCTTAATGTCACCGCCTTGGGCGGCTCCAGCGAGGCGGTCGAGCACTGTAAAGATAAAAGCTCTTTCCTCCTCGGAAATGGAGCCTTGAACCAACTCCGGGACGAGTTCCATGAATTGTTGGCGGACCGAGTTGGCCTTCATCTTAAGAGCCTCTTCACCTTCCGGGGTGGCGGTGGCATCGACTTCTGGGGTGCCAGTTGTTGTTTGTGTGGCGGTCGTTGGTGCTCCGGCGAATTCTGCTTCGATCTCTTCATCGCTTAATTCCCCGACTTCCGTCATGGTTTTAATAACCGAATTCATTTCTTCAAGGATGAGTTTCTTAAGATCCTTTTTACTTAATTTCATTATTTGTGCTCCTAATTTTTATTCCATCATCATCCACAATCATGTTCAGCAAATAAGAAGTTCCAGCACTTAATGAACCTAAAAGCAGAAAATTGATAAAATTATAATCAAAATTAAATAGTTCCGTGGATTTGTTTATGCCACATAAGAATACGCCAACCCAAAAGCCAACACACATGGGGCAGTGAAACAGTTCACATAACCAGTCCGACTGTGAAGAAATATATTTTCGAGGAGATCGAAAAAGATGACTATACACAATAATGGAAGTTATGCCATAAGAGCATAAGATAAAGTATATAAGCTCCATTTACTCCTCGTAACGATAGAACGATGTCATTCCATATGGCCCACGAATATAACCTGGGCGTAAGGAGCCTTTCTTTGAAGCCTGTGGAACGTCGCCCAAGGCAGTGGAATCCATATTGCTTGGATCGGTGAGGTTCTCTTCCCACTCGTCTTCAAGCTCATGATATTTACGGAAATACGGTTTTTCCTCTTTAATGAACTTATCAATAACATTGAGGGCAACCTGTGGGGCGCTTACTCCTTCTTCAATTGGTGTTGAAATCGTCGCTTCAAACGAGCCATATACAGCGCCGCCCTTAACCGTGTCGGGATTGATAACACCTTTTTTCCGAAGAAAGTAAAAAAATCGATCTTGTGTGGCATAAACTCTGTCTTCCATTAGTTCTTTTGGGAAAGCAATAACCTTGTTGGTGGCTGGCACCAGAACAATGTCAATGTCTTCGTGATCAAAAATCATAAGATTTCCATCGAGACTTCTTCTCATATCAAGTTCAACCACCTTTTGTGGCTCTTTTGGAGGAGCGACCTCGGGAGCAGATGGGTTTATTTCGATATCAATTGCCATCTGCTATTACCTCTCTGGCCAAAGACTGAATCTTAAGAACTTTCTCGACCAGAGCTTTCTCTATTTTCTCAACCCTAAATTCGTTGAGCATGGCTAAGACTTTTTTAGTTTTCTCCACCATGTTTGGATCTTCTTTGATCTCACTTAATTTAAGTGAGGAAGAAACAACTTCTTTTAAACGAGTAACCTCTTCATTTAAAAACACTTTTAGATCAAGTCCATTATCAACAAAAGAGGTAATATATTTAGACAGAAGCTCGGCTTGCTCTTTAAATAATTCTTTGGAGTATTCACTGTTAAACTTGTTTGTAAACGTTTTAACAGTCAAACTGTCCACAGATTTTAGATCACCGGAAGAGTTCTCTGGAGAGGTTAGTTTCTCCACCAGCGACTCTTCGAGGACAAGTCTTTTTTTAGTGGGAACTTCCATACTAAAAACCTGACTAATCGTGGCCAATGTTTTATAATTGGGGACGAAGCTTGAGAAAAAAGATTTGCCCAACGACTGATTGATCTTTTTAATGATGGCGCTTTGCTCTGTAAACAATTGCTGTTTATCTAAACTTCCATGAAGTTTTCTAATTTCGAAAATCATCTTCTCTGCCATATGGGGTTTAAGGTCATATGTTTCACACAAAACCCGATAAAGCTGAAGCTCCTTGGCCATCACAGTCTCTTTGTGAAAATGTTCTTTTATAATGGAGATGATCTTGTCTTTAGCCTCAACATTTTTAGCTATTATAGACTTAGTTAAATGACGTGCCAGGGCCTCATATATAAGTGCTGTGTTTCTCTTCTTATTATGTTTCGACTTCACCTTTCTTCTCCTCAAGCTTTTCAATTAGTTTCATGACTTCGAAGTTTGTTTGCAAAAGTTTTTCTTCAGAGTCATCATAACTAGTTTGTTTGTTCTCATAAATACTGCCCTTGGCTAAAGATGCCATGTCCCCAAGTCCTGGAATAGTGGTTCGAGGGCTGAGTTCCGGCATTGTTGCTCGTTTCATGTTCTTCCCTCGACCGGCAGATTTACGAGTGTCAGTGGCTGAAGGCTTATAATATCCTCCATTATTTTTTCGAGTTAACTTTGTGCCGTCTGCCGATCTAACGGCAATTTTATCATTTCTATTTCCGGGTGCTGCCAGGAGAGTAGATTCTTCTTCTCCTCCGGCTGCTGGGGGTTCTGGCGTTGGCTCGGTGCCTGGGGCGGCTGGAGTTTCGGGCGTTTCGGGCGCTGCCCCTGTTTCTGTTCCCATATCGGCTCCCGGAAGACCGGGAAGCCCTCCGCCGAGTCCGCCACCCGTTCCGCCTGTGGCGTCCACCGCCACTTCGGATTCAGCCTGGAGAGCCGCTTCAAACTTTCTATCGTAAAACAGTTCTCTCTGATTTCGGACAAACTCTTCATGAGAAATTCCAAAGATATGTTCCGCCACCCATCGTTTACTAAAGTATCCCTCGGTGGCAGCTGAGGCCACCTGAAACTTCTGATTAAGGTGTTCAAGCTCTTGAAGCTGGGCAATCTTAGACGGATTATTGAGGGTGAGATCAAAGGAGACTAAATCTTCTCCACGATATCCAAGAGTGTATAAATGGATAATTCCTATTTTTTCTAATTCAGCCACAACTGCTCGTTGGAGGCGCTGAATCGTTCTGGCGAATCTCACGTCCTTTTGGGCCAAAGTTGTTTTATCTTCATCGGCCCCCTCACCTCTAAACAGATAAGACTGGGGGATCTTCAGGGCAGCGAACAACTTGTCCTTCAAATATTTAATGTCATCAATGTCGCCTGTATAAGTCCCGCCGGGTAATGTTTCAACCTTTGAACTAACGTTTCCACGAACCGGGATAAAATAATCCTCCTCGATACTCAATGGATTATAACGAAGGTCCACTCGACCGGTGCCGGCGTCCACCACCTGGTTTCGCTTCATCTGGGTCATGACCTTTTGCATATATTGTTCAACGTCGTCTGGTTGAATCGATCCAACATCCACATAAAACACTCTTCGCTCTGGTGATCGAACAATTCGATAAGCCATTACGGCGTCCTCAAGAAGATTCAGCTGTCTAAAGATTCGCCTCGAAGCTTCCAGGACCGATGTTCCATATGGCGAATACTTGTCATTTCCCAAAACACGAAAATGGGCAATTTGCCAGTTCTCAAAAGTAAGGCCGCCAGAGTTCCATTGATATTGAACATAACTGGGGTTTGTCTTGTCTTCTCCTTCGAGTCGTTCTATTTCGGAGGCTGGCAAGCCGATAACGTTGGTGACTCCGACCGTATCATCAATATCGAGATAAAGAAAATAGTCACCATATTTACACATTGTTCGGCACCAGCCGAAGAGATTAAACTCAATATTGAGAACATTGTCATATAGATGTTCCAAAATCGCTTTAAGTTCTTCGTTGGAGCACTTGATGTCAAGAACGTCGTTAAAAGCATTCGAAGTGGACATCTCGTCGCCATAAATATCTAAAGCAGAAGCGATGATTGGCTCATATTCCATCATGTCGAAGTCGGCATAACGCTCGACTCGATTTTGATTTGCCAAAATATTAGAAGTTAAGTTCTCAAAAGGATCATAAGTCGCCTTTTTAAATTGCTGTCCAGTGGCTGACTGGAAATAATGTTTATCAAGCTGCCTTCTTTTCTCCCTTCTTGGGGTTTGCCTTCTGTAGTTGGTCAAAGGACCAGACAAAAGTCGTGTCAGCCTTTTATATAAGGAAGATTGAGTGTTCCTGGGGTTTTTTGTATTTCGTCGTGCCATTTATATAATTATCCCTTTAATAACCAAATGAATTCTTTTAATTCATCTATGTGTTGTTTAATTTTATGAGGATCTTGATGTAACGCTTTATACCCTCTCATTCCTGGGATGGCTGTCGATATACAAGTATCACTCTTAAACATAGAGTTTATCATAGCTTTCTGAAAATTTAAATCTTTTTCGCTCTCGACGAAAACTGTGTCACGAACCCAGCAGCCAATAGCAAAGGACATAATTAAATCATCGTGATAACTTCTCATCGCTTGTGGTCTCCCGTTAACCCATACAAAGGTCTTGAATTCATTAAACAATCTCGAAGAATAAATAGTTACGATCTTGTTTCTTACGAATTCTTCCATCTTGGCGATAATCATTGGTCGAGTCTTTAAAGAGGTGGTAAACCCCGGAACTGAAGAGTTGTGATACTCTGCCTGGTTTTGTTCAATAAATTCATGGGTTGATTTAATTGAATGATAAACATTGGGGTATTCTTTCTCTTTCAACTTTTCTAAAACAGAAAAGCCGACAGTATTATTTTCCACAACTATCATACAGTTCCCATATTCTCGCCCTGCGTCAGCCACGACATTAGAAAATATATCAGGAGTGACTTTTCCCTGATATTCTCCAACCACTTCCATTGTTTCTAATTTGAAGATATGGAAAACTGAATAGTCTTTTCCGTCTCCTCGGGCGACGTCGGCGGAAAGCAGATAGGTGGCAGCTGGATCATAGTTTTCCCAAATCCAAAAATTTCTATCGAACCCAACTCTATGTTCTGGTTCTCTTACTTGTTGGTTAATCCGACCGATGTCATCGGGGTGGATTACTGTTTCACCTGAAGTATTAAAGTTACATTGAAGTTCTTGAGCAATCTGGCGGCGAGACATATTTCTAGTTTCCTTTTCAAACCACTCCTGATCCCTGTCGGGGTGAGCCTCCCACATCAAGGTGGTGGGTTTAAAGTCATTAATTCCCTGGTCTGCTTCAACAAAAGTTTTGTGGAACCAGTTCCCCACGCCATTGGGGGTCGACAGGGCAATACAACGACCACCCGTTGACAGAGTGGGATAAAGGCCTGTCCACAGGTCTTCGAGACCATCAACATGGGCAGCCTCGTCAATCACTAAAAGTGATAATGCTTCGGAGCGACCAGCGTCACCGGAAGTGGTGGAAGCTTTTATCTGAGAACCGTTTGTGAGTTCGAAGCTGTTTCGATTATCGATTTCAACATCGGTTATTTTAATCCACTCAGGTAAATTCCTTATAATTCCTTTCACTTTTTTAACCAGGTTGGCCGCTGTTCCATATTTTGTTGCCATAACAAGGATGTTTTTGTCTCGATGGAACATCATAAGCCAAGCGATATAAGCAGCCGAAACTGTAGATATCCCTAATTGGCGAGCTTTTAATATCACGTTAAACCGATAATCATTAAAATCCGTAATCAGTTCTTCTTGATAGTCATATAATTTAAAAGGGATTAGCCCACGCAGTGGGTGGGAGATCTTGGCATAATTATTAATAAAGTAAACTGGGTCTTTCCCAGATTTAATAATCTCTTTGGTTATTTGTTGCTTTGTTAGCTGAAAGGACATACACTTTTCTTATTCTCTTAAGTCAAGCGCTGTTCTTTCCGAGCGATAACCAGTCTCTAACCGCCTTGCTGAGCCGGTCTTCGGAAGGTGCTTCAACTTCGGCCACTCCCTTAAGATTTCCAATTTCATAATTACAAGTGGCAATTACCCAACAACGGATATTGTTCATATATTCTACTTTGATATCGGGCTTATCAGCCATAGTCAGTGTCAAAGCATCCCCTGTAATTTTCTTATATTCTTTCTTGAGATATTTGACAATATCAGCCAAATGTTGTTCAATATCGGATTCAAACTTGTTGGCCTTATGGACATCTTTGAGTTGGCATTCGGAGTGATAAGTAATCAATAAATGAGTTCCCCGGACTCTAACCTTAAAGCCATCCAAGACTCGGGCTTCCAAATTTAGATCCCCTCGTTCTCTTTTAAGACCTGCTGTTTTAGCCTCGCCTCCGACAAGCGTTCGCTCATCGTGAGAGCCATCGTAAGCTAGTGAAGCTGCTTGTGAGATGCCTCTTAAAACATCCATGATATCTGCCATGAGAATTCTCCTAAAATAAAGTTACTTTATAAGTAGTCAGCCGTGATTGAATAATGCCGAGTATCTATAAAATCGGCATCAATACATCTTCGTAGACCAATAGCACACATAATGGCGTTTTTGTTAAAGCCCACAATAATTGTGCTTTCAATAATAAAAAGAGGAATAGCGTTTAGCTCACCAGTATATCCCACTCTTTTGGCAAACTGAATTAATTCCTTACGATGGTCTGGATTGTCAAAATCCTTTTCAACATATGAAACGTGATTTGCCTCCAAGAAAGCTTTTGCCTTTTTACACCAGCCACACCAAGAGGCAGAATACATTACAACATGAGGCTGTTCAACGGGGCTTACCTCTTTCTTGTTTAAGGTGGTGGCCGAGCACCCCATTGTCGTGAGCAACAATAATGTCGCCAATAAAACTTGTTTCATTTTTTCCTCTTCTTTTTTAATTCTTTCATTTCTAAATCTAAAACTTTTTTTGTAACCTCGTCGATATGATCTCGACCAATGGTTGAATACATTTCTCTAAGGTTTTTAATTGCTTCTCGGAACTTTAATTTGTCTTTTTCTATTTCAACACAGATAATACACATGGGACTATTTTATCATCTTTCCCCATCTTTTGTAAAGCTCATTAAGTTGCTCTGCAACCTGGGGTTCATCTTCGACGTCGGCGTAATGTTTGCTAAGCCCCTTATCCTCCAAATCTTTTTCAGTTCGCTGGGGATAATCCTTTATAGATTGACGAACAGCGTTGTTTAACGTTTCTTGGAGCAGTGCCTCGATTTGATCCTTAACTTCATCCTGATCGATCCATTTAAGGAAAGCTATTAATGCCCGCTGTTCTTCTTCGTCGACGCCGATTGACGCCCAATACTGTTCGTTAGTTAATGTAAGGACAAGGTTATAAGGATATATAATATTGATTCCGGATCCGCCCTTATCCCTTTCCTTCGAAGCAAATGGCACTTTCGCTGTATCGGGAGTAAACTGGACTATTTTGTCTGGGCGAGGGATCATGGCCATATCTATCATTGGAAAGGAGTCAATTTCTTCTGCCTCAACCTCATCTCGTTCAAAACCAGGGAGATCCAGCTGGTTCCATATGTCGCTGTATCTATCCCTAATTACATTTTCAATCTTGGCAAGGGTGCCCTCTCCAATAGCGTTGGCGATTCTTGTGGCCTCAGCGGGGTCAATGCCAGGACCGGTGGCGTAAATCTCTGGGTCGCTCAATTTGGGTCCGGACAATCTCCCGCCGGTAAATGTGTTTATCAGACGACCAAAATACATTCCTGAAATCCCTTTTGGTCTGCCAAGAACAGGATCCAATTCTAATACAATGTTAAACTCTGTGCCTTCCATGCCGTACTCTATGTTCTTAAAGTCAATCTCGTCAAGTTTATCTTCTAATTCTTTCAAACCTCCGGATGTCAAGCCAGCATCCATTAAAGCCTCTGAAAGAGAGTCCCAAAAACTATCATCGCCCAATATCTCATCAGCATCGTTCATTCTACTAAGGAATCTTTCGAAACCATCGATGCCATTCGTTTCATCATAATCGGGCGTGAGCCTTACACGAGCTTCATTTTCATAGCCATCAGATTCAACTTCGTCCGGATAAATGCCGGCGCCGTCTATGCCTTTGTGAATAGCATTTGCAAAGTCGTCCATGTCAACATCTTCGGGAATCTGTAAATCTTTAAAGTGAGGATCGTCTGAAGCAATGCTAAAACTAGCATCCCAATACCACGAGCCTGTATCGTATTCATCATAGTTCACATAGATATTGTTGAACGGGGCGTACTGATCAAACACCTTCTCGTAGTCATCGTGCTTTGGGCCGGAGGGGTTTTCTTCAGCGTGATAACCTGCGTTGCCAACAATATCACTATATTGCTCCTGGACCAACTCATCAAATTTATCTTGGAAAGGCTGGATTTCAAAATCAGTTTCATCCTCATATGTATCTGGGAAAAGAACCTGTGCTATGCTCAAAACCGCCTCAATCGATTTGCCTGAGTCGGCGGGGTCTTCTATAATCCTAGCCACCTCATCTTTTACTACGTTGGTTCGGTCTTGCCGATCTAGATCATGGTCGAGGTTCTTGATGGTCTCTCTTGCTGTTTTGAGAGCGTCGGCTCTCTCTATAATCTTGAAAAGCAGGTTGTCAGTGATTCCTTCAACCAGGCCTGGTTCTCCAACTTCGTCATCTAGAGCATCAAAAACCTGTTCTGGGTCGTCGCCGTGAGTCTGGTCCTTTCCATACACAAGAGCCATCTTTTTGTTGGGGCTGTTGGTCTTGGACAAATGTCGGAACATAACGAAATAAAACGCTTTTCCCTCGCCGGCATACTGATTAAAATAATTCTTTGATTCTCTCGCTGAAATACACCAGCGGGTGCCCCAGCCATAATAACAGGAGGCTCCCTCAGTGTTGGGGCGAATGACGGCATAGTCTTCGGTTTCAAGAACGTCGTCCGCTTCCCCCGCTGCTTGTTTCTTTAGTTCTGCCTTTTTTTCTTTGTCTCGGAGTATCTGAGTCGCTCCTTCAACATAGTTCTTAAAATCGCCAACCTCGTTCGTGGGATCAAAATCATATATATCTTTTGTAACGACCCCTTTTTGTTTCAGCAAGTGATAATTTTTGATTGGCGTGCCAAGGCCAACAACATTGTCGACGATGAGCGAGGCAATATTCGTCACTACATAGTCAGGGTCGTGTATGCTATCCTTTACGGCATCGGGATCATTCCACAGAACAGGGGTTGTGTTCCACTGTTTGCCGTACTTCTGTAGTCTTCTCATCAGGTCTTTTCTAATAAATCGAGCGACCCACATAAGATACTTGTTATCTCCACTTGGATCATCTTCTTTGGCGGCCTCAATGGCTCTCTCCACCCCCTTCTTGAGGATGGCAATTTGTTCATCCGACATCTGGTCAATTACATCTTTGACTTTGAACTGTTTAGCTCCCTTATTAAAGTTCTGGGCATATGCCAGGGCATCAGAGAACCGGCTTTCAATTATCAGGCTTTCATTCAGAAAACCCCTCCAATTTTCAAAGTCAGTTTTAAGTGGGCTCATTCAAATTCTCCAACGGTGTTAACTCTCCGTTTAAATAGTCTCCAACCTGATGAATTGTTAGAACTTTTCTTCCTGCTCTCGTTTTTCTGCCAAAGCGTTGCCAGCCTGGACTAATAAGTTCTCATAAGCCTCTTGCTGAGTTGGGTTTAAACTTTTGTGGGTCACGATGAGATCCTTGGCGACGTCTCGAATCATTTGGGTAAAGATCATCGTTTCGTCTTCGGGTGAGACTTCATCAAGTGCTTTTTTCACTTCTTCCATTATTATCTTTCGTAAATCTTCTACTTTTAACTTCATCTTTAGTTGGTCTCCATCCCGTCTTCCACTTTTCTTCTCGGTCTTCTACAAATACTATATAGCAGGGCTTACAACAAGAAAACTTATTAATATATAAATCATCTTGAGGGGAAAAAGAATAAGTCGAGCACACCGGACAGCTTCGATCATCTTTTTTATCTAAAAATCTTTTGTCTATAAAGACATCACCCTGTTTCACCTTCTGCCTTTTATGTTTTAAGGCGTCTTCTTTTTCTTGAACTTTCTTTAATTGTTCGAGGTAATCTTTTTCCTTTTCGTCATCCCAATGTCTCTTCGGATTCTGAACGGTCTCTTCTCCATATTTTTTTGACATGGCTCTTTCGACTTCAACAACAAATTTTTGATCTCTTTTCATATTAGTAATTATACCAGGTTTTCATAAAGTTTAAAGCAAGATGCCCCGCCCAAGTCGAAACCTGAACGGGGCACCTATTATTGGTTAGTCGAAACTAATCAACTGTAAATCAAAAATGAATTACTTGTCGTTGTTCTCAACCTTAGCAGCCAATTCCTTGACAGCTTCTACGAGAACAGCGGTAAGACGGGCATAGTCAAGACCGAAGTGGTCGCCTTCGCCATTGTTGGCTCGGACAACTTCAGGAATAACCTGATTTACTTCTTGAGCGATAAATCCGATATCGGACTTTCCGTCGTTTTTCCAGTCGTAGCTTACACCACGAAGGGACTTGACTGTATCAAGAGCATTATCAAGCGAGTTGATGTTAGTCTTGAGAGTCTCGTCAGAGTAAGTAACGTAGGAATGTGCTGTAACAATACCATTAGTGGAATCGTTTGGAAGCACAAGACCAGCAGCATTACCCCAAGTCAAAGTTTTAATTGCACCAGCAACACGAACTTTGAATTCCATCTTGGCATCTTCTTCTGTAGCTGTAACGTCAGTTTGAGTTACAAGAATTTTAGCCATCATGTCGGAGCTACCACCAGTGTCGTCACCATAGAACTCGATCTCACCAAGCTCATCGTCGTCAGCTGGTGAAGCGCTATCCTTGAGGAATTTCAAAGTTCCTGGGTTAGCATCGGCGTTGGTGTTCGAAATTACAACGAGTGGTTTATCACTTGTGCCGCTATCAATCACAACGCTTGGCGAAGTAATTGCAACAGCAGTAGTGGCGTCGATATCCAAAGTGAGTGTGGAGATCTCAACCTCGACGTCAGCGTCGATGTCAAGTTGTCCGTCAGCACTAGAGTTAACGAAAGTAGCAGTGTCTTGGAAACAAAGCTTGTTGGTGCTATTCAGAGTGAGGCCTGTGCCGTCAGTATGAGTAAGGGTGGTGTCTTGGTCATTACCAAACTGGATAGTGGAACTATCAGCAAGGAAAAGGTCAGACCACTCTGCTGCGGCACTACCAAGAGCGGCCCCGTCAGCAGAGCCAGGAAGAACGTTCCCGCCGCCTGCCGAAAGCACGATGTCAGCAGCAGCAACTACCTTAAGGTCGGTGTCGACGTCAAGGTAATCAGCAGCACTGTCCAGCTCAAGGCGGATTGTTCGAAGGTTACCACCAGCAACGCTAAGAAGGTCGCCAGTTTGAGTCATGGTGACGTCACCACTATCCCAGTTGATTACTCCACCTTCAGCAAGGAAGAGGTCGGAAAAGGCTGTGCCTGCTTGACCTAAGTAAGCGCCATCGTTGGCGTCAGGAGCGATACCAGTTTGAAAAACTGCCTCTCCAGATACGTTCATGGCAGCATTGACGTCCAAAGTAGTACAATCAACGTTTACGTCCGTAGTGGCACCAATCGAAAGATCTGCTGCCGAAGAACCATGGATAAACTGAGTTGCATCATAGAACTCAATTTTGTTGCTCTCAGCCATAAGCAAGGATGTTGCCGAAGCATCAAAGCGAGCAATTTCGCCCACTGGATTACACTCAAAGAGAATGTCATCGCCACTTACGGAAGACGAAATGGACTGCCCAGAGGCGTGAGCCATATTCAACTTAAGTTGGAGTGTGCCACCATCTTTAAGAAGAACGGCACCACCATCAGCGTCAAGGATAACCTTGTCAGCAGCGTCGAGGTTGATGTCGGCGGCTGCACCACCAACTAAGGTGAGATCTCCAAGGGAAGCGGACATCTGAAAGGTGTTGGTGCTTTTGGTGAATTGTCCAAAAGCTGTTCCATCATCCTTAAGAATGACGTCAGCGCCACCAGCATCAAGAACGATGTCGGTGCTAGAATCCAAGGTAAGGTCGCCTGTGGAATTGATAGAAATAGGTGTTGCAGCGATAGTCAAACCAGTTGTTCCATCGTGAGTAAGTGTAGCATCTTTGCCAGCACCCATACTAAGGATAGCTGAGTCAGAGAGCAAGTCGAGGTCGTCACCGACAACGGCGCTCTTAGCAACGCTCAAACCACCATCGGTCTGTAAAGATCCGTCAGTAGTGCTTGTGGCCTCAGTTGTATCGTCAGTCACGATTCTGCCGTCCGCGGAGAGTGCTCCAGCGGAGGATACAGTAACACCAGAAGATCCAAGACCTCCAGCGATATCGAAATCACCGTTGTCTTCTACTCGGAAAACTTCAGTGCCATCGAACTGTTTAAAGACGAAATCGTCACTATCCACCTTGAGTTGCATAATAACTTCGCCAGCCGTGCCGTCCATGTCCAACGAAATTTGGTTGGTGCCACCGTCTTGGAAGTTAATGTCTCCAGTGGTTGAGTTAAGATCTAATCCACCAGTAGAATCAATAGAGATTGGAGTAGCAGCAATGGTAAGACCAGTTGTGCCATCGTGAGTAAGTGTGGCATCAGCGCCAGCACCTAAAGAAAGAACAGCGGAGTCGGAACTCAAGGTAACGTCGTCAGCGACGTCGAGGTCGCCAGCAGCGACTACCTGTCCACCACCACCAAGTGTAATGGTGTTGGTTGCTGTTGTTGTGGCAACGAAAATCGCTTTGTTTTCGTCTGCGTCACCGATGATGTTTCCACCAAGGGTGAGGTTGCCAGCCACAGTAACGTTGGTCGGAAGACCAACTGTTAATGTCGTACCAGCGAACGAAGTATCAACCTCATTCGAAGTACCAGCAATTGTAAAAGTATCAGAACCAAGATCGATATCACCCGATCCTGAGTCACCGGCTACAGTAAGAGTATTACCACCGGCCAAGTCGACGATACCAGTCGACTGGGAAATGTAAAGTTTAGGAGTACTTGCCGAAGAACCAGATGCAAAGATTCTCGGTTCTTTATTTTCAGAACCAGAGACTCCCTCCACAAAGTTAAACTTCGCGTACTCGGTATAAGTTGTTGCCATTTAAAAAACCCTCCATATTATGTGTTTTTTATGGTTGGGCGAAAGATATAGCCATTCAGTTGCCACAATGGGCATGGAGTGGCGACCCTCTCGCCATAACTAAATAGCCATGACGTCTTGGAATTCACCGTAAAAAATAGAGCTTTTAAGAATCTAAAAGAGCGACTAAGGCGCTTTGTAAAGCATCTATCTGTTTTTGTTGATCTTTTATCGCTTCAATTAAAATTGGAGTTAAGCGGGAATACTCAATCCCCAGAAGATCGCTGTTTGAGTCCACAACTTCGGGGGCAATTTTTTCTATTTCTTGAGCGATCAGGCCGATTTCTAGTGAGCCTCCGCTTTTTAAATTATAAGTTACGCCCTGCATCGACTTAACTTTATTAATTGCCCCGAGAATCGGTTGAATATTTGTTTTAATTCTCTCGTCAGAATAAGTCACATATGCTGTCGCTTTAATTTGACCAGTCGTGGCATCGTTAGGAAGGATTAGACCGTAATTTGAGTCTGGAGTGGTTCCGATTCCGACCAACCCATTGAAGTAGGCTCCCGTGGAACCCGTCAATTGCCCTGTCACCGTAATAGTATCCGAAACAGCGTTTCCTAAAGTAGTGTTGCCAAAAACATCCAGAGATCCTGTAATGCCCACTGAGCCAGTTGTGTCAATCTGGCCTGGGCTTCTGGCGATCCAGCCCACATCGTCTTCAGACTGAACAGCGGAAATTGTTATGGTTCCTGAGCCGTCGTCCGAAATAGTAATATTCGTGCCGGCTGTGAAGCTTTTGAATTGAAGTTCTGTTCCTGACTTTTGATAAAAGGTTCCATCGCCGTTGCCAACATTAGCTCCGGTGTTTACCTCGCCGGCTCCCGCAGTGGAATAAACTCGGATCTTCTCTCTTAACTTGCCCTCAGTATAAAGAGCAATGTTCCCAACACCTGGCCTGAATGATTGACCCACAATAGAGCCTCCTCTTACTTAAGGGCGTAAACAACCCCTATAGTAAGTAGTACACCAGTTCCGATGCCTCCGATGAACCACCAACTAGAATTAGGCTTTTCGAGGGCCATATCTTGTAAGTTTCTGATTTGCTCGTCTTTTATCTCGACCATGGAATTATACTTTTGATTACATAAATCCAGATCAGCGGTCAAATTATCAAGCTGGAGAGTACACTCTGCTTTTAGTCTCTCTTCCAAAATCTCCAGATTAAGATTGTGTTGAGCGATCAAAGCTTCTCTTTGAGCAATTGTCTCAGCAACGGCGGCGGCATTATATAATACGCCGCTATATGGAGCTTCCTGCCCTTCGTTCAATGGTGTGATTTGAGGAAGATCGTCTGCCATTGCCTGAAAAGGAAACAGCATTATTAAAAATATTGAGACTAGTTTAGTCATTCCATATCTCGAATCCGAACTCTTCTTTAATTAGTTCGGCCAACTTGTTTGGATCATCTTTTGTTTCTTCGACAATTTCCTTAACTCTTTGTTTTTGCTTCTCTGTTATCTCTTCACTTCTCTCTTTAAGTTTAAACTCAATTAACTCTAAGGCAAGCCTATATTCTTCAAGATTTTTATTTCTCTTCTCGATTTGTTCTTGGTGGGCCTTTTCCAAAGCCTCCACCTCCGCCTTGTGGGCTGCTCGGGCATCAGAAAGCATCTTCTTTGCGTTTCTGGTGTTCTTGCTGAACAAAAGATAAAGAACAAATGTGTATGCCAAAAGTGCCACAATTTTCCAGTTGTGTTTACACCAGAGCCAGACTTTTGTGATCGCTGTCTTTACAGCCAGCCAAGTCATCGTCGGTTATCGCCATGTTTCCAGCGGCTGGCGATATCAGCAAGGCCTTCGATTCCGATATATGTCAAAGCAACAGCAACCCATTCATCTGAACCCAACTTGTCCATTGCCAGGAAGGCCGTTGCTGTGGCCCAAACAATCAGCTTTCGTGAAGCCCATCGTTCCATCCACCGGTCTAATCTTGCTTTCGTTTCTTCGCTCATGATATGTCTCCCTTAGTGAGATAAATAGTTGGAATTACCTAAAAATAGGTCATATTCCAAGAATGCTTCCTCCAATTTTTCAAAAGCTATTTTTTCCTCTCCGAATGAAGAGTGCTCATCATTCATTACCTCTCTATATTGGTCAGCCTCTTCTTTCAGCCTTTCGAGCCTTGTTACATATTTAAAAAATTCCTCGATCTTTTCACCGTTGGTGTCCGCTAAAATCGATTGTTTAAATTTATTAAGTTGTGCTGCTGTCATGGGTAATCTCCTTATTGGTTGACATGTGCTAGTCCATCCACTTTTTCAATCTCAATTGTTGTGTCGACACAATCCTTGAGAGAATCAAGGTGAGAAATAAGAAGGACTGTTTTAAACTGTGTTTTTATCATATCTGTTAAGATTCTGATGAACCCTTCCATGTTGTCCTCGTCGAGCGCTGTTCCGGGTTCGTCAAGAATAAATAGGTCAGGCTTTGGCAAATTCGACACGCTAAGTAAAGCAAGCCTAATAGCCATGGCCGAAATAGTCTTCTCGGCACCTGAGCCCAGTTCAAGCGGGCGGGGCTCAAAACGAGCGTGCTTAATATTGATTTCAAGTTTCTTATCGCTTGTTTCAAAGAATACTTCAAAATCAACAATATTAGATAAAATCTTGGAAACCTCTTCATTAATGATCGGCAACTTCTTTTTAATAATGTCATATGGAATCCCATCCTTTGACCTCATACACTTTTCATAAAGGTCATATGCTGCGTAATCTTTTCTGAGTGTGTCGAGTTCTTCTTTTTGATCATGGAGATTCTGGAGCTTTTGTTCCAGGGAGCCATGAACCTTATGAATGATGAGAAGTTCCTGCTCACACTTTTCTAATTCTTCGTTTTTATTACTGACTTCGCCGTTGAGGGCCGCTTTCTCTTTCAGAAGCTGCTCAAGATTTTCAATGAACTCTCGATTCTCTTCATATTCAAAGAGCTTCGTGCTTAATTTGTCAATGTCGAGCTGTAAAGTTATTATATTGTTATTATTCTTTTCGATATTTAATGAAAGATCTGATATTGTGCTGCTTGTTTCTGATTCTTTCTTTTCGATATCTTCAAATTTGTTAATGTACTCCTCGACCTTTTTAGGTTCTAACTTCTCGATCTCTCCTTCGAAGTGCTCTTGTGCTTGATCTATCCGACGAATAGCTTCTTCAATGATGTCCACGTCTTTATTGGCATCATAAGCATCTTTAATGAACTTACAGTGAGAAAATTCGGATCCACAAGGAACTTCGTCGAGAAGCTTGAGCCTGTTGTTTAGATCTCCAAGCTTTCTTTTTTTGAAGCCCTTTTCTCCCACCAAAGTATTAATTTGTTTTTTGTGTTCAGTAATAATGCTCTGTTTACTTTTGAATTCTTCAATGTCAAAAACGGATTTAAGGTTTTCAACTTTCTCCAAGTACTCCTTGTGTTGTCGAATTTCGTTTTCTCCACCTCTGTTAGCTTGAATAATCGTTTGGACTTTTTTTTGCTTAGTTTCAAGCTCTGTCTTCACGCTTTCATAATCAATTACTTCCGCGGGGATGGAGCCTATTTTGATGTCGACTTCTGAGAGGTTCGTGTGGAGCTTCTCAATCGACTTTTTAATTTTGGTGCATTGTCTTTTTTGCTTCCGAGTTTCAGAAACGTTTCTTTCCGTTTCTTCCTCCACTGTCTCCAGTTCAGCAGCAAAATCCTTTTCTTCCAATCTTTTAATCGCCACCCTTAGTTCTGCCCCCTCTTCCTTTGCTAATTTGTATTTCTTATCGAAAATCTCTAAGTCAAGGAATTTAGCCAGAATTTCCTTTCTTTTAACCGATCCTTCCTTAATAAACGCTAAAGAATCTAGTTGTGAGGCCATCGATGTCAGAAGGAAGTCCTCAGAGGTCCCAAATACCTTTCTAATCCTCTTATCGGTGTCTTGGCGACTCAGACCATTAAGTTCTTCTTCCTCGCCTAAGACGTTGTTTTTAGCCGTAAATTCGACATTTGTCTTGGCCTCTTGAGTTGTCTGTCCATGAAGAGTCTTTATATACTTCTCTGAAGTTCTTTCCACATTGTAAACCTTATCCCCCACTGAGATGTTGACAGATCCTCGACAATAATCTTTATTCTGGTTAATAACATGAAGATTCTTTCTGTTATTTTTTGAAGTTTTGTCAAACAACGTATATAATAGACTGTCGACCACACTGGATTTGCCAGAATAGTTCTTGCCAAAAATACCGACGATCCCTTCGAGGTTCTTAAAACTTACTTTGTTCCCCTCACCATAATTAAAGAGGTTATCCCATTCCACGGAGTCGATGCTCCAGTTTACATTACGGATAACGTCCTCTCCTTCCTCGACAACAGTGTTGAACTTTCGGTTCAGGTCGAGGATTCTTGTCATAATATCGTCTGGAGCTTCGTAATCCTTAAGATACTCTCGGATAAACTTCTCTTGGATGGCCGTGTCTCGAAGATCTTCTTGAGCCAGATCGCCGGTAAGATCGTCGACACTTCCTCGTTTACCTGCCGCTCGGTTAAGGAACGTGACCGATTCTGGATTAAATTTGGCTTTTGCCACATCAACGGCTTTTTTAAGAACGTTCAGGGGTAAGTTGTTGTTGGCCACGACCCGTAAGCGAGCTTTCTCTGGAACGGCTGCTTTTCGAGGGAGTTTGCCCTTCGGTGTCAATTCGAGTGTGATAAACGGCTTAGGGTTGGGGACTGAGATATGTTTACATGTAAACCTTTCTTTGTCTTCAATTTCCCAAATAAGAAATCCTTTATCGTTGGTTTCGCCATGGTTTTGCTGAACGGTTGATCCACAGTAACGGACTCGACCGTCATCATCAAGCGTTTGGTTGGTCTTGTGAATATCGCCCAAAAAGACATAATCAAAGTCTTTGAAGATGGCGATGTCGTTGTCTCCGTATTCCATCACCCATTCTTGGTCAGTTTTACATCCGTTAATTGAACCGTGGTGGAGAGCAATATTAATTCGATCATAATCTGAAGGCTCTTTCCAGTTTTCTTCATCAAAGATGGAGAGAACGTTGAAAGCAAACTTGTCATTCAAGCAAATCTCCTCCGACTTCTTGATAAAGTGTAAATCTGGATGAGCTAAGGCTTCGACAATCGGAGTGATGGCATCTTGACGAGAACTATTCTTGAGATTTCCATCATGATTACCTGGAATAATATAAAGCGGAGCAATATCGGCTAAGCTCTTTAGAAACCACTGGGCCATATCGAAGTATTCTGGGCTTAGTTGGGTTTTTGTGTGAGCCAAGTCCCCACAGTGAACAATATAGTCCACCTTTTCGTCCTTAAGGATATTAAACATCTTCGTGAAGACCTCTCGGTATTCATAATGATATTTTAAATTACGGATATGGGTGTCCGCTATATGGGCAAATTTCAAAATATTCTCCTAAATTTTAATAGAATCCAGAGCATGTTCCATTAGAAACGTGTCTGGGTTCATAAACTTTGCGTTTGATTTTCTCTGCTGGAATTCATCTTGGGTCATGCTTCCAACATCCTCGAAGCCTGATGTGTCTATTTTAAAGACTTCGGCGCCATAAGATAATAATTTGCCGATAATTCCGGCACCTTTCTTCTCAGCATCCTGATCAAGGGCAATAAAGACTGATGTGTCTCTTTTAATAATCTGTTGGAACAACACACTATTAGCCCGAAGGGTCGATCCCAAGAGGGGGATGGAGTTAGTGCCGGCTTTGATGGCATCGAAGATGCCCTCTACAATCACCAAATCCTTATCCCAGTTGATAAACAGGTGATTAAATATTATGTCTTTAGATGCTGAGGGGTTCAAGTATTTTTTCCAGTCTCCAGAAAACGTTCGAGCAACAAAGTAGTTAACGTAGCCCTTATCATCAAATGATGGCACAATCACTCTGTCTTTAAACGGTCCCTGAAGACAATATCCTATTTTCCAGTTAACGATATCTTGTTGAGTTATTCCACGATTCTGAAGGTAGTTTAGCACTCGAATGGAAGCTAAACTTTTGTTCTCACCTGTCAGTGTAACAAACTCTCCAGGCAATGTCAAGTAATTTTTTGAACTTTTTTCTTTGACCTCTTCAAAGAGCTTGTCAAATTCCAGAATATCGGTTTGGCCAGAGAGGGTGTCCCACTCTTTAAGTTGAGCATAAGATCCAAATCTCTTCACAACTCGCCTGATAGTTCTCCCGTGAGTGTCACAAACCCAACACTTGAAAACGTCCTTTTCCACATTCACCGACATCTTTCGTTTGTGATGTCGACAATATGGGCAATGAAACAAGTACTCGTTATTGGAAACAAAAGGTTTCCCAAGTATATCTTTTAAGATTTTGTGCTTTTCCATCCTGCTTTTGCTATAATATAACTATCTGCCTTGTCATAAGTTCCTGGTCTTGGATTACCATGCTTAGTATATTCTATATCAAAAGCACCCTCGTTGTCAAGAACAAAATTTAAAACTACTTCTTTAGCCTTCTGGCCTTTGGGAACTTTTATGCCACAAGTCTTTCTGGCTGTCGTTGCTCCCACATATTCAGGCGTAATTTTAAAGTCTCTTTCACAAATATATGAGATGATTCCATTGAATTTAGCTAAAGTCACTATAGTTCGTGCTGAGGAGAAGCCGGGTCGGAAAGACAACAACGACTGTTCAATGAAGATCGAGTCGAATCGAAGCCTCTTAACATCATATAACATGGCCAACATCTGTTTTACTCGTTCCGCTTTATCATAAAGGGTCGGGAACTGATTTTTATTGCGGAGATCCCAAAAGTCACAATAAACAACTTCACCCTCATCATTTAAAACCGTTGCTCCAACAATAGATGTCGAAATATCTAATCCTAAAAGCATACTTTATTATATCAGAGATCCAACTTAAGTTTAAATGTAAGATTCCTGTTGATCGTCTTCTTAACCGGTTGGGCCAATTTTGCTATTCCAATAATATTTTTTTGATCATCGTAAAGAGCTATTTTAGAAATATAAGTTGTTTTCTCAAAACTAGCCGTATAATTGGGAAAAGAACTGCTGTTAATGTTTTTAATTTCTAGATCTTTATCTTCAATATAAAAGGTGGAGCCCGTTACGGCCTTTTGAATAGAGCCGGATATAAAGTTCTCATGAGCCACACCAAAATCTGCTGGCTCATCTCCCAGCGAAGCGGTGTTGGCCACTGTAAAGGTGGGGTTATTCGAATAATAAAGCTCTCCAATAGGGGCGTGTGCCAACATAGTTTTCACAGGAATATGCTCTACTCCCTGAAAATCCAGCGAAAAGCTCGATGAGGGGAGGTTATATCCGGGGGATTTAGTGTAGTCCACACTTCCATTAAAAGTTGCCTTTGAGCCTATTTGATAACCAGCGGGAACAAGGGATCCGGTGGCATTGAGGCTTGAAGTGATCCCAACGCCCCAGTAAAGCCATGAAGGGCTCGTGGCGGAGCCTCCAGTATAAGGTGCTTGATGGCCAGCGCTGATGTCCCAACTGCCTGTCAGTAAGAGAAAACCTTCATTATAAAGCACGACTCCTGCAATAGACCCCGATTCGAAGCGGTCGTAAGTCCCGCTTACCTCAATTAATTCTCCATTTTCATAAACATCAGCACATTCAGCAGCCAGAGTTCCACTAATATAAAACTTAACACTCACTGAGCCTCTTTTTATTGACTCTCCATAATAAATCGAAGGGATGCTAATCAGGTTGATGGGTTGAACGCCTTTATCCCAATAGGGTGTTCCTGTCGGGAATTGATCAGTTGTGTCGGCGCCGTTTCGAGCAGAAGAAGTAAAAGCGTATTGGTCGCTCAGAGGGGTGTAATAGTTCAAAGTGTTCTTTAGGGCTTCTATATATGAACTAGAAACTGTAACGATCCCGGCGTCTTCGGATTCCGAATCAACGCTATAAGCATCATACTCATGAGGTGACAGCTGCAGATTGTGTTGGGCGCTGTAATTAATTGCACTGGCCAAATGCTTTTCAGGATATAAATCTCTAGATAGACTGGCTGAGAGGGGGTAATTGAAGCTCGATGTGAGAGTTGATCCCCAGTCTTCTTCATTGTAAGACCCTGTGGAGATGGTTTTAAATTTGATGTTGTCACCACTTTTCACCACAAAGGGATGAATCATGGTCTTGGTTCCGGTGTTGTTCTCATAATCGTAATCATGATCGCTCTCGGGGCGGTCAACGTTCACTTCGTAAAGACTAATGGCTCCGACCGGAACATGTGTGACATTCCCATAAAAAATACTTCCACTCTCATATGGAGTGTTTCTATAGTAAACGCTCCCGCTGTAGATCATAAAACTACTGTGGGGGTGAGCCACTATAGTATTGGTAAAAATATCGTTTTCTTTGAACCTATAATAAGACACCTAAATCCACCTATACCTTGTTAAATTAAATAGTTAGGTGATCGATAAAGTTTTTAGCACTTTAGTAGTCCAGTCGAACTCTCAGCGTCAATTCAGTATCAGGAGTCTTTTTGAGGGGCTCGGATAGTTTCGCTGTGGCGAGTAGTTCATTATCAGCACTATAAAGGCCGACAGTGGTGACATATGAGACTGGCTGGTCCAGACTACTTGCCTTTACTCGAATTTTACTACCTGTCAAATAGGTGGGATTAGCACTATAATTGAACTGGTTGTGGTTTGCTCGACAGAAATAAATTGTTGAATTCAACTCTGTCGTATTGTTGAAGTTCTGTGTTGCCCAGTGGTGTCGGAAACTATCACAAGAGGCGCTGATCGAAGAACTAATCATGGTGTTATAAATGTTTCCGCCACCAAGAATCGTTCCGGTCAACTGAGAAATAGAAGATGTTCCGAGAACAGCAATGCCGGCCTGATAGAACAGTAGTCCAACATTTCCAGACATGGCACTAGACAAAACGGAATATTCGCCTGCTGGCGAGTCTGTATAGAACACTGTTTCGTTATTGGAAGTGGGGAGAGTTATCTCATCAAGAATCATCTCTGCTCGGGCTGTTGTCCAGGCATAAGCAAGCTTTTTATTCAGCTTCCACGACCAGTTGTTCTTGTCAATTTCATCTTTAGATAAAAGCCGAGCAAAACTAACAAAGACTGCTTCCCGAATATAATCGCCCCCAGGGATTTTGAACTCTTTAATGGACCCTGTGGCATCGTGCCCCATCAAAACCTGGGCCATCTCATTGTAAATATTAATCTTTTTGTCCTGCTGAAAGCCAGCATATCCGGTCACATCTGGTGATACCGACTGGGAAATGGTAGAATTAGCACTATATCCAAAACTAAGGTCAAAAATATGATTGGCCGATGAACTGAGATAGGGATAGTCATAAACCGACTCGAATATTCCGTGGGAATAATTCTTGATATTGGTGTGTGAGGTCCCTTGATCTTCGGGATATGTTCCCGATACGATTGTTCCCGAAAGTGGGATGGCCTCATGAAGAGGGGTTCTTGTAACTGTGATGTCGTCAGCGTTTACACTTTTAAATACGTTTGCCATAATTCTTACCTTAATTTAATAAATCTTACTGGGATGTCGATTCTGTAGCCTGTTGTAAGACCCGTTACTCTGACCGTGGTGTCAATGTATCGGACGTCCTCCGCGGTGGGGACTGAATCTGTCCAGGTTTGGTCGTTAACCCCCATTTTCAAAAAGAGGGTGTTGCTTGTTTGAAGATCCGTACTCGCCAAAAGCTTAAATTGTAAAATGGATCCTCGTGGGCCTGAAATTATCTGGCTTGCCTCTTCTGTTGTCAGGGTGTTACCATTCGGCATCACATAGTCGCCAGGTGAGGTGGCTGTAACATAATAAGCGGCGATGTTGTCGTCATCAAGAAAAGAATAAGCCATTGCTGATGCCGGAGAAGTGGGACTCGTTATGGAGCCAAACCGATTATCCATCTCTATCAAATATTGACTTTCATAAAGATCTGGGTCGAGAGCCTGAGTTGGACTAATGTCCTGAGTATCAAGACCTTGGTCGACTCTAATTGTGACTCCCTCACCAGTAACGCCGTCAATAATACCAACTGGATCGCCCGCCTCTCTGAGGCCTGTTGGCACAAACTTCGAGGTAGTGTCGTTGACGGTTACAACAAACTTTTCGTTAGCCTGGGTCGTAGATTGGTTTCTGGCATTCTCGGCCACCACCTCATTCAACCTCAAAACAGGCAGATATGTGTGGTTCATGTTTGCCAGGGTTACTAATTTAGATTTTAAAAGAGACGTATTGTTGGTGAAAGCTTCTAAAACCGGAGTCTGCTTAATATCTAGATCGTAATAAGCGCTGCCGCTGGGGTGGGCACCCTTTGGGCTGTTAGCGTTCCTGTAAAGCTCATAATTTATTTCATCATCACCCAGAGCAAATTTTGTAATCTTAAAACTGCCATCAGCCTTAGCGAGCCTCATTCGGCCCGTGTCTGTCAAAACAGCATCTAAAATAATATCTCCGGAATTATCAAGAAACCCCATGTTTTTACTCCTCTTTTTATACTATAAGTAGGTTCGTCCTCTTAAATAGTTCTTGTAACACAAAAATTAATTATTATCCTTTAGCACTTATCGTCATCGGGCTCTGGGGTGGTCACGATGTCTTCACACTCTCCCGTTTCATCATTATAAATCTGACCTTCTCCACACGGGGGTGGAGGGGATGCTGGTATTTGCCCAGTAGTGGCACTATCAGGTGCCCACTTCCATTCATCGGGTTCTAAGCTCTCCTCGGTTTGAACATTTTTTAAATTAAAGTCCAGATTGAAGTCGATCTTTCGATTGGTCTTTTTGGAATTAAGTCGTATCTTAATCCTCTTATTTCCCCCAAACAGAAGTTCATTATCGAGACCCAATTTTATTTCCATGCTTTTCCCATCCGTGGTCATCTCGCCGTTTTCGCCTGATTCAAGTCCTGTCGCGGACATATTTAGAAGCCGCTGGCTTAAAGCGGGCTGGATGGCGATAAACCTTTTTGCTGATTTAGATCCCACTTTTACTTCTGTCGGGAAGTCATATATTTTAGTAACGATATAGATTGTCCCCAAATCATTAATCAGTTCTATTTCATAGATTGGTGACGGATTAGACAAATTATTGTGTACATCTATCGATCTAAAAGTATAATAATATTTGTGATTTGGGGTCAAAGTATCGAGAAAGCTTGTTGAGGTCGATCTTTCGCTTGATATTTCAGTTATCAATTCGGCGTTAGCGAAGGATCCATAACTCTTAGGCGGTGTAGACAGCCTAAACATTTGATATTTTTGGGTAAGGTCGTCTCCCTTAAATTCCAATGGGGTAATCCCGATCTCAGCGAAGCCCTGTTGCTTTTCAGCCCACTGTTCTTGTTCGGCCATTTGTCCCGTTCCGCTTGAAAATTCTCCTTGTCCAACGACACCCCCGTATTGGGCTTCGTATTGTTTGTTGAAAATCCCTGTGTCTTGGGGTAAAATAGAAATAGGAACCTCTTTTCTAGAGCCATATTGAGGACGAATAAGCCAGAGTAATTTGTTATCGACCCCTTTAAATGGAACCGGCTCGATTTCCGGTGCCAAAGGTGGCTTGTCCATCATTCGGAGGACGATATTATTCTGATAAGGAAGCTCTACTATTTTGATATCTGGCCACGATGTTACTTCTGCTGTAAATTTGTGCCAACTATTCAAAGGACCTATGTCACCGGTGGGGTCGCCCTCTATAACTTTGTCACCCACATGAGTATAGGCGTAACGAGTGCCCAGGATCAGGTGTAGTCCAACAATATCATATTGATATTTTTCTCCGTATTTTACTCGTGTGTCGTAAAAATCAAAATATTTATTTTTTTGCTCTTTTAGATCATTGGTGTTGGAAAGAAAATAGGTTGAAATAGGATCGGGTGTCCTGTTCCCCTGGGCGTCAAAACCATATTTTAATATTTTAAAACCAAGGGTGATAGAGGGGGCGAGTTTCCCTTCCAGTATTTCAGAAAAACTCCTAGTTCGTCTCAGATAGGGAGTTAGGCGGTCAAGCCAGTTATCTAGTGTATTATTGTGTCCGCCTATCCAATTTGGTTCTATCATTTGTAAAGCTACTTCCACATTTTTATTGTTGCTCATTAAAAACGGCAACGAATCGGGCCAGGGATCATTAAGGAGGCCATACGTGTAGCCATAAAGTCTAGACCCAAATTTTAATAAATTCCCCAAAAACTTGATGAAATCCATGGCCGTGTGGAGGTCCCCATCGTGACCCCCAGTAGTGGTGTATTTCCACTCCAGCCCCGACTTATAAGGCTGAACATAATTCCCCTTCACAGGGCTCAAGTCTTTCCAATATTGAGCCTCGCTCCAGGGATTAACAGCCGAATCTCCTTGAACAAAAGTGGGGTAAACCTGGGGTCCTCCAGCCTTTGTTCCCTCTTGGTATTTATTAAAACGGCTTAAGTAGGCTAAGTCTAGAGACTGTCGTTTTATGCCATCTTCTACGCCAGTGAACATTTTATAATTCCACTTCATGGGTGAGTCCTCAGTAGTGTTGGGAGATACTGGCTTAGAATTAGGCAGTTTCAGGCGAATGTGGTTAAACATGGGATACTGATTAATGGTTCCTCCCGGAAGTTCTTTTAAGCAATGATCCATCATGGCGAAAGCAGGGAATGTTAAATTACTATACTTTTTATCGAACCACTGATTAGGATATCCAGCTTCCATAACCTTGGTCCATTTGTCCAGATAATACCATGTGTTTCCTTGTAAAGACCCATAGTTGGCAAATGGCTTTTCAATATCGCTATCTAGTTGGGCCTCCAATGACACATATTTATAATAAGCATTGAAATCTGAATTATTAACCATGCTTTCGTCATTATCAAAAGTCTCCAGCATTGCTTTCTGAGATGGGGACCATCTTTGGTGGGCCGCCATAATATTATAATCGGGTAACGAATTGTGAGAGAATTCAGTGGGGGCGATAACTTTCTCGTATCCCGGCTTATAGTAATTATAGGTGGCCGAAGACTCTATCTTTAAAGATCGTTCCGTGGTGAGTTGGCTTGTGATTTCTTGAAAATTATCAGTGAAGGCGGGAGTGTCATATTCACACACATGGTCGTACCACATCCCGTTAGTCGCCCCAGATGACTGTGCCACTTTAGTCCTTAAATATCGTAATGCTTGAAGCTGATCTCGATATGGTCCCGTATCGTTAGGGGTGTTGGGCGGCACCCTGAACAGAAAGGACTCTTTGACACAGGTGTTTTTATCCCCAACAATTGTTCCCACTCCTGTTGAAGGATCTGGCTCGTGGACTGTATTGTCTAGGGACCAGCCAAGACCTGAAGGGTTGGCCCAGACCTTTACTGTGTATGAGGGAGTGCCATAATAGAGAGACACCAGCCTTTCTGCCATATTATTATTCTCATAAAGTTTAGAAAAAGTGTTTTCATTTAAATAAACTATAGCATCTTTTATTTCTAAAGTGAAGGGAAGCTTGACCACATCTACAAAATCCTTTGTAACGATAGTGACTCCATTTGGCGCTCCATAGTTTTGTTGCGGACCAAGCAGATCTTTCATCAACAACAGGGAGGCCTGGGAGCCTGGTTGGGCGTTTAAGGGGCGAGAAGTTGTCCACGTATTTCCAGTATAGAGTCGTCCGTGGTCCACCTTTACTAACTTACTTGGCTGGCTCCAGGCAATGTATTTAAAATTCGTCGAGTCCAACTGTAACGAGGTTTTTAACATCGGCCACACGTCGGGATGAGTATTATCATTAACGAGCGTTCCGGCATTAAAAAATCGAGGGCCAAACACCGATGGTGCCTGGGGGAGTGGCTTGGCGTTGAACTCGGCAATCTGAGCTATGGTCTCGAAAGGGATATCTTGAGGGGAAACATTGTTATTCTTGCCTGGTGCTGTCTCTACTTTTTTAAACTCTTTAGAAGCTTCAGTTTTTTCTACAACGGCGGGGCCTTTTTTGCCTGGGTTTGTTTCTACTTTTTTAAACTCTTTAGAAGCTTCAGTTTTTTCTACAAATTCTTTAAAAGCCTTCTTAAGATCAAATGGGGGGTTGTAGCCGTTCATTATTCACCGCCTCCAAGAAAATAAGTCCCAATTAGTGGGAGTGAAAGCCTCTCTTCTTTCCCAACTTTTAGTAAAGCATTTTCATAACTTACCAATCGACAAATTGATGGACTCTTAACCTGATCTAGGCTTGTTACTTCTTGAAAAATTGGAGAAAGGACAGAACACTCTCCATCTCCCAAGACCTCATAACCATTGAAAACCTCCATCTTATATACGTTCATATAACTTTGATAAGCTTGAGACCAATTAATGGTTGGCTTTGGGGACAATGCCTGGGGAGCTAAAGCTAAAATGTGAAAAGGAAGAGTATTCAGTTCTTCTTGGGTCATTTTTTTAATTTCTGAGACGAATTGGCTATTTTTTATAAAGGGGTTATTCGAAAAAGAAGCATTGAACAAGCCCTCTAAAAGAGTCAAGTTGGCCAAGTTGGTATGTTCTTTACTTTGTATTTCTTTCTCTATCTGAGTTGTGTCTTCTCCTGGTTGGGTCATTTCTGTTTTGTCATCCACGACATCCACCAGAGAATGGGATTGTACACAGCCCTCGATCTGGGTGGCCTCCTGAACACACATGTTATTATCATGATTACATTTATATAAGTTACTGAGTGTTTCTTCTTCTGTTGATCTTTTTTGGGTCACATGTATATTGTCATTGTCGTTTATTTGAGTTATTTGTAAATTTACATTAAGATTTTCTAAATTACTTGAAGTGTTAACGAGCTTGTCTTCCGGGGATCCCAACAATACTCTTGAAGGGGTGAGTTCTCCCACCGAGTTAATTGGGACCTGTTTTCCTAATATAGTAATGTTTTCTCCTCCCGAAGGTAAATTTACTTTTTTTATTTCTTTTTGGAACCTGCTTCTTAGCTGGGTCGTGCTTATGTGAGGGAACGAGTTGATGGCTGCTTGGGGCGAGTCAACCCTGTCAAAAAAAGCATATCCCACCGACCGAGGGCTCATGACCGATCTTAAAAAGGGGTTATTATTAAAGTTGTGGATCAATTCAATTTTTCGTTTAAGAGAGTTCTTTCCCGACTCATCAGCACGAATACCCTCAACGGCGGTCTTCTTGGTTTCCCCTCCCACAGACTTGTTTAATATAGAGTTTATAAACTCAATTAAAGTGTTGTGAGCCTCAACAACTCGACTTATAGTGGTCAAGGTTGCAGTCTTCGGATCCAATAGGCCCATCACTAGTTTGGGAGTAATATTGACTGTTGAAGAAAAATAGGAAAGTATGTTAATGTAAGTGCTGGCATAGTTGGATAGCTCCCCCATAAAATTAGAATTTTTGTGGGTTTCGTTTACGAAGTCAGGTCTAAATCGTTGACTTATTGGATCAAAATTAGCTTCTGCTGTGGTTAAATACGTGCTCAGATTAGTCTCTGAGGATTTCAGTTTTTGAATTGCTCCCGTAAGGGCGGCGAAGATGGCATCTTCGATTTCCACCTCAACATAATATTTAAAATTCCCATTGATTAAAGTGGAAGAATTGTGGTCCGTTACTTGATAATGTCTAACCCCTGGATTAATATTTGGAATGTTTATCTGCCGGATCTCTCCGATGTATTTCAGCTTCGCCGCGGCCTTGGATGTTTTTGGGATGGTGACCTGATTCTGGTGGTTGAGATATCGTTTTTGTGTTTCAAGGACCCCCGAAACCGGACCATCGAGCGAACTGGCCACCAAAAAAGGTGATTCAAATGAGTTCACTTCTGGTGTTTTATCTCCAGCGCCTATTTGTATCCGATAAACCTTAAGTGAAGATATTCGTGAATTAGAGACCAATTGTCGTTTAAGGGGACTAGAAGGTGACAAGTGTGGAAACACTGTGCTTTTCTTGATAACCTGATTCAAATTAATGCCAAATATAAAGACATTTACATTTTGTTCGTTTTTTGAAAGCATTAATTCTGAAAACATGGGCATCCGGTTCATTTCTCTTAAAATATTCGTTTTACTTAAATTTCCCACTAGTGACGGCACAGTGGGCACTGTTCCAATTGGCGTTCGAAGCATGGGCACCTCTTTTTGGAGTGGGGTTTTTTCGCCCAAAAGATCGCCCAGGTGTTCTTTTGAAACAACGGAAACTTTAACCACCCCTGTGTTTTCTTTAGAAACGACCGAAACATCTTCTAGCTCATGAATGTGGGCCTTGCCAGTTACGGTGGACACGGATGACTGGACTTTTCCGTTAACAACGTTATGCTGGTGTTGGGCAGATTCGTTATAGTTTTCCGCGGTGGGGCTTGCTCCTTCTGGAAAAGCTGAGGTGGCTGTGCCATTCCCGCTATCGTCAATAGAATAAACATGATAATGTTTTTGTTCGACGGTTGTCCTGGGGAGCCGCTCGGCATTAGTGGGACTGACCACATATTGTTTAGTCTCTGTTGCCACATCTCCATTACGAAGTGCCTCTTTCCAAATAGCTCCTCCAAAAACCGGCTTTGTGCCCGTCTCCACAACTGGGAGGAAAATATAAGCCAAAGTTGGGGAGTTTGGTGTCAATTGAAATGGTTTATCTAGATTAAAGGGGATTTTATAAACCTTGTTTCCTTTATCGTCGTAAGCAAATCCGAGCTTTTCAATGTCAGAGGCATCCAACTTGGGGGTGGTGGCGGCTTGATGGGCAAGATTCTTTTTTATGTCGTAAAGAAAGGTTGCTAAATCATTAATGTTCATTTGTTGAAGCAAATTAAACTGTTCTGTATCCTGAATTTGAAAAACATACACCACCAAAGACTTATTAAAATAGGAATCAAAAAACCACCCAGATTGAAGATTATACACTCCGTTGATTCCCGAAATGAGCATTTCTGCTTCGAAATCTACAGTCGCCAGAGGAGCAGTGGGCGTTCCTTCGATAAAAATTCGAGGATTCATTAATTTTACAAGTGAATTTTTATAATCCTGATACGCCATTAGCAGGGCTCCTCGTCGGGCTCAACCTGAGCATAGAGGTTTCTCAAGGTGGTTCCGCCCTTATCTCCACTTATATCAGGACATCCATATACTGAATCCCCCATTGTTTCTTTCTTTGTTAATGGGATCTGTAATTGGCAATAGGCTGCTTCTGGTATTTCTCCGTCGGCGGCGATTTCTAACCAGTATTCGACATTAGCCGGAGTTGGGTCCGACAATACGTCTCCTCTAAAATAAAGTTGACTGGTGTTTTTTTCTTCGCCCCCTTCGATATCACTTATATAAACTTCAATATCAAAATTCTCTCGGAGATATTGAGTATTTGCCTCTCTAACGTCTAAAAAGATGCCGTCTTCTTTAACAAATATCTTAGAATAATCATCGAATATATAATTTTCCAGATACATTCCAGGGCCTGGTGGGCTCGGATCACTTTCACCTGGCTCCTCATCTAAGCTTGGAAAACTATTGGCTATATAATTTTGTTGTCGTCGGGCCATTTCTTCTGTGGGAGCCCCGCCACCTGGTGTTAAATAAGAGATATATGTGGTGTATTCAATCTTGGAATCCAATTGGGGGACCCTTAAAGTCCCGCCAGAGCTAGTGATATAAGAGTTACATTCGTTAAGTTTATTATGATAATATTTTATATTCCAAGCCGGAGCGACATTTCCAGATAAAGAAGACTGCCCCAATGGAAGGCCAAGAACATGTTCACTTTCTTTGAAAGTCTGATATTGATATTGATTATCTAATATTTCTAAGTTCTGTCCAATTGTAGAACGGATACTTTCATGAACACCTTGTGTTTGTAATCTTGGAGTGTTGTTTTTAATCCTCTCTTGAGCCTCGTTTTGATTCTCAGTTATTCCACCGAGTGCTCCGTCATATAGAATGTCATCATCATAAAAAGCATAATAAACGGGCTTAAGCTCCCCTTTGGCCAGCAGACGTTTCCCATATGGGCTAAGCTGTATATCAATAACTTCTTCTTTAGGATTAAAAAACTTCATATTCTTTCAATAATTATCCAGCTTTATAACTTTTAACATCAACTAAATTAATAGACTACGGTGCCACCAACATTACCGGGGGAAGGAGGAGTGGGTGGATCTGGGGGCGGTGGTGGACTGGTGCCGTTATCTTGGGAATCTCCCCCTGCTTCTGCTGATGGTGGGGGTGGTGTTCCAGGAGGGGGCTTACAATGAGGAAAGTCAAACTCAGCTTCGGCGTCAATCTTTGCCAATTCAACGAGAGAGAAATAATCATAAGGCCAGTTATAACTATAATCTGGAACCTTCTTCTCTCCGCCAACCTCGAACTGGAAAGCAAATCGATCATCGTCTGTGGAATCCGCTGTCGCCGCAAAATAATTAAATGAAGCTCGCCTCTTGACCTTAAAGATCATCCATTGAGTTTCTGGTGGGATGGAGCATCCAGCGAAGAATTCGTTCTTGTCCATTGAGTGAGAAAGAGTAACAGTCTGCTCTTGAGCCGTCTTGGCAATCTGTGGCATGAGATTTTGCCAAATGTCCGATAAATCATTTCTGTCTAGTTTGTGTTCGAACTCGAAAACATAAGCAACATAAGGTTGAACTGATTTGTTATTGATGAAATCTAGATGAGGAGGGAGCACATATTTTTGTAAAGCCGTCACCATCGTTGTAATAGACTCTCCCGGCAGTTTCCCGTTATTGGTTAATTTCGTGGTTTCCCCCTTCGTGGCCGTTCCCAAAACATATTTAACCTGAGTTTTTAACACAGGGAAGAACTTTCTTTTCCCGGCTTTTTGAACGAAAGGAACTGCCACAACAGCTTCAGAAATTGTTTTTTCTGCTGATAGCTCTCCAACTCTTTTCGTGCTCTGTTGAAATCCACAGATGTCAATGAGCGAGCCCGTGGTCTGTGCTCCTGAAGACGGATCCTCTAAGACGTCTGGATAGCTTTCTTTGAGCTTGAGGAAAATTCCCTCGGACGAACTTGGGGGGGTGCCATACTGGCCCCACACAGATTTAACTGAGGTGATGTCTCCAAATTGACCTTGCTTGTTTGATAGATCGTCACTATCGCCAGTTTGATAACCAAAGGAGGCTTCTTTCAACGTTGAGTAGGCTGAGCCCGAAGCTGTGGACGATGAGACATTTATAACTGGACATTCGAATTTAGGACTAATGGTCCACAAATCAAAAGACGAATCGGAGGGATCCTCGGCAGTGTCTGCCACAAACTTGCCCTCTTCTTGAGCATTAGCTTGATAGGTTACCTTTTTAATACTGCTTTTTCCAAAAAGGTTAACTGAGGAGGATAATCTCATTTGTGATAAGCCAGCGGGATAAGAGTTGTTTACAGCAAACTGTAGCCAATTGGTATTCTCTGTGTAACTCGATGTGTAAATGGTGTCGATTTTACAACCTGCTAATATCTCATCTAAAGTAAAGAATTTACTTTCCCCTTCCAAAAGAACCACATGATTTTCTGGCGTGAAAGAAACTCTGGCTATGGCGTCTCCGTAAAAATAAGGGGGAGTATGAGGGGCGAACCCTGGATCTGCCTGACAAATGGTGTCGGCATAATATGCACCTTGGCCAGAAGCATAATTCGGATGAGGAATATCATCAGATGTTCTAAAGTATTCACACGCTGGTCCAAAGATCTGTCCATGGAAATCATTACCCACAAGGCCTTTGCTGCTGTCGTCGCTCGCTGTAACCTCTAAAAGGGGAACATTGCCCAGTCCTTGAGCCATTATCATTTTAGAGGTTTTAGCCAATACGACATCCATATAATAAGTCGACCCAGACTTCATTGTTTTAAATTGATTTTCTGGTTTTGATGTAAAAGTTGTGAAGCTCCCGTCTTTCAAGAAAAACTTGGGAACTTCCGCCAAGAAGTTGTTCATCGCCAAATTATAATTATAGTCCGACTCTCCTGTCCATGACCCATATATTTGTTCTGGAAAAATAGGGGGATTCACGCCTGTGCTGCCGGTCCAATTATAAAGAAAGGAAATGGCAGCGGAGGTGGAATCCGTTGGGTTGTCGACTGGGAGATATCTTTGGGGTTCAACAATGGCTTCAAACGGCATTCTATAATTATAAAAAGACCCCTCTGCCACACTCAGTCTTCTGAACCGGCCCAGGAATGAGCTTCCGCCCCCTATCGAGCCAGTATAAACGGGAAAGTCAACAGCGATACCTGATTTAATTGTGTTGTACATGATCCCAGGAGCGAAGAAAGGCTGAAGAATAGACTTCATACGTTCCCCATCGTAAGAGCCGGTTTGAGCCGCCGTGGAGCCTGAAATATATGGACCAAATGACTGAGAGAACATACTCCCTAATTGAGTGGTTCGAAGGGCTGGATAAAATCCATTATATGGAAGCAATTTTTTAATTCCGTGGCATTTAAGTGTCATTCTCGAAAGCTTGTTGTCGGCAGTATCCAGGGCGGCAAAGTGTTTCATGAAGTCAGAATGAGAGTATATCTTAAAGAAGTCTTCATTATAACTAGAAGTGGCAGTATTGGCGCTGGCCGATATATTTGCTCCTGCCAAAGTTAAAAACTTATTATTGAAGTCAAACCCGTTGTCAATATAATATTCCATATGTTCGGAAATTCTAAACTCGGGCAGAACAGTGTGGCCTTGAGCCATAACTCTAATGTCCGAAGCGTATTCATCATATGAATCTAGCCAGGGACGATTGCCGGATTGAGAGTCTGCTCGATAAAAGTTATAAGTTAAATATCGTTGGTCATATCCACGATTACTTCCCACAGTTCCGTCAGACTCGGAGAGATTGGACGTCCATTTATTAGGATAGAGAAGCTGCTGGGACGCCGTTACGGGGCCTCTCCAATCATAGTCATCATCCACGCTTGGGAACTCTTCTTGTGAAACTGCTGCCAAAAGCTGGTTGATTGTGGGCGTCAGAAGTTCACCGTTAGGCTGGTCGTACCAGGCCCCTTGAGGGGGCTCTAGGGCAAGAGTGTCTCCTCCCGCGGGGTCATACCAATAGTTGGCAAATTCTTCACCGTAAGAGTTACTTAAATAGCCGGCATCAAGAGGCCAAACAGACAGGGCACACGAATATTCTCGGAATTGATTATAAAGCTCTCCTGATCCCGCGTCCACAGAAGCCGAACCAACTCCTTGATAAAGAAGAATTCCTTGTGAATTTACAGCTTGATGGTCGCTGCTTCGTCTTCTGTTTTTAGGAGTATCTCTCCAGAAGGTTCTTTGTGTCCCCAATTGCCGATTAAAGTCAACACTTGCGCTGGACTCGAAGTAAGAAATTCTTCCACGAACCTTTGCCAAATAAGTGTATTGCTCTTTAGGATAAATCGTCTCCGGATAAATCAATTTACAAATTGAAAGATCGCCTGAATTTTTGATTGTGTCAAACTCCTGCTGATTAGTTTGACTCAGGCCAAGTTTCAAATCGATTTCTGGGGTGGTCATAAAATCAAAATTATTGGAATAAGTAGTCTTTACGGTCATCTCGGGGCCTGTGCCATCTTTATTCACAAGAGTCAACGTTAGTGGCTTAAACTTGCTTGTCGGGGCTGGCACGATGTATTGTCTCACGACTCTTGTCTGTGGTATTTGATTTAAGTTATCTAAATTCAGATTAGTCGTTGTGTCCCCTTTATAAGGCTTGGGAAGTGTTTTATATTCGAGAATATTAATTAAGTTATTCTCTCGTTGTTTTCTCACCAACGGATTAGAAGATTTAAAAGTTAACTTCCAACTCGGGGCCTGTAGGCCCGCGTTTCTATGATTCATCAAAACCATGAATTGCTGCCCATCAGTTACAGTGGCGAAAGCGGTGTTTCTATAATCTGTGGTCGTCGATGCTGAGATAAGATTACTTGCTGTTAAAATAGTGTCGACCACTAAAGTATTAAGGCCGACCAAATCGGAGGGATATCCGCCGTAATAAGCTGAGGCTTCCTCTCCTTTATAAAAGTGAATGGGATCTTCAAACCCATTGGATCCCGATACTAGCCCGTTAAACACTCGACCATTTGATGTATAGCCCACCAACGGGTGAATAGAAGCGCTTTCTAATGATGCGCTGATCCAAGCATATTGAAGCTCACTTTGGGGAATGGGGGCATTATAAAAGAGGTTATTATAAACTGAGGCGGTGATGTAGTTTAGAGAGTTGTACTCCACAAGAGCGTCACTGAAGGCCGTATTACTATATTTAAGAGTGTGTAAGGTGTTTCGAGGAACGTTCTGATATGATGGAACGGTGTCATAGTCATTGGCTCGGATCGTTCCATAAACACTATCAATTCCGAATTTGCCACAATGGCGACTAGAGAGTAGATTATAACCATCGCCGGAAGCGGAATGAATGTTTGTATAAATTCCTAAATGAGTTCTGTCGTTGTCTTCTGTGGTTGTCCAATCTGAACTGCCTGATCCGTTTAGAACCATTCGATTCTTGAAGGGTAACGCGTTGTAGACAGATTTTTCTTCAGCTTGAGGGTCGAGATAGCCAAGTGATTGAACTTCAAACCCTCCCGGACTAGAAAAGCGCTCCACTATAATTGATTTAACAACTGTTCTCACTGGAATTTCATAATTCAATGTTCCAGTTAAAAATGGCATCTCAGGAGTGGTGCTTCCGATGCTGCCGGAGTTTTTAGCAAACCATGGGTCGTTGATGCTTCGACCTGATGTCATTACAATTTGATAGTTCTCTTCGTAATTTCCGAGCACCGTCGATGTTTGTAAGGCGGAAGCTGTTAATTGTTGGATATTACGAATATTGTAAGGTCGTCGAGTTCCTCGATTAATATCAGCACGAGGCAAGTGTAAGTTCTCAACGCCAGCGTTTGTCTTGGTTGGGGGGTAAATATAAACATCGCCGCCGACGCCACCGATCAGATAGGCCGGGGATGATCCGTGGGATCCACCAGCGACCATTGTTCCCACAACATCTGTGAAAATAATGTCATTTCCTGCTCGTCCCGTATTAGTTGCAGTTACAGTTAGCGTCGGGCTGGTCCCGAGGGCGGCGGTGATGCCTGCCACACCATTAGTTACATCGCCGGATCCCGCTCCATATGCGACAGAGGTGGAAGGCGACGGAGTGCCTCCAGCAATAGCAATAACAAATCGGGCAAGAATTGCGGCGACGGTTCCCGCTGTGCTAATTTCTACTTGGTTCGAGGTGGCGGCTGATGGGGTTCCACCCACCATTTTGATAGTTATATCTGTGCCGGTGCCTCCCATGGCGGAGGGTATGTTAACTGTAAATTTATCATTATCGCTGAAGCCAGCTAATGTTAAAATATCAGCCAAAGAAGCGGCAGTTGAAGCAACTAGATCACTGGCGGGCGCGGAGATTCTAAATCTTTCGATTCTATCCGAGGAGCCTTGAGATGCTGTGCTGATCGGCACATTCCGACTTTCGTATCCTCCAACATATTTTTTTACAAAAGGACCTTGGAGGGGGACCTCAGCGCCATGAGAGACATCTTGCTGAATATTGGCAAACCGAAGGCCCAGACTACTACTATACAAAGAGGGGAGCCCTTCCATCGTTTTAATTTGATTTCGTTCTGCTCGCTCCTCATCTAATATATTTATTTTCGGCTCAATTTTAATTTTAGGGAACCTTTCAAGATTAACATCGACGTCATGAAGGGGGCTTGGTTGAACATCTGGTGACTGATTATATCTCAGGTCAGGGACGGAGCCGGACTCAAGTTGAAGATCTGGCTTGATAAGATCTGAACTGCTGTCTCTAAATGAGTTCGCCCCATTGGCGAAACCGTGAGTTAGACGAGTTTGAGGATAAGCTCTGGATGGTCCGGACTTGGCCGTGGGGGGATTATAAACATCATTTAAATTAGTTTTTGTCCCTCTTCTGTAGTTGTACGCCCCTAAAGCCAAAGTCTTGGGGTTATAGATAATTTTTCTATATATTTCCCTTAGAACATCAACACTGGCCACTCCCGAAGTAATTTCTGGTGTTTTGTCTCTTTCTGCTCGGGCGTTCCACCAGTTGGGGGCCGCGGCAAGGTCAAGAGGATTTAGTTTTATGGGATATCCATAAGTAAACCAGTTACCCACCGTCTCTCTCATTGTTTGCCCAGCGGCAAATCGGATTTGGGACTCCCCTTCTCCGATTTTATCATAGTCTCGTCCTCGTTCGATGGAGGGATACTTATACTGATACTTGTTCCTCTCTAAAACATGGCTTTCAATAACTGTTTTGAGGCCTTGGGTGTGGTCTGCTGAAGCTGGGTAAAGTTGTTCAGCCATGGTTCCAATTGCGGAGTCAAGCCATCGATAATACTCAATATACTTATCGAGATCCGGTGTGTTCCCAACTTTCTCAAAGAAAAGCTGTCGAAGTTTTTCCATCGCTTTATACTCTTTCCTGTAGCGATAAACCGGACTTCCGATTAAGTCATTAAAATCCTTAATCGTTCCGAAATAATTCAACATCTGCTCCGTAATGGTTCGATACATACTTTTTTCAAGCATGAAATAATAGTTAATGGGCCGAGTCTCTCGGGTGAAATAAGTGTCATCTCGACTTAATATTTCAACCATATCCAAGCTATTAACTGATTCAGGGTCAAGTTGTTTGGCCGAGTTTAAGTAATTTGTGTCGACAACGTTAGTTTGACTGTTTCGGAAAAAGCTTCCCTTTCCTGGGTGTTGCATTTCTAGAATATTTCCTAACCAACCATAACGACCGATATCTGCCGTAGATCCAGAAGAAGCGTCCAATACTGAGAACGTTCCGCCGCCTGAAGAGCCAGTAAGCGTTTTAAAGTCCCAGTTAAGAGCTAAAGTGGCGATACTTGGGACATATTGGTTGCTTCCCTGGTTTGTTTTTGACATCGGGCTCACCGGGCTGAGGGCGTAAGAGGCACTGTTTTCAAACAAATAGGCGCTTTCATAAGGGCGTAGAGTTCCGATGTTAGAAGCATCAATAGCATGGGCGTTAACAACTTCATTGGAAATATTCCCCATCCAGGCTCTCGTCGAAGAGATTTTGAGGTCTGTTCGTTGAACCACTGCTCCTGTAAAGTTAGTCCTTAAAGCTCCGATATACATTCGTTTGCCGTTTTGTAAGAAGCCATCTCCTCGGGCATCATTCGTATCAGCCGATGATGCTTGTGGGGCTAAAGATGCGGTCAAATAAAAACTGTCCCTCACGGTATTAGCATCATAATTTACCCCATAAAATTCTACTCGATATCCAAGACCATCCTCGTCCCCTTGGGGTTCGCTTCCCGACACGGTGTCCATCCATGGACTAGCCTTGGGCACAACTCTAACGGCGAGATTCCATTTTCGATCATCATACAAATCTACATAATAGCTACTGGTGAGTTCTGTAATTCCGCTGGCGTTTGAGCCTGTTAAGACAAACTTGCCTGTTGTTGAGCCCACTCCAGGACGAGCTATAAATACCTGGAAGTTGGCGTAATCATCTTCTGTTCGACCAAGCTCCCAACTGGTGTCGTCTTCATCGACAGTCCCGTCCGCGGAATAATTAACCTGCTGAACTCCAAAAACTGAGGAAGTAATATAGGGATATAGAGAGACTCCCTGAACTGTGGGGTTTGGAGGTGGCGGAGCAATAAGCTCACACTCAAAAGTTTGAGACATGCCCGATTCCGAAAACGCTGTCTTGGAAGCCGAAAGAAAGCCCGAACTAGCAGATCCTGATTTAAATTGATATACAGCCGCTTCATGATCTCCATAAGTTCCGAAGTCAATATAATTTTTACGTTCAGAGCGATATCGATAATTTTGTTTTATTTCATATGATTGATTATTGGTGTAGATGTTTAACTGAATTAAATCTTCGTCTATTCCAAAGCATCGAATAAAGTTTCTAAAAGAGTTTTCTGTTCCTTTAGTTTTGTAAATGTTCACAAGGTTGTTATGAATGTTTTGATAAATTAGATTTTTGATATCCGACAGTTTTTCAGTGAAGAGTTTGTGATCATCTTTATCAAGATATTTTTCTATAATTGTGGCGTCAGCAAACATGTCGGCTGTAACAAAACCTTGAGATTCCAAGACTCGATCCATAAAAGGAAGAGGTTTGTAACTTCCGGTTGCCCCAACACTAGAGCTTAAATATTGGACATTTTTAATGGCCGGGAGTTGTTTCAGTTGTAGATATAAGGTGTCGAAATAACTCGACATTATCTGTGTTAATTTTAATAAATTCTGTCCGCTTTCGGAGTCCTCCGACAGAATCCAGTCCGGAAACATTCTATAGAAACTACCGGGGTTGTTAAGGTCGTAAGCTCGTCCCTCATATTTTTTATGATACTCTAAGCTGTCCACTTTAGGGTGGAAAGAGTATAAAATTGGGTCTTTAAATTCTTCTGCAGAAGCTGAAGACTCTACAATTGCCGAACCTGTGGCACGAGCGGCTTCCACATAGCCTGTCCAGTAGCCGTTTGTTACACGGCCCGAATAGTCGATAACCGTCGAGTCGACACTTGAGGTTTGGGTTATTCCTTCGTTGAACTTATAATAGACTCCGAGTTGGGTGTTGGCCAGATCCAAGTTTGTTCCGGCACCAATCGGGCTTTTCCAGTTTAATCCAACTTCTCTCGCTGTTCGCCCCTCCTTCCAAAATCGGAATTCGTCCAGAGATCCTGATAGTTTTCCATAACCTTTCATAAACCCCATATCCACAAGGGTGCCATTACCAGGGGTAGCCGAAAAGACTGCCGAGTCTGTCATGCCGGAGGCCGAGGGCGCTGCCACGAGGGATCCGATGTTTGCCACCAGGGCGCCACTTACATAATCTACGCTAGAACCTGTAACGATTCCGGCATCATAGCGACCATCTACATAAAAGTTGACTTGAATATCTTTTCTATTATTTTGCCAAATAGGAGGTAGTTGATCTTCGACAGGGCCTAAAGCTCCCGTATTCTTAAATGTGAGGGCGTAATGGTGCCATTTCTCATCAGCCACATCTTCCGCGGTGATGTTTCCGATTTGCTCTCGATGGAGGCCATTAGTTCCCGACATATAAGTAACATAAAACGGAGAACCACTCGTCGCCCCCACAGTAGCGTCGTCGGTGGTCGCTCCGGAAATTTCAATTCTCAGTCTGGCATAGTCAGTGCTGGAAGAAACGCTGCTTGTGGTGTAACAATCAAAGAGAACTTCAAAGCCTCCGTCATTAATATCCGGCAAGAGATTGGGCTTTTTAAGCCAAAATTCAACTGTGTTCCCGTCGATTCCTCCAATTTTAAGGTTGGATTCTCTGTGATCGGCTAACTCATATAAATTGGCTCCAACATTTCCCGACTGCCGGGTTTCTAAATTGGGGAAGGCTTCTTTAATTTTTGAACTATTCCGGTTAGGATGAGGGCCACCTTTGAAAAAGATATATTCTTGATCTGAAGGAAGGTCGTATTGTCCAATGGTGTTGGAAATAGTTCCCCATCCGTTTCCGGCATTATCGGGAGAAAAGATGGCATGCCCTGTGGTTCGTGGATAAAGCTCCTCGAAAACATATAAGTCTAAATAAGAAGAGCTATTTTCCCAAGCCTGCTTTTCATAACGAGACCCATCATATGGATAGGTGCTGTATATTCTCTTAATCGATTGAACATAATATTCTTCAGCAGAACCAAATTTAGCAAAGTTTTTTGGATCCGAGAAGTCGATTTGAGGAATAAGGCGGTTTCTCTCTTCTTTTCTGGACCACACATATCTCTCGGATTCGGCTTCTTTTCCGATCTCTTCGGCACTTTTAGCCACAAGAATTTTTGAAATATTTCCTTGCTTAAATAAGTCTTTTAAACTCATGACTTGTCTTCGATCCTAAATTTAAAAATCTCCGGTTGTTCTAAATACTCTATTCCGTTATAGTAAGCGAATTTAATACCATAACCATATCCCTTTTCAAGGAGGGACATATCAAAGTCGAAATACCCCCCTGAAACGTCAAAAGAAAGGCGAGTATAATCTTCTTTTGACCCTGTTACACCAGGAGAGGAGCCGGTTCCGTAGCTTACTGCCGTTAAATCGTCAGTCAATCTGTAAACCTTATAACAAGCGTCTTCAATAATAGTATTTTGTGCCTCGGCGTTAACTCTGGTGTAAATATTGTAATCTTCTCCGACGGTTCTGACAAACGCTCTCAAACGAGGCTTCTCATTAGATCCATAAAGTGTTTTTAAGTTAGTAATTTTAGTGCTGTAACGAGGTGTCTCATAAATGGGGGAACTACTCAAAATGTTCGGCACAAAACTTCCTGTTTTAAAAATTATAGCATTGTCCATAGTCGGGTTTCCGACCTGGATGCTGCCCGTGAACCAGACATCGTAGATCCGTGTTAAAGGATCGGATGCTGCCGTGAGGCATACTGAAGCAGAATAAATTCCAGTAGAAACATAGCCGCCTGACACGACATACGGATTCGGCTGGTTTACGAACCCCGTGGTATCCACACACTCAATGGGGCCTCCCTTCTCGGTGGCTGCCGAGTTGGCCAAATTCCCCGAGAAGAAAGAGACATAGATCTCTCCCTTGTAATCCGAAGAAATACCTGGGATGTCGGCCAGTTTACCTCTCACGTAATTATAAAGATAAAGGTGACTCACATTATCATCTTTTGGTGCTAACGAGCTACTATAATAAAAATTTCCTCGATCATCTTTAATCGACTCATCGAAGCGAGCCTCAATACAAGGGCGCTTAAAGAAATATTCACTTGTTCGAGCGAAAAATCTTTTAGTATAGTAAGATCGTTTAGAGCCCGTGTCGTTAAGGAGAACAGCGGTTGAACTCTCGGTGTCCGAAAAGGCTTCCTGTGATCCAGTAAGCTTTATAATTATTCCATGATTGGTTTTGGTGCCAGCAATCCACTCCTCAACTAGTCCGGATATATCCACCTCCATGTCTTCCCACCCATGAGCAAAGTTGACGGTGTAGTTGGTTCCCAGATGGGTATGATCGTAATAGTCTCCTCCGATCCCGTCCCAACTCAGGGTTCCTGCAGAAGAGGTGGCCCTTCTAAGCCAGTTAGACCCTGAGCCATCATATGTGAGATCAGTATATTCTTCCATATCCAGACCGAAGCCTTCTTCCCAATACTGCTTAAGTGGGGCAACAACCAATTTCATGTCAGTGGGCAATGTAAAAGAGTGTTTGGCATTGTACATTCTAAGGAAAAAAGAAACATTTCCACTGGCTGGTATATTTTTATTAGTTCGATCTGTGGCGATATCATCAACTGGAAAGCGAATGAGAATTCTCGCCAATTCCTCAGTATAGCCAACTGGCGCAGAACTGGATACTTGTCCGTAAATTGAGAATACCTCTAAAACGTCAGAGGCGCCCATATTAGAGCCTGTTCCACGAGTGGTAAGACTAGCCTTAAAGGCGTTCGTAATTGTGTTGTCAGCGTCAGCTATGTAGCGTTTAATACTCATTTTTACTATGTTGTTCCTCCGCCGGATTTAAAGGCATCGACGTTCTTGCCAATCACATCTCCGACTATATCCGATGCCATAAATTTAATTTCTAAAATTGTATCTTGAGGAACGAACAAAAGCCTTCCATCTTCCGACATATGCTCGTCTACATTATATTTGGTGTCAGCATAATTGGTGCCAGTTTTCTTAACTATCGTGACATCCGTGGTGTCGATTACCCCTTCTACCCGATTAAGGGTCTGGTAAACCTCGGCTATATTAAGCGGCTCTCCAATATTAAACTTTTCGGCATATAATTGGGTTAGTTGAGAGCGGCATGAAAGTAAAAGATCTGTTGGGTCGACATTCCTTTCTCCCACAAGGGAAAAATTAATACCAATATTTATAATTTGAGCGTCCAACAAATCAATCGTGTCGTTAATCATTTTATAGTTATTCAACCACGTTTTTAAGTTTTCTTTAATAGTGCCAGTGGCCGTAATCAAGTTGTTATTAACGTCTTGGCAAATAGCATATAAATTAAGGTTTCGCTTAAATGAATCTGTATCCTGAACAACGCTGGCTCTTTTTACAGCGCCAAACTTGCTTGGCATAGCATATGTCAAACTAATATAGTCCTGTTTAGTTACTGCTCTATTCTGGGCGGCAAAATGGTTTTTGGCCAGCATTTTTAATTCGTCGATTGTGGGAAGAGTAGAGTCTCCCACTATAGCTTCGGGATTGTTTACCTCAATACTTCCTCGAACCAACTGGGTGTTAGGGCCAGTTAAAGTTTGATTAACATCAAATTCAAAAACTGCATTTCCAACCTGAGTTATCGCTCCAGGGGCAGCGTTCATATTCTCGCTCGTGGCAACCCGATAGCTGATCGAAAGGGTGGTGTTGGCCGGAGCTATTCCGAACTTGTCAGTCGAGTTAAGCTTAGCGGGATCAAAAGAGGGGTCCGAAACATATTCCTTTCCATAGACATCCAGAATCACATCGCTTGGGTCAGCTACGGAAGGATTTTTGATTTCACTATCAGACCCATGACCAAATTGGAGCGTGGTCTTAAATCGTGACTTTTCCACGGTGAATCTTCTGCTCGCCATAAAGGGCTTAAGAAGATAGGGTGCCAAGTTTTTATCTGTTCGCTTACTCTTGATGGCCTTGTAAACCACATTTTGAGCTAAATTTTCGACCTCTATATATTTGTGTCCTTCTGAATCGGTGACTTCCAGCACTTCCACTACATTCGAATTCTCAATATCGACTGATAGAAACTTTCGAAAGTTTCCCACGTCGTAAGTCATATAAGATAGCTCTCCCGAAATGACCCTCCCAGTCGCTCGGACAGCAAATGTTTCTACCAGGCCTGTGGTTTGATTAACGGTCCCCACAGCCTGAGAAATAAGATCAGTATCGCCAAAGTCTACGTCTTCCATTAAAGTATAAGTGTTATTTCCGGCGGACATAGTTGTTCCACGCTTCAAAACAGGCAAATATGTAGAATCTATTCCCCCCATGTTATTGGCTGGAATGGACAAGAATATATCTATTTTTCCTGTGGCTATAGCTGTATAATTAAACTTATAACCTAATTGTCGAGCCTGTTTTACCACATTTTCGTATTCAATAGCGGTGTCAAAAAAGGATTCGTTGGCCTGATAATCAGTGTAAAACGATAAGATGTCACCGATGTAAGCAACAGCATCCACCATCATCGCCCCAAATGTGGCCTCGTTAAAATCTTTATAGTTCGAAGAATAATATCTCTTCGCATGATCCAGAAGATCATTTCTAATGCTATCGTAATCTCTACTCGTATATCTTATGGGCACATCTTTTTTAGCCATGACTTAATTTATCTCCAAAACACAAAATAATTAGTTAAATCAAAATTTTATGTCTAATGTATCGGAAGCGTTAAGCTGTTTTATATGGTAAACAATACTCACATGGATCTCGTTTCGTCCAAGATCAGAGAGAGGAGCTACGTTTTGAGCATTGGCAATTCGAATTTCGAGAATGCTAATGAATGGCAAATAAATGCCGACCTGCTCATTAATTTTAGATTTAATATCATCTGAAGTAAAGTCGTCGCTATTCTCAAATAGATAGTTTCTAATCCCCACCCCAAAACCTGGGTCCATGATCCTCTCACCGGGTGCTGTTAAAATAAGGTTTTTAAAATTTTGCTTGACGCTTTGTTTGACATCTTTATTGAGCGTATACGCCCCGTCGTTCACATCTAAAGAAAGCGGCAATTGAACTGATACTCCATAAGCCATTATATATCGTCTCCATTTCTATTATTAATTATGTAATCAACAATATTTTGTAAAGCATCTTTTGTAACTTTAAATGGAACCTTCCCCTGATACTGTTCAAAATTAAGTTGAAGCTGTGCTCTGGCTTGAATTGTTAAGAAGCTGGCGATATTTTGTACTTTAAGTCCTTCCGCAAATAGTTTCTTCAATTCAGGATTGTCGTGAGTTAATCGACAATAAAGCTCATATGCCATTTTTTCCCCATATGTCTCGGAAGCGTCCAAATAGGGGCTCACCTTGCTTTGAGGGGAGGCATTGGCTTCAATTGGGAAATTCTTAAACACGTCTTTCATATAATTTGTTTTAAGGGGCATTCCACTTTCGGAGTTCCTTATATCTTCCAGCGAATACTCATAAGATGCTAGAGGCAACAACATGGCGGGACCTGGGACAGCAGGGTTCTCATCTGAAATATATTCATTGTTTTTAAAAGCTTCGGCAAATGTGATCGTATCCGCTCCGCTAATAAGTTCGTTTAAATATTTTTTCTCTCGATAATACATTTGTAAATAAGCGTTGGGAGCGTTAAAGGCATCTCTGAAGATGTCTCTCAATCTAACTTCTGACTCGACACCAAGACCATAAGAGAACAAAATAGCATCTTCGGTTTTCTTTTGCCACACAAATGATTTCTCGCCTGAGAATCCGGGAGCAATTGGGAGTGACAACCTCAAGCCATAACGGAAGTTCTCAAAAATGTCACATATTTTTGTCTCTGCTAAAATGTTTTCTGAACTGCTTTGAAGCTCAAATTTGCCATTGTAATATGGGAGAGCGGTGTAATCTTCTAAAGGATCCTCCACTAAATAAACTCGAATAACTGGAATCACTTTTGTGTCAATAAAGCATAATGTCCCGGCGTCGTCAACGTAAGAAACTCCTGATTTGGTCAGATGAAACTCATTTGAACTAAACCAATCTCCGTCCTCATTTCCCTTTTCCTGAAACAATCGAGTCGGTACTCTGACGTTAATCCGCTTGAAGTAAAGAGTCTTTTCATTCCCTTCTTCATCGATAGCTTTCATATAGTTTGTGTTGGGGATATCTTCTAATTTAATAATGCTTGTAGGTATGCCATGTCCCTCGATAGATGCGGCTTCGCCTGGTGTGCCCTCAGAACCAAGAAAAGAAAGTGCCGAATCGGTTACTGCTGATATAAGCTCTCCGTACATTTCATTAATAGAATTTCTGTATTCATTAAAAGAAGATATAAATTCTTCTTTACTTAATAAACTCATGGAGTGAGGTTGGTTTTGGGTGATCAGCTTAGTTGAAGTTTCTTCGTTAAGGAGATATTTCGAACCTCCGGGCCACATCTCGTCAAACATAAATTTACCAACAAGGCGACCTGGGGTGCCTGGGGCTTTCCGAATCTGTGGGAGGTCACTCCCCTTCGTTGTTCCGTCTATGTCCTTCGTGTTGCCGCCTACTTTAACGAGACCGTTAAAGTGTTTGTAAGTAAAGTCTCTCACGAAAACTGGATTTGTGGTCATCGCTATTTCAGGGTCGAAGCTGGGCTGGCTTATTGGCCCTTCCAAAATAAGATCGGCGTCTTGGGTCCAGTCTTCGGTTCTGAACACTGCTCGTGGGGCCACGTTTACTCCGTCGTGTCTCCTGTAATAGTTGGGGAAAAACATTTTATAAAGCCACTTTTCTTTCACCTCTCGGTCAGCATACCATTCGTTATGAGTGTAATCCTCTGGGTTATAATATTTCTTGAATGTTTTATCCCTTGGGCCGTCCATATCCCATTCGTCATCTACATTTTTAAGAATTTCAACTTTAAAATTGTTTATGCTTGAATTACTCTCGGGGAAAAACTCTCGTTCTATTCTTAGGAACAAATCTCGAATGTCAGCTATTTTTACTCCCTCCATGGCGGCTATCTGCTCGGGAGTCGGCGGTGGGGGCTTTAGAGATTCGTACATACTTTCGACATCATACCCCAATTCACTAAGCTTGGTCGCTCCAATAAGCGGAAGCCAATAAAGTGTTTCGATCTGGACTTTGGCGAGGTTGAACTCCTCTTCCGTCAGGTCTCCGGGGTTTTGTAACTGAGTGGCAAAAGCGTCGTAGGGTATCTCATATAGACCGAGGCCGATGCCTTCTCCCAACAGCTTATCTGGGGAGTCCAAATCTTCATACCCGATAAAGTCTGAAAACGAAGTTTCATAATTCAGCAGTTTAGCGATGATGGCCTGTGTTGAAAAGCCCTTGCTTGAAAGGCCGCTGCCTATAACCGATATCGAAGGATCATATACAAAATCTTGAAGGTGACCCGGATATGCCTCATATACACTTTCTCCCTCTTTCCATTCTTCAATAGGCATCATTTCAAACCAAGAAGAGGGCCAAGCTTTTGCTCCTTCAACACCCGGCTTGGGTTTGGGATCGACAGGGCCATTTCCAAATTGCAGAATAAGGGTTCTAAAATATTTCTGAGCCATCAACCCATACCACATTTTATAAGTTTGGAAATTGGGGGAATAAAACAAGTTTTTATTACGGCCCTCGGCGGCTTCGTTCCTTATCTCCCACCCAGGCGCCGTACTTTCATCAACATAGAATCCCAGCGGAATTAAATTTCGGTGACTTTCTGAACTCCAGTCTGTCTGATCATAAAGAATCTTATATACTTTAAACAGATCTTTTTCACTGAGCACTTGTTTTGCTGTATTCTGGGTGTTAAGTATCCCCGTGCTGGAAAGTGCCTGAACTTGAGTGGAGGTAAGCTGATCTATATTTACCTTGTCGAAAGTACAATATTTTTCAAAAACAAATTTTTCTTCATTTTCCAACAAAGAATTTTGAAATAACATCGTATCTCCAGCATCCACATAGTTGAAGACCTTTTGAGAATCCTCAAAGCTTAGAGGAACTGCTTGCTGGTGGCTCTCTACGGCTTTACATGGGGTATTTTTAAGCTTATTGAAAAACTCTGCACTTAGTTGATTTAACTGAGCCAAGCTTGCTTCGTAATTTATGTTAACATTCGTCTTGGGAACCAAATAAGTTGCCGATATCCTTGCCAGTTGTTCTTTTATTTTATTGAACCCCTCACCTAAATCCGGATACATCTCTTTTGCTATATAATCACGAACCATACAAGAATCAAGAATTCGTTCAGGGGAGAAAACTTTATATATGTAAGGGGCACTTAGCATAAGCTCAACCAGAAAAATACGTGTATAAAGAACAACCACCCCTTCAAACACAGCATCATAAAGGTGAGTTGGGGGCACATCACCTCCTTCCGGCAACTCTCTAAAATTTTGAGAACTGAGGTTGGATATTATGGGTTTTAAATTGTCCACGTCTAAAATAAAATCAGAAAAGGGCATCTGAGTTAGGCTTCTTACGAGAGAGTCGGTCGTCTCGGCATCAGAAGTGGACGCTACATAATTTTTAAAAACCTCGGCTACGCCTTCGCCAATCCATCTAAAATTGGCCGAATAAGTATCTGCTTTCTGAGGATCCAGTTGGGAGGTGTCAATGCTGAAAAACGGGTCAATAAAAGAACTTCCGTAAATGTTTGCTAAGAATTCGGAGATTTGAGACAGCCCATAGATTGAATTAGCTAATTGAACGGGGTCGCCTAAAACTTTTTCTTCGTGATAATCATAATTGTCTATGGAGATATTATTTTTTTGGATGCTTACTGAAACGTCTGTATTGGCCCCTTCGAGCTTATCATATTTCCATAACCCAATGAGTTTCATGAACTGAGTTGCTCCTGTCCACCCATTGTTTTGAAGGTCGGCCAAAAAACTATCTAGGGCATCTTGGTTTGACTGAGACGGGTCATTGGCCACATTATCTTGAAGTTGAGTGAGGTGCTTTCGCCCCACAACATAAGGATATCCCGTCTGGAAATCATTATAATCATAGTTTCTCATTGCTATATTGATGGGGTCCATCACTTGACTTAGGGCCTTTGTGTTTATCTTTGTAAGGGCGTCGGATCTCGAAACAATATCCTGAATTTGTGAGGGGCTTACGATGTTCTCGGGACTTCCGAAAAAGGCGGTTAAGGTGTGCTTTAGCTTTGCCTTATCTTGTTCGGCTTCCAAAGACATTTGATAGTCTACTTCTTCCGGACTAAAGCCATAGCTCGCTAACATGGTTCTCAGCCTCACCACACTTGGGCTTGGCGATTCTCGGCACAAATCAGAAGTTTGGCCAATAGCGGCCATTACTCTACACACTTCAAAATCTGCTTTCTCTCCCATACTCTTAAAGAAGTTGATCTTGTTACCCTCTGTGCTGAGAAGGGTTTGAAGCTCACTCGTGCTATATTTCTCGAAAGTAAGAACCATAGAACACACGCCCATGGCGTTTGTGGACGGCTCTCCCTTTAACAGGCCACATGATTCTAAAATAGTTAAATTCCCCAGCACATCCTTAACATAAAGCTTTAACAGTCTCGTAAGTTCTGGATCGGTGCTAAGTGCCCCGAAGAGGGCGTCCAGCGAGGATTCATCGAGGAAGTCATCGACGGAAGCGTCATCAGACTCATTACAAGAGAGGATCTCTAACAAGCTATTCCTCAAAGGTATAATAACAAATTGCTCCACATAATCTCGGGCCAGCCCTTCAACCTGAACAAGTATGGACTCTAAGATTTTACTCCAATGAGGGAGCCTGTCGGGAAGATCCAAGCTTAACGAAAAATCACATTCTTTAAATTTTAACTCGTTTCCCGGACGATTAAGCTCTTCGGTTGTCGGGGTTTCATCCAATTTTTTGAAAAGGGTGCCTAACAAGTTGATGACCCCCATTGCACCTCCAATCAATAATTCACACAACATTCTTTTCGTGCTGCCGTCAAAACCTGAAGAAACAGAGGCATAAAACGAAGGGGAGCCGACAGGAGGGGGCTTGCTGCTGTCTACAGCGTCGGCTTTTTCGCCCACTATATTCTCGCTCATTTGGACCATTTGGGCCTGGGACCATTCCCTGAATTTGTCTTCCAGATCTTTTAAAACTTGTTGAACCGAATATGTTAAGTCAAGAGGGCCTGCTTTATATTGCTTTGCTTTAATCCTGTTAAGTTCTTTAACAAACTCGTCTGGATCTGAACCAAACATCCCGAAAAACTTCTCCAGTAACTCATCACACATCATCTCGATTACGTCGTCTAATGAGTGCTTCAAAAAAGTACATTTAAGGGCTTCTCGGGCAATAGACGCTAAGTCCAGCTTTGCCAAGAAAAATTTATAAGCATCATCAAGATTTCTAATCTTGGCTGGCGCTCGGGGCGTGATTTTGAAAAGTTCATCCCCTATTTGATCGGCAGCACTACGATTTCTTTTTGCCATGAGGTCATTTATATCATAACTAAACTCAAACTCCCCCTTGGAGTTGATAAAAGACGACGCCCCGCCCAGACTAAGAGATGTTAGCCGGCGGTTCGGAGAGATCCCCTGAAGAGCCAGCCTCTTTTTCAGGACCTCGGGAACTGTTGTCTGAGGGGGTTGATTACGAACTGTCTCTATAATTTTAATCTTTTCTTTGTTGGATAGTTCGTCGACGAGCGAAACTCTGATGCCCTTATATGTCTCAGGGTTTGTCACCAGTGGCGAGTTCGGAACCATCCATGCTCGGGAGGGGATAACATACGAATTGTCGACCCTCTGTGGCCACTGAAAATATCTTTTGGCGAAAACACTTGGATCAAGCGGCTCTTGTAGTTCGGCGTCTTTTAATTCATCAGCGGCTGCTTGGCCAGGATCTTGCTCTGCCAATTGGGCGGGAGTCATGGTGGACGTATCGGAAATTAGTTTAGCTGCTGTCCTCATTGCTTCCGCTTTAGACTTCATATCAGCCACACAACCTCCGTGAATGGCCGAAAACGTTTTTTCAGACATTTTAACCAGTGATCTCAGGTGATATAAGAAATAAATTAAACGGGGATTAGTGTATTTGATTGGGGTGCTGTATTGAGCCCTTACGCTTTTTAAAAAAGTGGTAGTGCTGAAAATCTCCTCAGCAGTTGCGTGGGTGCCGGGATGGAAGGTGTCCTCAAGTGAATCTGGGTTATAAGACAAAGGCGGCCCAGAAGCAGACGGAGTATAAAGCGGGGGAAGTTTCCCCTTCTTGTCTTCTGAATCCTGGGTGTAAACCAGGGAATTTATCAGTGATGAAAGCCAGGAGATCGCTGGGCCAGAACCTGATGAGGTTTTTATAAATCTCGTATAAATTTCTTGAGAAAATAAATTTTCAATTCGATTCAGCTTACCATCTTCAAAAAGCTGGTGTGAGACTTGGGGGCCGGCGGGCTCGCTTGGCATATAGGCTCCCTTATATAAATAATTTTTCGAAATCTCCTCTCGTAAGGACCCTAATAAATCTATATATTCTAGACTGGTCGGACCTACTTGGTTTATTTTTTTAACCAAGTCCTGGTTTCGACCAGTTACAAGGAGGGGTGCGTCGATCGCGTAGTTAGCGACCTTCAGATCAACGGCCATCGTGATTTGGAACTTTTGAGAAGAATTAGTGCTCTTCCCGTTGATCTCAAAGTGCTCTTTAACTTCGGACTTAAATTCGTCTATTTGGCTCAGATAAGCTAAGAAGTCAAAAGGGGCGCCGCTCTCAGAGAAGACGAGTGCTGCTTCTGTTTGAGCCTCTTGATAATATTCTAATAGATTTTTTACTGCCTCCATTTTTTCTTCGAAATCGGGGATGCCAGCGAACTCATATGGGGTTTTTTGACTTCCTTCAAAGATGGGCGAACCACTTATCTGGCTTTGGGCAAGTATACTGATTTTTTGTGAAAAGTCTCCGTCTGGTAATGATTCGAATGCCAACTTAGGATATATAACCTGAACAATGGAGACTGAAGCCTTAAGCTCGATCAAAGGGGGGAGGTTGTCTGGGTCTTCATCGTCCACCCCTGGGGTGGCCAACGCGGCTTTTGTTAGATCATGGTTAATCCCCAAATACTTAACTTGAATTCGTGGAAATCCATCCCTTGTATACATGGTGTCTGGAATAAGGGCTAATTTATTTGATAAGTCGGGCTTTCGTTGTAGAACTTTCTCAGAAGGAGGCCCTGTCAAGTGCCAGTAAACACTGTTAGGATAAGGAGGAAAGTTTTCTCTTGTGTCCGACAGTTGGTAATCTCCCGTCTGTATAAGATTTTCAAAAATTGTTGTAATATCGCTCGGAGAGTTTTGTTTCATCAGTTGAAAATACCTTTCTTCCGAAACCCCCAAAGAGAAAACATCGTAAAAATCTTTTCCATAGCGATTACATAAGAGGGCTGACCCTATTGCTCCCAGTATCTGAGAAGTGCTTACGCCCATCCACCTGTCGGTGTTGGTTCCCTCTTCTCCTATGCTCGTATTGTGAAATCGAAGCTTGTCCAACATTGGGCTTGATGAATTCATCGTTGTGAACATTCGGTCCCAATCCGATGTACATAGAAAAGCGAGATTAACAGCGTAATCTCCGTTATCGGTTTTATAAGGTAAATATGGAGTTTTGTCTTTGGACATTAGTTTAAGTATTAGTTAGTATTATTATAGTTACTGCAGATATAATCACGACTAGTGGGGTTGAGATAGTTGTATTTGGTGGCAGCGAGGTTGGCGGCCTCTACGGCCAGTCCTGTTGCTTTAGTGGCCTGGGCGAGCGCTACGCCCGAGCTTCCTGCCTGAAGTGAGGTAACCTGACTTATTAATATGGGAGAAGGAACAACTGGGCCTCCAACGATTGGTGGAATCGGAGGGTGGATGTGGGTCATCAAATTTGAGTTTATGGATGCTTGATTGGTGTTAATTTGAGCTTGATAATTAACTGTCTCCATCAAGGCGTTTTGGAGCATGTTAATAAGGTCTAAAAGCCTCTCAACACATTTCTTCATATTGTTTCCTTTGACCAGCGGTTGAAGGGGTGGGCCTTTATAATTTCCAGCAATAAGATCAATACCGGGCTTGCTGCTAATCTCAGCCCCAAATGAATTGTAAACGTCGGAGGTGACGATTTTAACCCCTTCTCGACCCACTATTCTTACGGCGTCAGCTTTAACGGCGATGGCTGATTTGGCCTTTACATTTCCATTTCCGCCCTCTGCTCGACGATCTTTTAAATCAAGATAAATTGGATCATCGATATCTGCTTTTTGAGAAATGTAAATTCGGGCTGAATCTGTTTTAAATTGGGGGTCCACCTTGTTCACATTGAGCCCTGAACGGCCAACTACTATATCAATAGCATAATTGTGAGTTTCTTGATATGAGTGGCCACTATCTTTTCCAGCGGGTCGGTCTTTTCCCATCACAATCCAAGAATTGCCATAAACGAGATCTTTTCTCTCATAAGGCGCCCATCGAAATATGGGCAATCCGGGGGCTTTGTTTGGATCTTCTCCTTCATCCCAGAAAATTTTTGGTTGCTCTTTGGGCATATGCTGTGTGTCTCCGTTCTACTTGTAATTATTGTGGTTTATGATTCTTGTCATGGTAATGTTGGGAGTGGGTCGCCTGGTTTAGCCCAATCAACTCTAAAGAGCTTTGGCCACCCAGAAGAGTTTACAGCGGTGCTAGGTCCCGGCCCTGTCCCCTGGGGGGTCCCCCAGTTGGTTTTTAGAGTCTTGAGATATGATGCTTTCCACTCAGGATATCTAGGGCCGTTCGCTGGTTCATGAGTTAACCTCCAAAAAAGTTGTCTTGTCAATTCATAAGCAGCATCAGGAGCATGACCAGGCAGACGGCTTCCCGTATTGTGATCAAATCTCCCCAGCCTTAAAGCAATGTAATATTCAGTGAAATAATCGTCTTGTTTGACGGTAGACCACCGAAAATGACCACCAATCTGGTGACCTTTTACCCTAGTTCTTGTATCGGGCCATGGATTTTCAAAAGAGATCATATGAGGCATCCCTGTATAGCCCACAATATATTCGAACTCCAATTTAGTTGTTGAACCCCCTGCTTTCGGGAAGGGTCCTCCGGCCACCCTAAATGTTGCTCTGCCCTTTTCATCCAAGTGCTGATCTTGCCATTCTGAATCCATCATCAGGGTGTGGCACAGGCTCCAGGCAGCCTCCAGCTGTTCCTTTGGCTGAAATTGTATGGGGCGCTGGCTATAGTTAAAAAAGGATCCTGCCTTGGGGATTACCACTAATCCATCCCAGTCAGAATATTTGGATTCTGGCTGGGCCGGGGTTGCTGATTTCCACGGCTCCGAGGTTCTATTTCTTCCGCTTCTGCTTTTTGTGAATATAGGGTTTAAAACCTCTATTCCAATAGATACGTTATTTACCCATGGCACCCCATTCTTGCCAGGAAGGCCGGCGAGGGGACCCGTGGATGAGTCACCATGTATTGCCCTGGCTCTCCATGGATCGGATATATATTGAAAAGCGCTTCCATCCCAGCCCACATCAAAATGAACCGATGTAGATGATTCAGAGCGAAGAAAAGTTTGATAAGTTGCCACCCTTCCTCCGCTTTTAGAATCTGGGGAGGGCGCCCAATTATCTATTCCACGGCGAGAGCCGACCGCGCCCACTACAGGCCAATGAATTGCTAAAAACTTTACGATATCTCGACCGTTGTTGTTTGAATCGGCCAGAGCTTTCCGCTCTGCAACGTGGAGATATTTCCATGGTTTTGTCCCATCGGGATTAATGTTATCTTTTATATATGCCTTTCCCACTCGAGGGTTTCGGCTGGACAGTTGAGAAGGAAATATCCATGGGTCGTCGGCGGGGCCGACGAAGGAGCCCGCGGGGTCGGGTGCTTGTCCTGCCGGAGGAAGAGGAAAAAAGTCACCTCTACTACATAATTGAAAAGGGCTCGCTGAATTGATCTGGGGATCGCTGGCGGTGGTGCCGGCTTCTGAACACGTTGTTGTGGTTGACACGGTTCGACTTGTGGGGCTGCCGGGAGGCGCCCCAGTTGTTGCTGGTGAGCCAGAACTGGGGGCCACATATGATGCCATGGCAGTTGGATCAACCTTAGCTACTGCTGAGAAGGTTTCCTTGCTTACTCCGATGATTTCAGCACGAGAATAATCCTTAAAATCAGCAAACGTGACTTTCACAATCGAAACATTTACTATAGATCCGGCATCTGGCTGGGCATTGATAAGGTTATCTCCCACTTTCGGCAAAAGAGCCGATAAGCTTATATCAGTGTCGGTGGCGGCGAAATATACGGAATGTTGAAAAATTAAATTAAAATCAACGTATTTGAAAGTTGACCAATTGCTTTCGGCATTGTCTCCATAAATAAGACCGGCGAAAGCGGGAATACAGTTTTGAGTGTCATATGGTGGAGGAACACTATCCCAGCCAGGAATTCGACAAATAGCACACGGCACTGTTTTCCCTTCGTCATTAGTATATTCATCGGCGGCCAGGACGATGGCGTTCAAATATGCCGGTTTTCCGGCCTCTATTGATCCCTGAAGGTATTTTTCCATCATTTCTCGGACCAAATAGGGTCCCGATGATTGTTGAGAATATACCGGCCTTTCCCCTGTGGCTCGGAAAATATGGGGATTTAACTCGGAAGGGTCAATGTCATAATATACTATTACCGGGGCTGCCAACTATTTCTCCTCCGCCTCGCCCTGTATTAGATCATAAAGGTCTTTTTTGTCGTCGGGCGAAAGTCCCACGGTCTTGTTGGAACTTTTTTGCAATAAAGCAGAGATCTTTACGAGTTGTTCGTTGGATCGCTGGAGCGTTTCAACATATTTGGCGGCTATTAGGCCGACTTCTTTGTGGTGCATATCATTGCTGGCCAATAATTCCATTACGTCCTTTAACAAAGATTTGGTCACATCCCTGTCCTCGTTAATGTTGTTTATGGCCTCCTGAAGATAGTGCTCTAGGTCCTTCATTTTCTTTCTCCGATATTAGTATCTTCAATAATTAGAAGGATTTATATTTTTCCATCGTTCCAATCTGTTCTAAAAGCTTTGTATCTTGCCCTCAGTTTTGTCAAGCTGCTCACCACTTGCTTGGTGTTTAGCCCTGTCAATTCTCGAAGATATAAATAAACTGCTTTTTTATTGAATATTTCAATGTCATCGGAACTCTCGAATAAAACGTCAATAGCTTTTAAGACCTTTTCTTCATTCGGCTTTAAATTAAGTTGATGCCAGGAGGCAACCTCTTCTTTAAAAAGACTCCAGAACTCATCATTTTCCCGATTGGAAACATACACCTCTTCCATGGAAAGATAACGCTCTTCAAGTCCCCCTCTTATGTCATCAAAAGCAATCTCTCTTCTTATTTTGGTGGCATTTTTCTTTACTTTGTGAATAAACCAATTTTTGGTGATAACACTAAAATAGGAAAAGGCTTTTGATCCTTTATCTGGGTCGTACTTGTCTAAAATCGTGGTCAACCAAATTTTACACTCTTCCATCAAAAATTCAATATTGGGAAGATTGGAAAACTTATATGTATAAACAATCTTATTTACCAACTCATGAAAAGCGGGTTGAATCAGGTCGATATAAAGCTTTTGTTTTTCGTCTCGATTGTCTGATCTGGCATACTGAACAATCGCATCTTCGTGAACTTTAGTAAAATAATGTCTAGTTGTCTTCTTTCGGCGCTTTCGTGTCATCTTTTTCCTCGTTGTCGTCGCCCACTGCCAGAACCCCTTTCAAAGCCTTAACATCTTCGACCACTGTTTTCGAGTGTTCGATTAGGCGTTGTAAAGTGGGTTCTCCATAAAATGTTTCCAATGAGTGTACACTCTCAAGATGATCTGTTAAGCCATCGATAGAATCAAAAAGATCTTCCATATTCTCTAGAACATAGAAATAATCTCGAATAAGGTTTCTGATGTACCACAAGCAGAAAACATTAAGAATGAACGATGATATAAGGGCACCCCAAATCATGACTTATATTCCTCTTTTTGTAATCTTTGTTTTTCTTGTTTCACAGTTTTTTTAGTGTCCTCAATAAATTCGTTCACAACCTCTCCAACCCTCTTTTTTTTGCTGCCTCGAATGGTCTTACGAAGAGTGGAATATATTTTTTGAAACTCACCTTCCGAGTCACACTCTGGGCATTTCTCCAAAGTCTCACACATCAAATGAACTACGGTAAACTCAGCTTCACATTCCAAGCATTTATAATCGTATCGAGGCATAAAAAAGTTTAAGAGTCTGTGTCTGTTGTTCCTCCCCCTGTCAATACAGCAGCATCTTCATGAGCCATCTTGACTAAGGGTGGGTTCAGAACAACTAGGTGCCCAGTGCCATCATTGGCCAACTTAAAGCCTTTAAGGACAGGAACAATATCGCTTTGCTCCAGAAGAGATTTTTGAAGAGCCATCATTACGGCGCCCAGTGCTTGGTCCGTAAGCGTATAGCTTTCAATCCCGTCGGTTGTTTTTGTTTCAGTGGTTGTCATTATTTTCTCCTTTTACCATTTGAAATTATGTTTATAGTATTCAACTAATTTTGGCAGTTCTTTATCAAAGTTTTTTTGATTGTCCCAACCAAGTGCTCGTAGTTTATTATCGTTTAAGGCATATCGGACATCCTGTCCTTCCCTTACATATGATAAATCTACAAACTCTTCCCAATTATACTCATTATTGTGAAAAATGTTAATGATTTTTCTCACAGCATCTTTATTCTTTTGTTGTAAGTTCCCAGCAACATTATAGATTTCATTAATCTGGCCCCTTTCTATAATTGATATAACTGCTGAAGCGGTGTCGTCGGCATGGAGCCAGTTTCTCACGGGCTCGCCTTCGTTATGAAGGCGAATCTTCTTTTGCCTCTGAAGCAACTTTACAGAAACTGGAATTAGTTTTTCTGGATATTGGCCAATTCCATAATTGTTGGTGGGCCGAATTATATTATATTGAATTCCATATGTTCTCGCCCAGGCTAAAATAAGCATATCTGCAGCTGCCTTGGAGGCTGAATAAGGGTTGCTGGGGTTTAACAAATCTGTCTCCACGAATTCTCCCTCTTCAATATCCCCGTAAACCTCATCGGTGCTAAAATGAAAAAAGATGGGCTTGTTGGCGATGTTGCTGGGCTTACGACGAATTAAGTCCAATAAGTTACGGACTCCCTCGACATTGGATTTAAGAAAGTCTGTGCTGTCAATAATACTGTTTCCAACATGAGACTCTGCTGCCACATTGATCACATAATCACAATCCGGAAGAAATTTCATATCACATATGTCTTGATTGACAAACGTAAAGTTGTCCTCCTCCATTGTGTTATGTCCTCGAAACTCATAAAGAAAATCTGGTGTTGAGGCGTAAGTCAAAGAGTCCACGCCATAAACTTTCCAACCTTTCTCCAGACATTTTCGAGTCACATAGTTCCCGATCAATCCGAGGCACCCTGTTATAACAACGAGCTTCATCAGTCCCCCTTCACAATTCTGTGAGAGTCTGAATCGAAATGTTCTGTCGAAAACTCAAATAATTCGGAATCTTCCAGAGCGATCATCTGATGACGTAACCCCTGATAGATATAGAAGTTTTGTCCTGGCTCCAAAATAAGCTCTTCGGCTAAATCTACATCATCATATTCTGAAAACTTAACTAAAAGTCTGCCGGATTGTAAGTAAAATACCTCGTCCTTAATTTTATGATGGTGCCAGGAGCACCTTTTTCCCTCTTCAAAGAAAAGCAGTTTGCCACAGTATTCTTTTTTGTTTACGATCCAAAGCTCATGGCCCCAGCCTTTCTTTACAAATTTCATTTCTGGTGTTTTATTCGACGAAGAAGTCGACATCTTTCACTCCTTTATCATCAATATAAACATCCCCGGCTGGTTTGCCAAGGACCAAGTGATGATATTTTGCGCCCCAAGACTCTAGTTGTTCCATTGTCAGCTTATAAAACTCCTGTATTGCCAGAAGGGGATTATTGTTGTGACGCCCCATTCCTCTGGCTGTTTGATAAATTATTGTATTTCCCTCGTCATAAAGACTGTTGAGCCTCTCAATTCGGACAACATTTGGGGCACACCTTTGATAATCGTTATTTTCTGACATGTCACAGATCGTGCCATCAATATCAACTACATAAATCATCTTTTATTCTCCAAAATATTTGTTGTCGAAAAGTTACCAATCCTCCTAAAATAGTGAATATGGGGAACCACGTCCGATCCAACAATGGGCTTTCCAGCCCAATCGGACCCCACGACCATAATATCGATATCGTGATTCTGTAAATGTTGTTTCAGTTGTTCGTCGGAGCCGAATGACACCACCTCATCCACATATCTCAAAGAACTAACAATGTATTCTCTGTCTTGAAGAATATTATAAGGTCGATCAAGGCCCTTTGCTTCTCGGACTCTCCTGTCGGAATCAAGGCCAACGACCAGTTCGTCGCCCAAGGATTTAGCGTATTTAAGCATCTCAATGTGCCCCCTGTGTAAAACATCGAAACATCCATTTACCCACACTTTTATCATTCCATTCTCCTAATAATTGGCATGCCATGGGCTGTCCAGCATGGAATACATCTGAATTAGCTGTTCAATGCCAATATCCAAATTATAAGCACAACCAAATCCTGTTTCATACATTTTTTCACTGCTGACAGTATAGTCTCTTTTATCTGGATCTGATGTGAACTCCGCTTTTATAATTTCCAGCGGGAGATGATCGGCAATCTTTTCAGCTAATTGAAGTTTATTCATGTTTATCTCGTCATTTCCAACATTGAATGTTTCATTCTCGAACAGGTCCCACCAGTCAATGGCATATTTAAATGAGCGACAAATATCCCAAATATGAACATAGTTTCTCATGAACCCACATTCATAAAGCACAAGAACTCGATCTTTTAAGGCCTTGAGGACAAAGTTGTTCACAAGTAAATCAGTTCTCGGTCGTGTAGACGGACCATAGACCGTGGCTAATCGATAAGTACAGCAGTTATCGGTATTTCTATAAACTGTTTCTGCGTCGACCTTGGTCTTTCCATAAAGGGAAATGGGGTTTAAAGGGGCCGATTCGGTGATCGGTTCTCCGTCAAGGCTTTTGCCATATCCCGAATTCGTACAGGGATAAATAACCCTTTGATCTTTTGACTTATTTTCAGCAATCCATTTGTTTGCTTCATAGTTGATTTCTACGGCATCTTTAGGCATTCGGTCACATAATGGAAATCCGACTAGAGCAGCCAAAGGGATGATTACATCACACTTTGCCATATATTTTTTCATCAGACCTTGGCTTCTTACGTCGCCTTTCTCAAAATGAAAATTACATTTCCCAACATATCGAAGCAGAGAGGTTTTGTCATACATCAAGTTATCCACCACAAGAACCTCATGGTTTGGAATCAAATAGTTGATTAGCTCGCTGCCAATATATCCGGCTCCTCCTGTAATTAATATTTTCATTTCTCAAGTCTTCCCATTATCATATCCTTTAACATAATCCAATCACACAATTTAGCAAATAAAGGCCTGCTCCATGCTGCTGGTTTGTTTTTTTCAAAAACAAGGTGGCCTGTCCAGGCAAATGGATAAACAACAAACGGTGCCAGGGCCAGCAATAACAATGAGTTATTCAAGCACCATGCCACAAATAGGATAGTACAAACCTGTCCCACAGCATGAAGGCGCCTATTCCATCTATTCTGATGTAGTGTAAGATAATATTGATAATATTCTTTAAGTTCGTTCAACAATGTTAACTCCTTTTTGCTGAACCACTATTGTAGCACAATCGTTGGCAAATTTTAATGATTCTTCGACATCTCTGTTTTCCAAATATTTTGACACAAAGCCTGCCAAGAATGTGTCCCCTGCTCCCACGAGGTCTTTAATCTCCACCTTGCCAACTGGATAGGTCTCTTCTTGATATCGGCACCCGTGAGATCCCAAAGTGACTATTAGTTTGTCATCGAATACATACATTCTCTCTTGAATTAAGTCCCTGGTGGCTTCATATTCGGGTTCGTTGATCTTTATCCATTTGCAATCCTCGGCCCATCTTCCTAACTTTTTCTTGGTGTCCATAAAAGTTAGAGGGTGATAAAAACAAATCTTTTCTATGTCCTCTTCCGCTAAAAACCCCTTATCGTAATCCGATATAACAACGGCTTTATATTGATTAAGAAATTCTTTAGTGAGAAATTCTTTATCGATTCGTTGGATATTGTCTTCGTCGGAATCAATTCGGATAAAGATGTGGTTAGTTTGGGTGTCCACATATCGTGTTTTCTCTATATTTTCGTTATTATGAAGTATCTTACATTCAACCCCGAGAGCCTCAAGATTGTTCAAGACGTTAAGGGCCATACCCCCGTTTCTCTTTTCATGAACCTTTTTAAAAACAGGGACCGGAGCTTCTGGGGCTAACCGGTCACACTTCCCGTAAACATAGACATCTTCACAGGCATCTCCTATCACAAGAACTTTCATTCCCAGCTAATTTCCCAATCCTTAAAGTCGGCAGCTAAACAATCAATCTTATAATCCTTCCTGCCTCCCACAATTTCTTGAATCTTGTTTTTGGCGGTGTTTCGTATCCCGTTAAGTCCATGAGTTAATTCAAGATTATTCCCATCTTTTATTCCTTTACGGTAATTTGATTCATTATGCCAGATATGAAGGTTCATCTGTGAGAGGACAACAATGGCCCTGATTGTGTCGGCTGTGATGTTTCCTTTATTTTCGTCCAAACAAAGTTGAATGTCGTGGACAATATCTTGTATTTCCTGAGCGTATTCTTCTTTGTGCTCGGCAATAAAGACTTCTTTAAGTTGAGCAATCGACAATCTATCGACAAGCTCAGATAAGGTTGGTAAGTATTTTCTATTTTTCATTTTTTAATCTCCGTTCAACATCCGAATATACGCTCAAAAGACCTTCGGCTAATGGAGTGGTGGCTTCCCACCCAATTTCCTGTTTTATCTTTGAACAATCACACCACTGGCCCCAGATTAGAGTTTCTTTGGTTTTATCAAACTCAATAGGGATGTCTTTGCCCGATGTGTTAATAACCAAATGAGCAATATCTTCTATTGTTATTCTTGACTGTTGTCCCACATTATACGGCCCCACGATCTGTTTGTTAAGCAGATTCTCGATCATCAACTTTGTTCCGTCAATCGCGTCCTGAATATAACAATAAGAACGAGTCTCTTGGCCAGTTCCCCACACATTAAAATTAATATCTGGATAAGTTATAGCTCTATTACAAAAAACAGGAATTACAGATCCAGTATCCAGCCCGTAATCTTGGTTTTTGCCATATATCCCGATATAACGAGCAATTGCCACATTTAAATTAGGATTTTCCACACAGGCATATTCTATTTGTTTCTCGGCCACCAACTTTGCCCACCCATAAGAAAGTTCAGGATTTGCCGGATAAGCCTCTGCCTCTAATATAAGAGGAGAATCAGCCGTTCCTTGTAATTCAATAGGATAAACATGGGCACTGCTGGCATAACAATAATAATTTATTCCATTGGCAATTACGGCATTTAAAACGTTAGAATCAATCTGAGTATTGGCATTGATGACCTGGTATGGCTTAGACGTGTAATATCCAATTCCTCCCACCTTCGAGGCCAGATGAATAACGATGTCTTTTCCCTCACATATTTTATTACAGAACTCTTCATTTCTGAGGTCTTCAACAATAAACTCCACCTCTCCTAAAATATGTTCAATATATTCGACCTTTCCTCTTTCCAGATTGTCAACCAAAGTTAGTCGGGCTCCTTCGCCCAACAGGTCTTCTGCCAAATTGGAGCCAATGAACCCTGCTGCCCCTGTGATGAGGACTTCCTTACTGTGCCAAAAACTCATTTATTAATTTTATACCAGTCAATTGTTTGTCGTAAACCCTCTTCAAGTGTGGTGCCGGGGACATATCCCACCGTTTCCTCAAACTTCGACATGTCGTAAAACCTTCTTAACTGGCCATTTGGCTTTGTGGTGTCCCAAACAATATCTCCATCAAACTCCACCAGTCGAGAAATAGTTTCGACCAACTCTTTAATGGAGGTTTCCTTTCCTGTCCCCAGATTAAAGGGGCCGCTTTCATCACACTTTTCGGTTATGTCCAGGATGGCCTGAACTGTGTCTTCGACATATAAAAACTCTCGAGTTGCAACTCCAGTGCCCCAAACAACCACATGTTTGTCTCCGTTCTCTTTGGCTTCAACAAATTTTCTAACGAGAGCAGGCACAACATGTGACATTTCTAAATCAAAGTTGTCATGAGGCCCATATAAATTGGCAGGCAATAAGATCGTGGAGTTAAAGCCATATTGTTCTCGGTAAGCCCATGATTGAATAATCAGATTTTTCTTGGCCATAGAATAGGCTCTGGTGTTTTCATCAGGAAGCCCCTTCCAGAAATCTTCTTCCGAATAGGGCACTTCTATATTTTTGGGATATCCACATCCGGCAGCAAGAGCAACTGTCTTTTCACATCCGTAGTTATAAGCGGCGTCCATGACTAGCGTTCCCATTATAATGTTTTTATAAAAGAACTCACCAGGCAAAGTTTTGTTGGCATATATGCCCCCCACCTTGCCAGCCAGATGAATGGCAATATGAGGGCGATAAGTTTCAAAAAGCAGATCAACATTTATCTTTTCCGTCAAGTCACACTCAGTGCTTCGAGGGGCGTACACCTTCTCGGCTCCCACCGATTGAAGTTTAATCATCAAGTTTTTGCCAACGAAGCCGTTCCCTCCAGTGACCAAAACCCTTTTATCTTTCCAAAAATCTGAACTCATTTATTTCTCCAAATAAGTGGCTCTATACCAGTCGATGGTTCTTTTCAGCCCTTCTCTGAGAGAGGTGAGCTTTGTTTCTTCACTGACTGTCCATCCATAAAGTTCCTGGGCTAATGAAATATCTAATACTTTTCGCTTGACGCCGACAAATCGATCTGTGTTATAACAAACCCTTCCTTCATATCCTGTAAGTTCGTTAATGGTCTCTGCCAAATCTCGGATAGAAGTCTCGATGCCTGTTCCAATGTTGATTAGGCCCCCATCATGCTCACACGTTGTAAGTAACCCGTTGATTTGGTCCTCAATATAAATTAACTCTCTCGTTTGGGTTCCGTCACCCCAAATTTCCACTTCAGGGCTGTTGTTCTCTTTTGCATCACAAAACTTTTTCACCAAAGCAGATACAACATGACTCTTTTCAAGGTCAAACTCATCGTGGGGGCCATATAAGGTGGCAAAAACCACCGTGGTTCCCTGGAGCTTATATTGTTTTTTATATGCCTCGATTCCTTTTTGTAAGACACATTTGGTGAGACCATATGTCTCCACCGATTTATGAAGCGGGCCTGTAAAGTAATCATCCTCTGACAACACAGTGAGATTCCCTGGATATGAACAAGTGCTTCCAATTCCAACAAAACGGGCCTGGGGCTGATGCTGTTTCCACATGTGAAGGGCGTGAGTGTGAATTAGATTATTGATCATAAATTGATCGGCTGGATATTTTAATGGGAAGTCGCCTGCTCCTTGAAAAGCTGCTCCATGGATAATCAGGTCATATCTTTTTAATGTAAAAAGCTCTTTAGCTTTAGAATAATCCGAGAGGTCGTAGTTTCTCCCTGTGGCTGTCACGGTCGCCCCTCTTTCTTCCAAGATGGGGACGATGTTCTTTCCCAGAAAGCCAGTTCCTCCCGTAATTAAGATATTTTTGTTTTTCACGTCATACATTTAAATGCTTCCACTCCTGTTTGTTTCGTATTATATCAACTAATGGCTTGGATGTATAGTTTAAAGATCGTTGATATGCTTTTTCGATCATCCCTTCATATTTGTCATAATTTGCCAACACTTCTGTAATCTTTTCGACTAAGTCTTCTTTGCTGTCAAAATAAATGAATTCTTCGTCGGGCACAAAGTAGTGTTCAATAAGGTTCCACGGATCTCTCTTAACCATCAACAAGCTTCGACAAAAAGCTGCCTCCGCTGCTCGGCACTTATATTGAGGGGCGATACGCTTATCTACGTGAGAAAATGCTTCGTTTTTATCCCACCTCGGATACTGTTTAATGAATCCGATATGAATGTCCTCTAGAGGAAGAAGATTACAACACAGGCTAATTTTTGTTTTTGCCACTAAATCAAGCTTTGTTCGGTGAGGTACGTTGTGGTGAGTCACAAGGCGGTTGTTTCTCATCGATATCAGCCTATAGTCAAACCGGACCATCGCCTTAAGCATCTCTACGTGATCTTGTCCGTGGACGCCTCCAAAATAGCAAACATCGGCATCTTTTTCATAATCTTTCGGAGAATAACTTCCATCAAACGGATGGAAGATATATTTGTAACTGGGTCCCTCAAAATGGGTCTTGTGCCATTCTATAGTGTGGGGGCAGATGGTGTAGACTTCATCGAAAAAATTAACTTGACCCATGGCATGTCGACCGTGCCTATCCCCCTGGTTCATGTATTCACAAGGAGCCCACAAGTTTAGTAACGCTTTTCTTCCAAAGGACTCATAAGTCTTTTGAATAGAGGGGTTTTCCACCGAACTATATCCATAAAATAGAACCTCTTTGTTACTCTCCAGGGAGTGCTCTTCCAATTTCAAGTGGGCCGGGACGCCATCGGCGTAATCTCCAGACATGTCTGAAACTATCTTCATTATTTACACCATATCATTCCATAATCAACTCGGCGTTCTGGCTTACAAAAAGTGTCCATTTCTTCTTTGAGTTCTTCCCACGAAAAATATTCATTGGGTTCCTCCAAATATGGATCTCCTTTCTCCGAGTAGGTTACCCTCTCAAACACGTCACCCTCTTCCATATACCCAATCATGCCAAATTTTTCATAACCAATACTTCGTAAGTGTGAGATAGTCTTCAATAAAATATCATATCCTTCCTCATGCCACTCAAAACAAATTTGGCCGCTTTTTTGGTTGAGGCCTCTGATGACCTCGTATTCGTAACCCTCCACATCTATTTTAATCAATGATGGCTTTCCGAATCGATCTATAATATTGTCGACTGTCGTGGAGTTAACCTCAATGGGGGGAAGCCAATGGGCCGAATTAGGGTGGAGATATAAACTCCCTTTTGTAAACCGTGAATTTTCCATAAAACTTTTAGAGGCTGTGGAAATGCCATCTTGACCAGGCTCAATGAAGAACTCCACTTTTTGATCAATTTTATCGGATGCAACGGCATGAATAATAGTGAGGTTGGGATGGCGAGGGGCGTCTTCACACAATCGGAGATTGGCTTCAACCCCAACAATTTTACAATCGGGGTATTGTCTCAAACACTCGTGAGTAAACTCACCTTTGTTAAATCCTATATCAAAAACTAAATTCATACTAATATCCATTCCTCGGGGTAAAACCCTTCTCTATAATTTATATCTAATCTATCAGGGTGGTATTGTAAAGGGGCGACCACTTTCTTATCTTCACTTGGATTCAAATAGGCTGCCCACCACCCAAAACTACTGACATGACTTATTATATTATAATCACACGATATTATTAAGCAAAAATCTTCCATTGTGCTTTTCCCTTCGGAAAATAAAAAATTATCTCCCACAAAATTTCTTTTACACCACTCCATATCTTCACTATTATCATCTGATTCTCTTTTTCCTCCCGAAAAGATTAAGTATTTTACTCTCTCTTCCTTAAAAATATCAGTGGCTTTTTTATAATATTGATAATAAAAACTATCTTCTGTGAGATCTTCTCCACCATATGAATTATTAAGCTCCACTTGACCAGAATCTGTGTTGTCCGTATTGTCTCCACGCCTTAAATGAAGAGAAACGATTTTATAACCAGGATGGTCCCTTTTAATTTTTGCCATGGTTGCTGAGGCGCTCTTCATTAGATCGGCGTGGGGGGTTAGTTCTTTTTTGATCTGGTCTTCATGTCCTTGAAAATAAAATGTGCTTTGAAAAAATCCAGTCAAATTAGTGTTGTCTGGAATTTGATAAAATCGGCTGTCATACTTCATATAATCCGGTTCATTATATGCCTGTTTGATTGTCAGTAGCTCTGGTTCTTGATAATATTCCGCTTCAATATTAAAACTCTCCAAAAGGCATGACTGGCCGTGCCAGGATCTTGTGTCGGGGTGGGGAATCTTGGCTGTGTATCCTCGTTCAAGACTAAGGCCCCGAAGAGCAGCATATTGAAAAAGCTGGTTGCCGAGGCGTCCAAGTTGTCCAAGTTGATAAAAGGTAATCATATTAAGTTTTTACGCCTCTTCTTGTTTTATCGTTCCCTTTACCACCAGGAACGGCCTGGACACTCCCTTTACCACTACCCAGCTTTGTTCATCTCCGTCATATTCATCCGAGTCTCCGGTTCTGGAAGCGTCAGCATTTCCAACAAAACCGGTCAAAAAATAGGGAACACGGTTTTTTTCACAAAATTCTTCCACGGCCTTTACAACTCCGGGCCACTTTATTCTATTAAAGTCATGACCAGAAATGACGCCGCCTGGTCGGATCTTGGGCCACCAACCTTCTATATCTTTCTTAACCGATTCATAATCATGAAGAGCGTCAATATATACAAAGTCAACTTCGCCATCTTTGAATCTAGCTGCCTCTTGGGGGCTCCATCCTTTTATTAGTTTCACCCTGTGTTTATAGGACCGAAGTCTTTTTTTACAGGAGTCGTAGACATGCTCCGCATCTACCAATTCGTCATTATCTTCCCATGGATCAACAGCATAGACCTTCATCTGTGTGTGGTCTAATATGTATTTGCTGAACCATCCGGTTCGGACACCGACTTCAACACCAATTTTAAATTGGGGCGAACTTAAGCTCTCAACTAAGGTTCTTCTGGTCCCCATGTCAATGATAAAATTAGGTTCATTCATTTTTTATACTCCATGTGGCAAGTTAAAGGGAGTCCCTCCTCCCGTTATTTTATAGCGGCGGTTAAAGAAGTGAGCATCCCAGCCGTTATTGGAAACCTGCTGAAATCCGTTCTGAGACATATATTCAAAAAATTCCTCTGAGGAATTGGGGTTTTCATAGTCGTCGAGTACATTGTGTTCACACTTTAGTGCTAACACTCGGGGAAGATACTTCCCCAAACTCTTTACAACATCAAAGTCTTTTCCCTGAGTGTCTGTTTTCACGAACGGGATAACCTCCACATCTTGAAAGCCCAATTGGTCAAAAATGTATTCTAATGAGTAAACATCCACCTCAATTTTGCTTTCGACTTTGTGAGGCAGTTTTTCGGTGGGCTTGAGGAGACTCGAGCAGCCGCTGTTAGAAGCAGCAGTACAATAAAAATCCATCGTGGTTGGTGTATTCCCCACATTGTCCACAGCCCCCTCGATAAGTACAAGTCGTGAAGGGTCATAATTTCCTATTTTTACCCCCTGCTTACAAATGGCGTTTTCATCCATTATTAAATATGGGAAATCTAATTCGGGGGCAGCACGACCTCTTCTGAGTATTTCTACATTTCCTGGATTTGGCTCTATCCCAATAACTAAAGAACGGGGCTCCGTTAACAACCAGTGGGCAGAATGAGGGGCATCAATGGCTAAGCCAACATCAACTTTGATGTTGCTTTTGTTTATTTTTGTGAGATCTATATGATCTAGGTTTATGGGCATCTGATTTCAATCTCCTTAAATATTTCAAATTCAGTGAGGTCTCTATAGGGAGGGTCCTCTGGAATATCCGGCATGTGTTCGGGGTAATTCTGTATTAGCATAAGCCCTCTTGCTGCCTGCTCTGGTGTCATATACATATTCCAACCCTCTTCGTCTATTATATCCTCGTGATATTTAACCTCTCCTCTTCCCTCATATCGTGCTTTCCGAAAGTATTCAACAGCTTCTAAGTTATCTGTCAAAATCATTCCGCCCTTTCCGATCTTTAAGTGCTTCTTAATATGAAAAGAAAGACACATGTGGGTCCCAGGAATATACATTCCAGAGGTTAAACGTTTGGCAGCATCATATATCGGGAAGGGTTTAAATTGATAAATTCCTTGCCACTTAACATCCTCAAACACCAATTTTCCACCGGCTTGTAAAATGGACTGGGGTGGGGACAAATACGTTCGTTTCGGAATGATGACTTCTTTGCCCTCGACCTTTTCATATTTGCAAGCGAGAAATAAAGCGTTCGTACAACTATTGACGGAAACAGCATAAGGGGCGCCCGTATAGTGTGCCATTTCTTCTTCAAACATTTTGACTATCTTATAAGGGTTATGAAGCATCTTTCTCCAAAATATAGTATTTCTTTTTAAACCCACAAGATTCAAATAACTTTATACTGGCTTCATTATCCAACTTTACCTTTGCAAAGCTCTGTGGGTATTTTTTCATTAGCTCATTTATCATAAACTTACCAACGCCTTTTCCCTGATGTTCTGGATGGGCAGCCACACGAATATCACCGTTAATTTGGCCCACAAACCCCAAAGGAGTGTAATTGTTTTCACTTAAACAGATATAATAGTTTTTCCCATGCTTAAGCATGAACTTTAGGTGCTGGAGTTTAGTAATATGAGACTGTTGGACAAACCCTTCTTTGACCTCTTCATCATTTCTCAATTGTCTGATAAACTCCCAATATTTAAAATTATTTCTGACAAGCTTCATTAGTTACAGTCCTTGTATAAATCGGGGAATGGGATATTATTCCAATATCCTCGGAGGTAATCCCTCTCGATGCCCAGGTTCAGGTGCCAATGAAGAGTTGTTCCAATATCAATATATGTGTTTTCATCATCGTGTTCGAACAATTTATGAATCAGGATCTCACTTAAACTACTCGCGGAAAACAAGAAAACATGATTCTTAATCTGGTTCTTTTCCATCCATGTTCTTATTTCCCCTTCTAATTGATGGTCGTTAACAATACAATTTCTTCCCACTCGGAAATCTTTGGTCACTTCAAAAGGAAGCTTGTCAAAACTAGCGTCTTTGCTACAGATCATGACGACCTTGTTTTTCTTAAATTGAGGTAAGAAGTGGTTGAGGAATAAAGGATAATTCGAATTCACCAGAAGGTTAGGGCTCGTCCAGTGCTCTTCATCGCCAGGGCGTAATTCCTTTAACATTGGGATATCTTCTCGGATCAAACAAGTACAGTTTCCACAGCCAGCCCCCACGAAGTAATTCTTTTTTTTAAATTTAAATGAATCAATCAAAGCTTCTCGGACAAAAGCGTGTTCTTCGGGAATAAACTCTTTGTGATCGTCCTCTGAATATCCAAAATCATGAATGGTTTCACCCACTTGGACCTGTTCGCTTCCAAGAACTAGCTTCTCGTTTCTCATAATACAGGTTTCGCCATCAGAGAATCTGGTGAAGGCAAAATGTTCGCCTTTCTTTAGTTTTCCTAATATTTCAAAAAAATCTTCTTTAAAACCTTTACTCATTCTTCTCAAAGCTCGTAAGTATACTGACTATTGCGGCGGAAGTATTACCATCGCCATATGGGCACGACCATTCGTCTGGTACTCGATGTGTTTTTTCCACCTCATTCACTATACCATACAAATCGATAGGATTGAAGCATAAAGTTGAAAAAGTGCCAATTCCCGACATTCTTTCTGTTTTTTTTCTGCAAACTACGCTCTTTTTTCTCAAAAAAGCAGACTCTTCTTGGAGACCACCTGAGTCAGTTATTATGAATCTACATTTCGAGACTTCAGCGATAAAGGAGTCGTAATCTAGTGCGTTTTCAACCTTTACACTCTCCAACAAATGAAGGTGCTGTTGAACATTTGGGTTAGGGTGGGCATAATAAACAAATTCAAGTTCATCAAATGCCTTAGCTATTCTATTAAGTTGTTCAAACCATTCTGGAATTATCTCATGGTTTTCTCGGCGGTGCATTGTTACAATAACTCTGTTATTCCAACCAATTGGCATATTTTTAGTTCTTAAATTGTCCAACACTGTATTGCCAACAATGTAAATGTTTCCCTGAACGCTTTCACTTTTCAAGTTGTGAGCATCGAAATTTGTAGGGCAAAGGTGTACAGAGGCGAGCCGTGATATAGCCTGTCTATTAAACTCTTCTGGATATGGGTTGTGGTTATCGTAAGTTCTCAAACCCGCTTCCAGGTGTACAACAGGAATGTTTCTGTGAAATGAGGCTAAAGCACACGCAAAGGAAGATGTTGTATCTCCCTGTACCAAAACAAAATCGTAACTCTCTTCCCACACGTCTTTCATATTCATGACGGTACTAACAATACTATCCAAACGATTCGTTCCGGGGTTAATGGTTACAGTATAATCTACTTTTTCAGTTGCCTGACTGGGTAAAAGATCTAGATGTTGGCCTGTAAACAAAACTTTAAATTCTATTCCAGAGTCCTCAAGTGCCACAATCATGGGCGCCATTTTAATATATTCTGGCCTTGTTCCATAACAAAGTAAGATCATGATTTTTCTCCTTTTTCATACCATTTTGGATATGGTGAGTTATTTGCTTTCTTAAAATTGTTTTTAAAATCCTGCGGCCATTTTTCTTTAAGTTCTGAGTCTATAGTGTTTCTCGTTGGCATATAAACAACAATATTATTCTCCACGCACCTGTCTAATATCGAGGCACCTTTGTGTGAATCAACGTGTTTCCTAACTTTAACTCGCCATTGCCGGTTCCCAGTGGGACTGTAATTTCCTTGTAAAAAATCCTTTAAACAATCAACTGTGGCTTGGTCACAAATTTCAACAAATTCTTCCATTGTGGTGTTTTCTGGTGTATATTTTACTTTTTTTGTCTTGATTATGTCGCCATTATCTAACTCGTCGGTTAGTTCAAATATAGAAACGCCCCATTCGCCCGTCCCTAGCATCCTTCCCCAGGTTAAAGACGCCCCCCCTTTAATATAAGGTAATAAAGCGCCATGATTTCCTATAACCTTGTTTTTATTGAGAAAAGATTCCGGCACAATTCTAGAATCCCCCATCTCTATTACGACCTCTACATTTCGATCAACAATGTCCTCCCAATCCCCAGAATCTATAAAAGATATATTTCTTCTCTCACACTTACTTTTTAACTCCAAACAACTATTTGCCTTGCCTGTGAGTTTATCCTTTGATAATCCGAAAACGTAATCAATGGTGTGCCCCTCAGATATTATTAGATCCACACACTTCGAAGTTAACAATGTATTCCCAATTACCCCAACTCTCATTTTAGTTCCAAAATTGATTTAGAAAATCTTTTGGCAATTTCAACATAACCCTCGTGGTCAAAATGAACGCCGTCGATCAAGAGATCGGCCATGTTGGACATTTTACATATATCAAAGCTAAGCTCAATTGAGAGCCTGACTATTTCTGAATTATAGAGTTCAATATATCCTCTATTCCTTTGATAATATGGAGAAAACTCTAGTTCTGGTAACGTTGAAACAACAGGCGTCATCCCGTTTGCCCTTATAGAGTTAATTATTTGTTTGAGGTTATCATTATAAATCGAAAGAGGGGTTGGATTCTTTGTATCATTGGTTCCGATCATTAGGCAACATATTTTGGCGCTCTTATTCCCCTTTAATATATTCCAGGTTCTCCTTAGCAAATCAGAGCTAGTTTCTCCATTTATCCCATAATTGTGACAAATATAAAATTCACCTGTTTTTTCAGAAAGAATCTTTCCCAACTCGGCGGGATAAGAGCGGCCAAACCTATCTCTAGCCCCATATGTTAAACTATCTCCAAGACAAACTATTTCATTCCAAATCATTTTTTTCTCCTTTAATTTTAATATTATACACCGTCTTCCACCCATTTTTAAGAGCATAATTTACACACATGTCTCTTTCGGTAAAAAACATTTGGTGAGTTTTGTGAGCATTGTTGTTAGAAGTGGCTTTACTATCAACTCCCAATTCATAACCCAAAAGGGAGCCATGTAGGGCGGGTTCATCTTCTGGGTGAGGAGGAACATATGTCTGTAATCCGGCATATCTTTGTATAGCATAAGAGAAATTCATATCCTCCCCATTACCCCACATTGGCGGTTTTTCTTTCCATAAATATTGTAACCACTCTCTTTTAAAGAACCAACAATGGCCGACATAATCAACTCTTTCAACATCTTCGTTTTTGCTTGGCCAGCCAGAGCGTTTAACAGACCAAGAATGTTCGTCCACCTGTGTGAGACCGTGAGTTCCTAACATTCCTTCGTGAGTTTTCATGGTATTCAGGCAATTTTCGAACCATCGGTTACCGGGAATTGTGTCGTCATCAAACACAACCACGTATTCAGTATCGGCTAAAAGAGCAGCGGCAAAGCGCCCATAAAACTTCCAATTGTGATCATTATCAAAAATTCGGTCTACATCAAGACTGTCTCTATTAAAATTTTCGTTGTCTTCGTGAGCGTTTATCCACGTCCAAACTTGTTTAGGTTTGACGGTTTGTTCTTTGATCGCTTTAATCTGCATTGGCATATTGCTGGGGCGGCGATACATGTTCAAAATCACTGTAATATCAGCTACTTCTCGATCATCTTGGGTCAATTCCCCAATTGTATCGATAAAAAGGGCCTCAGCGTTCGTCTGGTGCTCGTTAACAGCTTCTAGAAGGTCTAGACCCTTTAGCTTAAACCACGGCTCGTAAGCGGCACTTATGTTCTTATTTCCAACTAGCTCACAATTTAGGATTCGAGCCTCAACTGCTAGTCGACTAAATGTTTCAAAAACTTGAGGAAAGAACACGAGTTTCTGATAAGTGGCCAATTTGTTTATGAATTTGTGATAATCAGGATCTGAGAATAACTCATAATCTAGTTGATTGTCTCGACAATAGATTTCCGATTGTAATTGGCCTTTGACTGAATTTTGACTCTCTAATACTCCCACTTTCTCGGATTTCTCGGCTGTAGTTCCTTCTTTGAGAGCCTCCTTTTCTTCATGGCTCCAGAAGGTACAACCGAAAGAAACAATATTTGATAAACCCAGGTTTTTCATCGCCACTTCGCCGTGCTTGGTGCTTTGACAAAACACCTTTTTAGCCTTTTTATAAAACGATTTGTTGATTATTTGATTAAGTGGGGCTTTATAATCGGGAAAGGGAGAAGGGTCTCTGGTTCTCAGATATTTATGGTCGTGTTCGACAATATAATAATCCGCTTGCTCCAAAATCTTTTTGGCTTCCTCTCTTAACGAAACAAAGTTGGAAACAATATAAAGCTTATCTAAATTGGCCTTGACCTGATTTGGCTGAACAGTCGAAGCCTTGGCAAATAAAACGTTATAACCATTTTGGCTCAGGAGATCCATGAGATGGGCGTCGACGATCTCTCCTCCCCCTCTAATCTCCTGAACGGAAAAATCAGCTATCCAGACTATATCTCTCATCAATCAAAAACTACAACGTCCTCATTCGAAGACTCGCCTTCTGTGACAGTCAAGTCCACGCCCATGGCATCAACAAATTGTTTATGAATAACCTCGGGTGACCAGTTCTTTAAAACATACTTTTGTAACTTCTTGGCTTTCTTTTTCACCGCTCCGTAGTCATTCATAACAGACCGAAGGGCGTTTCGATAAGAATTTTTCTGAGGGTAACACCATTGAGAATCGGCCTCTAAGACCCCTTTCCACACCGCCTCGGGTTGGATCTTATCTAACTGATGGCTCACAATATTATAATGGGGCTTTAGTTTTCCCCTTTCTGGTGCATTTAGAAAGTCAACGTGGCCGCTCCAGGCGGGCGCCACAATCGGAAGGCCATTATACGCCGCTTCGAAAATCGGAAGGCCAAAACCTTCTCCATGAGCTAAGCTGACCAGCGCCTTGATCTTCTTGTGATTATAAAGGGTCGTTAATTGACCCTCTTTCAAATCACCGTGTAAAAGATAGACTTTACAGTCTCGGGGGCCTAGAGTGTTCAACCAGCCCTGAAGTCGAGCCGTCGTATATTCTCGGTCCATCAGGGAGTTTTTAACAGTGTTAATCTTGAGGACGAGCCCCACATCTCCATTTAATTTAAATTCTTCGACGAACCAGGCGATTGTGTTTTCCATATTTTTCCTCACACACCACTGGGCCACCACTAAGAAATTAAAGGGAGTGGAAAAATCAAGATCCAGTTCTTGGGGCTCAATATCTCTTACAGCGTAATTTACAGCTTCGACGGGAGGTCGAGCAGATAGCTCACCCTTATATTGCCCTGTTGTCGTGTCGTTAACATTATACACGGTGCTGATAATGCTGTTCTTAGTGTGCTCAGAGGTTGTGATAATCCGATCCATAGTGTTAATTTTCTGAAGCCATGGCCCTGATATCAAACTAGTTTCAGCGCCTGCTGTATATCCGATATTATAAGGGGCGATACGCTCAAATTCGGATGGGATGGTGACCTGAACAGATACATCAAAGGTTCCCCCCTCTTGAACATGGGCAACTGTTTTGTGGAGCAAAAAGTCAATATGCTTCTTCTCAGCTGTCTCCTCTGTAATACAGCCGGTGTCTCCCCACGGAATGTTGAGGGCATAAATGTCAAACACATCTTCACGGCTCTTCAAGCAATTTAAAGCAAATCTGGCTTGAACTCCATATCCCGACATGCTCAAAAGCGGGGCTTTAATTAATACTTTTTTTCTCATTCCATCTCCTTTAAGTGCCAAGTATCGTAACCTTTTCGAGTATCCCATGAACCAAGCCTTTCATGAATGTCCTTCATAACCACCTTCCAGGTGTCACAAAATTTGTTAAAGCTATAATTCTTTTCAACATGGGCTCGACCAAGCTTGCCCATGGCCTCCCTCTCCTCGGGAGGCATCTCAAGCATGGCTTTCAAAGCATTAATAAAGTCTTCTTTGGCGACTCGATCTTCATAAATCCACGGGACGTCCTGAGAGCCAATTATCGCTTTGGAAGCTGGTTCTATTCCAATTCCGAACCAATTTTCCCCATCAGTGACCTGCTCTTGGAGGCCGCCCGTCATATTCACAAGAATAGGGGTCTCACAAGAGAGAGATTCTAAAGTGGCGAGACCAAAACCTTCAGCATCCGAAATGTTTATTGTGCAATCCGCCAAATTATAAATTTGAGCCAATACCTCGGAAGGGTATTTGTCCACAGACAACAAGACGTTGCCGTGAGAGGGGTCGGACAGGCCAAGATGACCAATAATCGCCTGGAGGTCTTGACCATGAGGATCCTTCGGGTCTGTATGCATAATTAACATTGCCTTATCGTGGCCCACCTCATGTAAAAAGTCGTTAAACCAATAAAGAATCGAGCCTGACATTTTTCGTTTGGCGTTTCTGTTGTTCCAAAAAAAGATAAATTTGTCTCGAGAGTTGGGAGGTAAAGTGTTCTCCTTATATTCCTTAACCTTTTCCTCATCAAGCTTCTTGAACACATCGTCGGATACAGCATGGGGAATATACATACTTTCTACTTCAGGAGCCACTGTTTTGACGATATCGTCTGTAACCTTCGAAATAGTGGCGACGAAATCAGTAGACAAATAGAAATTTCGGTTGAACTGAGGGGGTGGGTAATTGTCCCAGACGTGATAATAAACCATCGGAGTGTGGCTCCTTACCTCATTTTCAATATCCCATAACCAGGGATAAAAGCGGGGATCAGTCATAAACCATATGATGTCGGGTTTCCAACGATGAAGGAATTCTCTAATCTGATTCTTGTTCCCATAACCGTCGACTGGTTGGATAATCCAATCGTTCCCATAACCATCCACGGCTGTGGCATCGTAGTTTTCATGAGCAATCGCCCCTCCAAAAGAATAAACCTGAAACTCTCCTGTTCCAAGTAGGGCTTCGATCATATATTTAGTTTGAGTTCCAACTCCCGAGGGGGACATCGGGTGATCACTCAGAGTTAGAACTTTAATTTTCTTTGTCACTTTAACCTCACAATATTATGGACAGTGTTCGGTTCCCTTAAACTCACAATAAGTACAGGATAACCGATTCTTAATGAATTTTTCTCTTTTTACATTATATAGAAATTTTTCCATATAGTTAAGGGATTCTGTAATTTTTTTTCTGTCACTCTCTATTTCGAACAATTCAACTCTATTCTTGCCGCCATACTGTCGTTTAAGTAGTCCGAAATGAACTTTAATATCGTCTGGGTTTATGCCGTATTTTTGAGCATAATAATATTTATAATAGACAAGCTGATATTGAGTTATTTCATTGTCTCGTTGGCGAGGTGACCATCCTTTAGTAGAGGTCTTCCAGTCGATAATGTGGATTTTGTTGTTCGAGCTAATGACCATATCAATAAAGCCCTTGAAGTTCAACAGCTCTTTGGAACTCCAAATATTTTCGTAAAGGGGCTCTTCCACAGAAAGAACCTCAAACTCACCAAAGTATTCACTCATCGCCCCCTTTAGGTGACGTAGAATCTTTGGACCTTGCTGTTTCATTTCATCATGAAGGGTTTTATCACATTCCTTCAGTTGTTGAACTTCTTCCTCAAATTGAGTAAGAAATATTTCTATAAGTTCTCCCACTTCTTTTTCGGAAACCTTTTCACAAGCTGAGTGAATGGCGGTTCCGAAGGCGGTGTGGAGATTTCCCTGAAAAAGCTTAATTTTGTCGATATAAGAAAGCTTGTGATAAAAGGGGCACTTGCTCCAGTTTTTAATTTCTGAAAAGGATATGTGGCTCATACTATTTTTATTTGTTAGATTTTGTTGTCTTCTTATTTACGGAAGAAGATTGCTTTCTAACTACATTACCACTTTTTCGGCCAGATGTCAAGGATTTAATTTTAAAAACCCAGGTTGCTGATCTATTCGTGTTGTCTTTATTGTGGAGCACTGGCGGCCCTGATTCACAGGAATCAACTGAACTCTTGGAACCCAGGGCCTCTTGGACCTTTTGCTGGACCTGTTCAAGTTTGATCTTTTCAAAATTCCCATAGTCTATGAGACGCCCTGTGTTGCCAGGGTGTTTATATATTGGAGTAGATTCTATTAATTTTATTTCACAGATGGCTTGGCCATTTTTAATTTTAATATTAATTTTCATTTGTTGTCACCTTTACAAGCTTATTATACAATACGGGACTTACTTCTTTAAGGTTTTTTTCATTTCCAATAAAATATTCTTCGAAACCTTTGGCAAAATACTCTCTTAGAGACGTAATGGCGTAAGGGCTGCTGAATATGTCATAAGTCATTGTCAATAAAGCTGGATATCCCACCACTGTATATAAGAACATGTCGAAGTCTTCATCATATTCAGGGTCTAAAAAATATTTCGCGGGGATGTCATGACCATTGTCCGCCAACATTTGGAACAGTTTCTTTCTTTTCTCGACAAACTCATTTTCGATTGTCATATCGCTGTATATGTCTTGAGCGTGGCGCTCCTCAAAACAGTGAGCCATTTCATGAATAATGTCGTCCACCATATCTTGGTTGGATGATTGGGCGTTAGTGACATAAATGGCACTGTCTTTATATAAGGCGTTAATCTGTCGGTCCTCAAATTCAGGAATATGGCCAACCACCACCATGTCTAGATCGTAAATAAGCGATCTAGGAATCGCCTTCTCTACTTTTGAAAGCACTCTTTCGATATTGACACCTTTAGGCAACGAGTCTTTGATATATACCGGAATATTCCCATAAAAATAAATATAATTTTTACGAGTGTTTTTTTCCTTTTCTATAATGTATTCCCTAAATTTACTCATTATTAGTGAAATCTTCGGTTTCGGCTATGGCTCGACCAACTTCCACATCAGTAAGTGCTTGTTCGTAACCACGGATGAAGTTTTCTTCCGCTAACACCAGAAGGAACTCTGGGAATTCCTCGGCCAGGGTTTCAACTATCATGCCAACGGTGACGTCACCATTCTCCGGACTAATCTTGTCCCCCACGTAGTTCACAAGCCACTCCTTGACAGGGGTCTCTTCGTTTACTACTTTTTCCAGGTCTGTGTTGACCACTTGTTCATTTTCATTAAATTCGATTTCAGCCATTATTTTGCTCCTTATAATATATCTGCTGATATAGTGGCGACTTTTGATCGTTCGCCCTTTTTTAAAGTTATATGACCGGAGATGTCATGGTTTTTAAACTTTTCCACAACATAAGTGAGCCCATTGGTTGTTTCGTTAACATATACATTATCAATTTGCTCGATATCTCCGGTAAATACAATCTTTGTTCCCTCTCCCACTCTTGTGAGTATAGTCTTTATTTCATGTTTTGTTAACTGTTGAGCTTCATCAATGATAATGAAGGCATTAGAGATAGATCGACCACGAATATAAGTGAGGGCTTCAATCTCAATCATGCCCTCTTCCATATACATATCCATATTTTTCTTGTCCCCCATTAGAAACTCTAAGTTATCTTTTATGGGTGAGAGCCATGGAAGCATTTTTTCTTCTAAAGTTCCTGGTAAAAACCCGATGTCTTTTCCCATGGGCTCGACGGGGCGGGAGACAATTACTCTTTTATATGGAGACTCGGCTCGGCCATGTTCGAGTGTTTGTTCTAAGGCTGCAGCAATAGCACACAGGGTTTTACCGCTTCCTGCTCGACCAATCAGTGTAACCACGGGAATGTTTCGATCCATTAAAAGTTCTAAGGCGAAAGTTTGTTCTTTATTTCGAGGACGGATGCCCCAGATTTCGTCATATTTAACCAATTTTTTTAAAGGGGTTCCATAATCATAAAAGCGGCTTAAAGCTGTTTTTTTCTCATTGGCATTAGAAACTAGCATGACCAACTCATTTGAAAAAAGTTGGACTTCCTCTTCAGCGGCATAAATCTCTTCTCCTTCATAAAATCGATCTACGGTTTCATCATCGACCAGATAGCTAGTGAATCCTGTATAGAGGCCGTCGCTTCGTTTAATGGTCTCTCCCTCGATGTAATCTTGGGTTTTCATTCCAATAGAATCACACTTAATTCTCATATTGATATCACGAGAAACAAGGATTACTTCCGAGTCTTTATATTCTTCTTGAGTAGCCAGAGCCACACTAATGATTTCGTTATCAGGGGACGATCTATTAAAGCTGGAATTAAGCTTGTCCAAAGAACTGGTGTTGACTGTCAACACACCTTTTCCCTCGCCTAATTTCACGCCGTCTTTCAGGGTTCCGGCTAATCGGAGTTCATCTAAAGTACGAATTGTTTCTCGAGCATTAATGCCAACACTATCTTGCCTTTTTTTGTGATTATCGATTTCCTCTAAAACCTTAAAAGGTATTATGATGTCGTTGTCTTCATATGAAAACAGCGAGTTAGCGTCTGTGAGACACACACAGGTGTCTAAAACATACTTTTTTTTAGTCATTACCAACCTATTTTATTCAATATCAAATTCTGGCATTCTAGAGATTAGGTGACCTTCTTTAGTACTAAGGTCGTTAACAATATAAGCATCGATGGCATAAAGTCGATCAAAGTCTCCATCAGGTTGTGGGCATATCATCATATCTGTGCTGCCTTCTGATTCTTCCAAATCTATCACACAGGGATATTTCACCTTGCTTTCTTGATCTGATGGGGGGAAGACCTTGTGGGAAGCCCTAGAGGTCGTAAAAGAAATTGTGCCGCAAGAGGCCACTAATAGCAAAGCTAAAACTGAGGATAAAAGGAATATGTTGTGTATTTTCATGGGATTGTCACCGTTTAATCACTAGTAATTAGTTTTTTCGTGGAATAACGCCTAGTTATTTTAAGGGTGCTATTATGAAATATTTACACACTTTACTTATTATTTTCTCTCTGGGTCTATTTTCATGTGCTGCTGTGGGGTGTACAGAACGGGATGTCCGATCTTTAATACCGAACACCTTAATACAAAATAGACCACAGACTCTTCCGAGGCAGGCTTTCTTAAAAATAGATCGGAATGTAAAGTTGAAGTACTGCCCCAATTTAAGAAAGCCAGATGAATGTATTAATAGAAAAATGAGGTCGAGTGGTTCCGGTTTTTTAATTGGAACTGTCCCATATGGGGCGTTTATGATGACGGCTGCTCACGTTTGTGATGTAACGGACATGGTGAAGTATATCGAGAGTCCACAGATCAAGCACGTTGGAGACGAATTTTTTGTTTATGATGAGAAGGGTCATCAATATGCCGCTGTAATCTTAGAAATGAATAAAGAGGCAGATTTATGCACCGCTTTTGTTCATGGGCTTCAAGGGAAACCTGTTGTCATCGCTAGTGAGGGACCCGTGCCTGGAGATCGGGCGTTTAACCTTGCTGCTCCCGTTGGATTCTTTGCTGCCGGTGTTATTCCCACATTAGATGGTTATTACAACGGAAAGTTTACTCGATATGCTTCTTATTCTGTCCCCGCTGTTGGGGGCAGCAGTGGTAGTCCGGTGTTCAACGCCTCTGGTGAGGTGATCGGGATGATTCATTCCGTCCACACCCGGTTTCAATTCTTGACCTTTTCTCCCACTCTTGAAGAGATCAGAGAGATGGCTCAGAAGTATATTCGATTAAAGACAAACTAAGGCAATTGCTAAACAAAAAGACACTAAAATATTCTGTAAAATAGGGTGGCTTTCAAGCATGATGTGGCTCCTTTTTAAGGAATATATAGTCTTAACTTTTATCTTTTTCCTTTTTTTGATATCCGTCTTTATACCACCCTTCTCCTTTAAGGCGAAACGAGGATTTAGACATAATCTTCAAAAGGCCGCAGGGGTCGTTTTTATCCCGATTAGTGGGACACTGAGGGGGCTGGTCTCCAACTTTTTGAAGCCTTTCGACATGGCAGTCACATTTCTCACAATAATACTCATAAATGGGCATCAAACGATCTCGTCAACAAGTCCATATTCCAAGCATGTGTCGGCATCAAACCAGAGGTCCTTCTTAAGCATCTCATTAAGTTTCTTTCTAGGAATCTTCGTGTGTTCAATATAGATATCTTTAATGAGGCCCATCAGCCGATCATTGTTATCCATCTGATCCTTCATTTCCTCATATTTCCCCCACATTCCAGCTGAAAGTTGGTGGATAAGCATAAACGAGTTGGGTTTAATTTGACGGTGATGGGCGGTGACGCTCATGATGGTGGCTGCTGAGGCAGCACAACCCTCTATAATGCTCGTAACAGGCACTGGGGACTGCTTGATATAGTCGACCGCTGCCAGACCAGCAAACACGCTCCCTCCGTAGCTGTTAATACGAAGCTGAATTTTAGCTGGTTCTGAAAGGGATAGAAGATTAGCCTGATTGACTAGATTTTTACCAAGTTCCAAAAGATTCTTGTTTAACAGCAGTATCTTGGGTCGGGTGACCTCAGAATAGAAATATATATCGTTGTTCTTTACCTCAACAACATTATCGTCATCCTTACTTCCTGCAGTGGGGAAACCGAGCCATGATAAGGCTCCGGCAAGTTCTGATACTTTATCTAATTCTTCTTTTTTTTGTGTGGGATCTTGCCCACCTAACCAAAATATATCTTTCATGTTAGCGCTCCGAAATAAACATACATTAGTATGTAGGCGACACCAAGTGTCAAATACGATACAAAGTAAAATTTATTCCAGCGCTTTCTTTGTTCAAATGTCTTCCAAGCATCATATTTTACATATGATAAGAGAAAACAGGCACCCACGATCACGGGGGTCATTTCCTGGAGAAGACTTGTAATTAATATGGCCGATAAGACTAACGACCAGACGGCATTTTCTGTTTCACTCATTACGACTCCTTTAAGAATATAATAAAAACATTATATTACATTTTGTCTTACTTTTTAAGGGGTCTTTAACTTTTTAAGACCCCTTTAGCAGCTAAGACCCCTTTAACACTTCCAACATCCAATATGGCTTGTCAAAATAATGAATTCGATCATTCCATAAGACGGGAGTGGAGTGGGTGTCCTGCATTGTATAATTATTCATTTTTAAAAGTCAAGTGCGTCGCCTATTTTATTTTCAAGGCACTATTTAGGACGAAAGAAGGGTTATAAATTATGGCAGTTACAGTTACTAATCAAAGCACTCCGCTGGGCGACAAATTGGTTCAGGATACAGCAGCAACGGCGACGGCAGTAGATAATACGACCGGTGGTGGCGGGATATTATATATGGTCGAGATCGATAATTCAAGCTATGGCACTGCTGTTTATTTTAAGATCGTTAACGCCGCTACTGCCACAGCCGGTACTACAGCCGCGACAATGGTGTTTCTTTGTCCTGCCAGCGTCAAACGAAGCTATGTATTTCCAGGGGGAATTACTTTTGGTGCTGGGTTTAGTCACTGGTGTACGACTGGCGTGGCTGAATCAGACGCTACCGCCCCATCAACGACGCCTACAGTTCTTTACGTCACCAGCTAATATTAGTTAATGATTTAAATTAAGCGTTGCCTTGGGGTCTGAAGCGGCGCTCAGCACTTCTAACATCCAGGATGGCTTATCTAGATATTCTACTCTGCCGTTCCATAAAACCGGCGTTGAACTTTTCCAATTCATACCCGGAGCATGCTCGTGCTTTTTCGTTTCTCCGACAACCAAACCAATACCCATCATGATAGGTTCATCGCCGTTGGGGTCGATAATGTAAACTAAATCACCTGTTTTTGGGCTATTTGTCATAATCGTTTGGATTCCTTGTCATCGTGTATACCAACATTACGTGGTAAAATACAATGAGGCTAAATAATAAAAAATCACTCATATTGGCACCCTCTATTGGATTTGAACCAATGACCTACAGATTAGAAGTCTGTTGCTCTATCCGGCTGAGCTAAGAGGGCACTTACAGTATATCACTAGTGCCAGTTAATGTCAAACAGTTTCTCGTTTTTTTATAGTGATAGTGACCACATACCACCCTTCATGGTCTTTTGTTATTTTTGGTAAAGTAATAAATTTAGAATTATCGGTTGTCATGGCTAATATTTCTTTCATTTCTATAAAAGCCTGCTGATATGACCTAAATTTAGCTATTTCTGTGGTTTCGCCCAGAATCATGATTCACAATCACAAGCCCCACAATGACATGGAGCATTAGGACAATCATTGGGTATGGCGGCAATATTTTTATCTTTAATATACTGATCCACCGAATAAGGATTGTCTACCGGGTTTCTGTTGTGTCCACACACTAATGGCCACCATTTATTAAAAGTTTCTCTGTGACACTTGTTTCTGATGATATGATATAGGACTGATTGACCATCTGGGTCGACAAAAGATATATAAATGGCCGCGGCTTTCTCTATTTCTGATTTGGTTAATTTTGGTTTGGCTTCTTGCCATGGATTAGGCGCCGACGGCGCTTCATTAAACCAGTCAGTTATTTTGTTGTCGCTCATTTGCCTTTTTCCTTGATTTAACCACGAATTTGCCTCCGGATCTTTTCTTAATTTTGATATCACAGGCTCCTTCTGTTAATAGTTTTAGTCGTTCTAAATCCGCCTCTTCATAATTGGTGAATAAGCGGCTATTTTTCCAAGTTTTTCCTTGTTTTTTAATCTTTGGTTCTGTCGTTGTGGTGTCTGTCACGATTCTTTGCTCCTTCATAGTGATCGATAGTCCTGAGAGTATTTATATTATCCTCAGCCTCTGTTAATTTACTTGTTAATTTAACGATATCGTCAACCAAAGTGGCGTGGTCACCCACGGCTACTGGATCATTAAG